GATTTAAAAGAGGTAGAATCAGAGTACAATAATAATTGTAATTATAGGACACAAAATGGCAGCTCTTACAAACTCTCCATCAATTTCAAAAGTATATTACAACATCACAGCAGAAATCTTCAAAGACACAAGACAAAAAATAACAGTCATTCGAGACGGCATTAGAAATAGAAGAAAAAATGCAGACATTGCTTCTGGAAAATCGGAAAAATAGTCGCTTTTAATCTAAATGCTGTTTTTTCCTCAAAAACAGTTGACAACAAGATAACACAGAGGATACAATAAGTCAATAGGAAACGCAATCATGCTTTACACTCTCAGCAATAATAATAACGCTAATACTTCACCAGCCACTGGTAGAAGCGCTGAGTAACACAAGCGCCACTTCAAAAAAAGGAAACTTAAAGAAGAACTACCAGGAGAAGCTGGTAGTTCTTCTTTTTTTATTCCTCTGTGGCGTAACTGATATCGCGCTCGGCTGTTACCCGAGAGATTCCAGGTTTGAATCCTGGTGGGGGAGCCATCAAAGTTTTTAAGTGGGTCGTGAGCGAGCTGGTAGTTGCGGACGCCTGTTAAGCGGAGAGGGCTGGGGTCAGAACCCAGGCGACCCTCCATTTTAAACAACGATAAAATTAAGCGGGGTTGGCATGTTTGGAATTGCGTTTGCCTGTTAAGCAAAACTAAGTGGGTTCGATTCCCACACCCCGCTCCAAATTAATTAACGAGAATGTAACTTCTTGTATAAGATATAAATGAGTTCGATTTGTGAATATCATTTATGCAATTTGCCTGTTAACAAAGGTGGTAGATTCTGTAGCCATAAGTGTAAATCAAAATTTAATGTTGATAGACGCAGAAAAGATTTAAAGGCATTATCTATTCGCTATAAAGGTGGCAAATGCTATGTTTGCTCATACGATTTGTGCGTTGGAGCTTTAGATTTTCATCATTTAGACCCCAATAAAAAAGATTTCGGGCTAAGTAAATCGGGCAACACGCGCTCTTGGGAACAAATTAAAGCAGAATTAGATAAATGTATTCTACTATGTTGCAGATGCCATAGAGAGTGTCATTCAGGTTTTCATTCCGATGTGTTAACAAAATATCACGAAGAATTAAAGATTGGTTTACATATTTATGCGCTTGAAGAAAGTGAAACCAATAGACAAAAAGGTAAAACAAAAATCAAGATATTGCAACGCCTTATTCAATGCACTGTATGCAACAAAACATTTGACCCTGGTGTAACTAAAAAAACAATTTGTTCGAAAGCATGTCGTCCGAAACAATATGCAAAAGGTAAATTTAGAAAGGTGCTGATTCGTCCATCTTACACTGAACTTAAACGAATGATAAAAGAGACATCATATTCGGCTGTTGGTAGACAATATAACGTTAGCGATAATGCTATCCGTAAATGGGAACGAGCTTATATTCTTGAATCCATTACCGCACTCGCTCAGCAAGTTTTAGGCGAATCAGCCGATAAGTTTATGCATCAAGAACATTCGATGCTGGATGGATTAACGCCACACCAGGCCATTCAGAAAGGTAAACAGGAAGATGTTGAGCGCATTTTACATAATATCGAATATAGCTTGCCAGCTTAATTATTTTCTTTTCTTTAGCACAGCGTTAAATCTACAAAGATAAGAATTTTCATTAATATAATCATCTAATTCAACCCATTCAAAAGATACAAGTTTTGTGTTATTAAAAAATGGTCGCCATCGTTGATGAATAGAATCCCAAACTTCAAACTCAAAGACTTCCTTTAATTCATCTTGACTTGGGGCAGCTAAACTCACTTCGCCTTTGCAGATGATATTATCGCCTTCTTTTTTGGCATCAATCCCCAATGCGAGTACATATGTATAAATTCCACCTATATTAACTCTAAAATCAAATAACTTTGCTTCTCTGATTGCTTTGTTTTCGCCCTTCGTGTAATCTGATTCATGATTTCTACCAGAGTGTCTGGTTATGTTTTCAGGCGGAGTATTAACAGTTACATTAGCACATTCGCTATTTACTCGAACATAAATAGACGTATCTGGAGTGTTCAGTGCCACATTAGCCAATGAGCGCCCATGATGAATCGCCCCTCCTGCTAAAATCGGTACGATTAATTTTGATGTTTCTGAATTTTCACTAAAACTATCCGCGAGATACGAATATCTCTTGAAACGATAAAATAATTTGCTACCCATTTTTTGCACCTATAAGACGTATTTTTGTTATACACCGTTTGTGGTAGAATGAGAAATGGAAGTTGAAAATCGCATCATTACGATGGAAGACATTGAATTTATTCACATTGATGAAATTTTTAATGCATGGGCGAGTTGTGATAGCAGTTGTATTTACGTGGACAACACCAAGCCACTTACCAATATTCAATGGCAAAAGTTGCTTGCTCGAAAACGAAGTCACAAAAGATATGCTAAAGTATTGAAGTTCATAAAAGACCATGGGTTTAATATGCCACTGTCTTATTTATATGCTTCTGACGACGTAAAAGTGCATTGCGACGGACATCATCGACTGGCAGCAGCGATAGAGTTGGGATATGTTTATATTCCATATCTACAACCTTATAATAAACCACATTTTAGATTAAAGCAACAAGATTTTGCGTCTTTAGACTTATCCAATAAAACAATGTGCTATAATAAATCGTGCGCTGAAAACTGGGCCGCAAAGCCACGACACCGTTAGCCCAGCCCGAGAGAGTAGGTGTCCGCGTGAAATCGGGAACTCAGAGTAAAATCTGACAGCGCACTATCATCACCAGTAATAATCTCTCGGGCGATATGTTGTTACTGTGTGCCCTAGAGATTCGGCATATGCTGTAACAAAATCAATCGCATCTCTAAATCTATCTTTGTCGCCAAGAGTTTTTAAATTCTTTGGATTAGCGCCGTTAATAGGAACTGTGCTATCTGGGTCATCAACATTGATGTGAAAATTATAACACTCGTTGCCATCCCTGCCTCTGCGCGTCATTGGAATCACATACGCTAAAGCGAACTCATCTTCTGGATAAATGTCTGGGATTTTTAACAACTGATATGTACCAGTACCTGATTTTGTTGTCCATGAAAATGTCATAATAATCCTATGTTGCACACATCAACGTTTGAGGAATATCCTCAAAAAGTATCTTCGAGTGTCTAACAAGTCATGAACTTCCGTTTAATCAATCCCACTATCGACCCATATCTTCAAACGACGATGGATTGCATTGAAGATGAATCACATATTTATGGCTTTGTTCTTCAGGTGAATGAAACATTTGACAGTAACAAATACGAAGGGCTATGTATCTTTGGCAGAATCGGCTCGATTATTGCATGTGCGGGAACAAAGGCAAACATAGAGCAACTGGCTAAGGATGACGCCGTGGCATACATTGAAGCCAGTCGTTCATATGCATAGGAAATGACTGTTTTGTATACACGTTGAGAAAATATGTATAGAAAGTGCGTATTTCCTATACATATAAATTCTTGCGCGTATTTTTGGCGCGATTGGTGTCGCAATAGCACTTTTTAGATACTCAATTTAGTTCTATCGCGACAAATGTCGCGATAAATGTCGCAATAGGCGTCAATTTATTAACAAAAAACACCTATCGCGACATTTCAGTAGCTTAGCTTTTCACAGCGGGGATGAACTCAGCTTTGTATTTCTTTCCTTTTTCAAAGATTTCCCAAGCATTTTTGTTTGTGATGGCGAGTTCGATTTTATCTCCTTGCCACGCTGAGCCATCAGTTAGCTCAACATTAATGTTGTATTCATGAGTGTCAAGTTTAGTGATTTTCCAATCGCCTTCGGCGTCTTCCCAAATGTCGATATACCAGAAACTTCCCGGAGCGTATGGTTTGATTTGCTCTTCGCCGTACAAGTTAATAGTTGCGCTGCCTGACGGCGTTGCATTCCAGAAAGAGTAATTCTCTGTACTTGGGTCTGGGCTATAAGCTGCATTAAGCTTAATTGTCGCGTTCAAATGATGCTGATATAAGTCACTTGGTTGCGTTGACGAAATGTTTTGTGCTGAAACGTAGAATTTGCAGCGAGTTTTATGTAACATGGCGTTTCTCCTTAAATGTTACCTTCCTTCACGCCTCGCAGCCACGGTTGGTGAAAATGTTATACACTATTTATGGTAGAATATAAGCATGAGAGATGCAGCTTTTTACGAAAATCATTTTCAGAACTATTTGAAGTTCATCGAGAATGAATTAAAGATTCCATACACACCATGGAATGGCGTCAGCAAAGCTTCTTATCATTATGCCAGCACTTCTGAAAACACATTTGATTCTTGGGATATTATTGATAATTCTCAAGTTAAGAAAGACACAATAATCAAATGTGTTAAGAAATTAATGAAGAAAAGCAAATTCAAGAATCCAGCATATTCTGTCCACATCGCAGGTACTGGCGACTGGGGATTTTGGGCAGTATGTTTACGTGATTTACCGCTACCAGGTGAGAAAGTTTATGCTGGTGATTTTGTTGCAACTCATCTACCTGAGGAAAAAAATGACTGAAGAAGAATATTTCGATGCTGGCGAATTATGGGATGAAATCATGCTTGATGTAGAATCAGCTATCAAAAGTCGCCTAAAGAGAAGCACATTAACGCAAGCTCAAAAAGATTTTCTTCATGAAAAATGTGTTTCAGACTTATATCATGCTGGATGGTCGGCATTTAGCGGTGAATAATCATGCAAGAACTCAAAAAACTTATCAAAACAATGGAAAAGCTTGAGCACGAATATCGTGTAAAAATTTGTGATTCTTCCACAACTATTTGGAGAGAGCGCTACGGGCATCTTGCCGAGGGCGTGGCTGAATGCAGACGATTGGCTCAAGAGCAGCTTAAAGAAGCTGAAGCAGCACAAGCTGAAGCTGAAACTACATTGGTGGGATGATTTTGATGCTCCAGATTTTTAATCAGGTATAGTAAGACATGAGTGAAACTAAAGTTACTGTTAAGCCCACTAAGAAAGGCGTCAAAGTTAAGGTAGAAATTCCACACAGAGAGGAAAAAAGCGTTTTTGATTGTCCATATTACACAAAAACGGCTGGAATGACTCAATGGGGATTTAAAGAAGATTGCGCTCGTTTTCAACCAAGATGGTTTAAAACGAAAGAAGAGGCAATGGAAGAAGCGCAAAATACTGTTCAGTATGATGAATCTCCAAAATTGATATTTCATCACCCAGACCTTGGGTTTTCATTTGTACCAGCCAATATCAATAACGAACAGGCTATTAATCGAACACTTCGAGCATTTCATCCAGATGCTGGTGTTGTGGACGAAATAATGGTTTGGAATATATGAATCCGGCCAAATACCGGCCAAATTTCATTATTTCGTGAACCATTTACTAAACATATTTCGCAGAGAGAATGGTATTAGTTTAGGATAAACTACATAATCGTACTGTTTCAATCCCTTACCAGGCTTACCCGTTTCTGAAACATCCAAGCTCACTACTTTATAGCGAGTTAATTCTAAATCTTTGTTCGCATGATTAATGTGATAAATTGATACATGACTTGGATTTTGTGACAACAAGGCGAGGGCTTGCTCGATAGCCATTTCATTGGTGTCATAAATAGCAACATCGCACCATGTGTCGTCAAACATCATCATCAATCTATATTTACCAGGAGGTGTTTTAATTTGCATTAGCATAGTATAGCATTTTTTCCTCATAATCGCTTGAGAATGGTATACTAATTTTGCCACATTGAGCAGAACAACCTTAGGAAACAGGTGTTGATATTCCCTATTTGCAATCGCACATGAGCTGTTTACACCTGTCCGTGACACCAAAATCCCTGGTATACTAACACCATGAATAATCAAGAAAAATATTCCTCGAATCCATTCTTTAAACTTGATGAACAGGTGCGAACAAGAATAGCGAAAAATACCCGCGAAGTGTTTGACAAAGCCATAGAGCATGAAAGAGTGCAATCTGAATCTTTCATAAAAGGATTGACTTATATGTCTGAACAAGGATGGGCTTTGAGTCTCATGGGATTTGAAATTGACCCTATGACAAACGAATTAGTGCCCCTAAGAGATGATGGTTTTTATTTGAAGGCACACAACAAGGTAGACTAACACCATGAAACTTGAACTTCTAGAAAAGATAGCCGAACGATTAGACAAAGGCGTTTATGTCCAGCGACACGGAGATGGCAACATTCTCGCTTGGCTTACCAAAGATAATGCGAAAATGTATTTGGATGATTCTGAACAAAAAGAATATCCGTTGGCATTACTTGATTTAATTCAGCGAATGGAAGCTCGTTGCATTAATGTTGAGATTCATTCTTACCAAAGTAACTATGGCAGCAATTATCTTGTTAAAGCTGAAAATGCATCTATTCGTCTTGAATCATATTACTACGAAGATATTGACGTTACAGCAACTCTCACAGAAGCCATTGCGATGCTATTTGTAGAAGTAATGCCAACTACTGAATCTGTCAATGCAGAGCGATTTGAGGCACTGAAAGCGAGGGCTGTTTCAACACTTGGGAGTGAAGAAGCCGCAGAAAAGTTTATGAATCAGCCGCATTCCATGCTTGACGGACATACTCCACTTGAAACGACAGAAACTGAATTTTGGTATAAGGCTCACCATATTTTAATCAACATTGAACACAGTCTACCAGCTTGAAAAATTATGATTGACGACCTAGTACACCGTTATCTTAGGGAAAACTTCGGCAAAGATATTTCGACGGCTTCAAAAGAAGAGATAGAAATAGCATGCCGTGAAACTGGAAAAATGATAGCTGCATGTATATTGTCAGATTATATTAAGGAAAATAATGAAAGCATTTATTGAAATCGACTCAGATATGGATTTCCATATGATAACTCCAATTGGAAGCTTTACGGAGCATATGAAATACACCATTGAAGCAGACAACGAAATTGACTTACGCAAAGAGATTGTGCTGTTTCTCGCTAAGGTTGAAATTCGCATGCCGTGGGAACAAGAATATTGCGACTATCAAAGAGATAAAAAAGATGATTACTTCAAGTATATTATCTACGAGGCTATGCATAAGATATCATTGCTACACAATGATATCAGCTTTAGTCGCGGTGGTAACCAAACTTTAACGATTGGAGTGTGCTGATGGATGTTGCGGAAAATCTCACTAACAAAGAACGCTTGGGAGCAGCAACGCATATACGCGCTGCTTTTATGAGTCGCGTTGCCATTGAAATGACAAAGACGGGTGACAAAAGAGTAACTCTTCAAGTTCTTTTAGATATACTAAGAGCCAGAAATCTAGCCTTGAAAGCGTTTGGGTATCAAGTGAACGAAAACGGCCTGGTACCATATGTTGAAAGGGTGATTAGTGAAGAAAAAGATGCACTTGACGCATCTTTGCTATCAAAGGCTGTTCACGGAGACAAAGATGCTGCCATTCAACTGATAAATGAAATGGTGGTAGATTTGAAAGAGCATATTCATTTTTAGGTATAATGCTTCTATGAAACAATCACGACGCGATTTTACTTTCTTCTGGTCTGGCCCTTTTTCTCAATGGGCTATGTATCCTATTGTCATCGACGGAGTAACTTACAATTGCAATGAACAATACATGATGGCAGAGAAAGCTCGTTTATTTAAGGATGACGACATTTGGGAGCGCATTATGGCTGTCAGTGACCCAAGCACTCAAAAGAGCTTAGGACGCATGGTAAAGGGTTTTGATAAAGCTGTTTGGGATGCAAACTGTCGCGAAATTGTCTATCGCGCCAATCTCGCTAAATTTACTCAACATGATATGTTGAAGTCTCGCTTATTTGCAACTGGCAAAACTCATATTGTTGAAGCAAGCCGCGACGACAATATTTGGGGCATTGGAATGATGGACAGCCATAAAGACGTTTGTGACCCAGCCAAATGGAAAGGGACAAATTGGCTGGGCGAGGCGATTATGCGAGTTCGAGACGAGATTTTCTAAATCACCATCGAATCACAATCTTGCGAACAGACTGAGGATTCATAATCACGGGAAAACATTGTATTTTTGCAAGAAATCCCAATTTATCCTTTGCTTTACATGGCAACACCTCAACATTACTCGGCAATGCATATGCTCCAAGAAATGATGCCATTGGCGTAATGAACATTTCATTTTCAGGTACATGAGTGCTAACATGAATATCTAATGTGTATATATGTCCATAAAGTCCTGTCATTAGTACATCTCTCATGGTTGCCTCTTCCATATCGCCGCTGTACATCTTATGAAACATAACTCGTCTGTATGTCTTGGGATGAATAATCAATTTTGCTGCAATCATATCACCTGATTCAATTTCACCTATCGAATCCAGAATAGCTCTTTGAGTGGTTTCACCATATGTGTAAATTGTTTGGTCAAATACTGCTGCCGCTTGTAACAGTTTCATCATTACACAAGCCTCTTGACTTTCGAGTGAATCGCTTAGTCTGCACTGAGCATCATCTACGACATAAAATTGTCTTTTAAGCAATCGTTCATTTGGTATTTCAACATGTGCCTTTAATTCGGTAATGTCTTCAAGACAGTTTTCATCATTTTCATCATAACTTTTTATAGTTCCATCCTTAGAATGATAGATGGGATGTGTGTCAAATCTGGTGTCATAAGTAGGCTTTGCATCGTTTGGTAAATTGTCTACTATAAATAATTTTCGCATAGGAGATGTTGCTGCTAGCCGATGATTTATTGGTTCTGCAATATTTACTGCCAGTGCAAAATGCCCTTCATCGCAGCTTAAAGCTTCTGCAATGAGTTTATCTTTTACCTCGTTGCCTGTCATAGACTGATTCTTGAGTCTATCTTTTGCCTCTCTACCTTTAATCGACTGAGCTGGGCGGTCATTTATGAATGAAACAACTGAGCTTGGTGGACTTAGTAAATTTGATTTAGGTGTTTCAGCCTCAAGTGCTTGCTTAAGAGCATCATTTGGGTGTTGTAAAACTAAAGTTGATAGCACTCCTTCACTTTTCTTGATGAGCGCAGCGCTCCATCCGATTTTACGGTAGATGTCTACAATGGAATTTTGAGCTTCAGGGCTTGTGTTAGCTAGGAATGTGAATTCAAAAGGAGTGTCTTCTGATTCTTGAAGCTTTCTGTCGATGAGGTCACAAAGCTTTGTGACGGTGTTTTCGATACGCTTATCAGCGATTTCTTTAGGAGATATTGGCATTTTCTGTCCTGTCGCAGTAAAACTCTAGGCTTATACTCGACAATTTGTTTATACACAAATGTGGTAAAATAATCGCGTGAGTAATATATTGCGATTAGGAAGACGCCCAGTTGTATCTAAAAAGGATATTCGTTCCATTAAGCGCCCGTGGGAATTGGCAACCTTAGCTGAACTCGCAGCTTTAAACGGAGATTATCGTCAAGCACTTTTCTTGTTCAAGAAATATCGAGACTGGATTCTGCCACACACCAGACATTGGGTTGAAATTAACATGAACATTGGAATGTGTTATTTTCATCTTAGTCAGTACAAAGACTCAGAGGCAACGCTCACAAAAATTTTGGATTTAGTACCCGACCACGAGACAGCATTAGAAAAGATGAAGCTCGTTCAGGGATTTATTTCCTCAAAACAGCCTGTCAATAAGATATGAAAGCGTGGATTTAGACGTTGAATATCTGGCATCGAACTTAACAGTCGGCGCAGAAATTGTGGATGTTGATTACAAAAATAACATTCAAAATTTAATCATCGACATTTCTATAGCTGGCGTTCATATTGGAAACGCCATAATAAAAATGAAAGATGGCGAGCTAGATGATGGCTGGGAAGATGACGACCGAGAAGTGAAACATTATGAACCTCATGTTAGAAAAGTTACATCAAGCGGAAGTATATCTTCCTGAATTACTCCATGATTTAGACGGATGGAACGGCATTGACGTTCTCTATCATGAACCGAGAGTTGAGCGCGTTTGGCGACAATGGGGTGATTATCGAATTAGCCTTCATGTGATTCATCCAGCTTCACAGATTGACTGTCTATATCATCCGCATCCTTGGGTATCTGGCATCCGCGTAGTTCATGGCGGATATGAAATGGGAATTGGATACGGTGAGGGATTGGAAGCGCCGCCAGAAGCTTGTAAAGTGATTCTAAAAGCTGGTAGCGAATACTGCATGGAAAATCCCAATGGCTGGCATTATGTTTGTCCATCTGACGGGTTAAATCTTTCTGTTATGGTAAGCAGCAAGCCTTGGAGCCGAGAAATGCCAGTAGAACCAGAACACGGCGAAAATGCTAAGATTTCAGTTATGCGAATGTATGAAATTCTTAATATGTTTTCACTATTCTACCGGGAGCAATATTAATGATAAATGTCACAACGAAAATCGTCTGTTTCGACCTCGGTGGAACCTTAGTCCACGTGAATAAAACTTGGGGCGCAGCAGCGTTTCACGCTCAAAATGAATCCGTATATACATACCGTGGTCGATGGCCTAAATTATTGAAACACACTCAAAATGCCGATTTATCTGATTGTTCAACTTTTGACTTATATCAGGCTGGCAAAATAAGCAAAGAAAAACATTTATTAGTGCTGCAAGATTATTTGTTTGGGTCAAATGACGACAATTTCACCATTGAAGAATGTTTAGAATGCGCTGAGTTAATACATACGCATATTCTCGGAAGACAGTATCCAGGCGCTTTTCTCACACTTTTAGCTTTGTTGAAAAATAGTATCACGACAGGTTGCTTGTCGAACACAAGTCAACTTCATTGGGATATTTTGAAAGACAACGAAGAATATTCCGCGATTGCTTTGATGCAACACAATGCTTTGTCATTTGAAATTGGATTCAATAAGCCAGATATTAAAGCATTTAAAGCTTTTGAAGAGATGTCATTTGCTCGTTCGCCAAGAAATATTTTGTACTTTGACGATGTTCAAGCAAATGTTGATGCCGCCCGTAATGCTGGCTGGGAAGCGGAATTGGTTGTCAGCGATGAAGATAACACCATCCGTGATATTCGCGGACACTTGATTAATAGAGGCATAATTCAGGTATAGTGAAGCATGACTGATTTTTGGCAAAACTTTATTGCTGTTTGGACGGCAGGAGTATTCTTGTTCATTTTTGTTAATCGACAACGATGGGCTGCATATTTCGATAATCGAATAGAAGATAAACAAGCGCGACATAATTTAGCTATTATTCAAGATTCCGTAATGCAAGAACGAAGCAATCTTGAAGTGCTGCGAGAAACAGTCGAACTTGAAAGACAAAGAGCGAGAATTCCATTTGATGTTGAAATTGACGCTGCTAAGAAAAAGCTTGAAGCAGAGGCAGAAAGAATTGCTTTGTTAGATAAAGAAATCGAATTAGAGAGAACTCGTCTCGCCCTGCCACATCAAGTTGAAATTGATGCCGCAAAAGCTATCGCAGACCAGCACGAGCGAGAAGCTAACATTGAGGTCAATAAAGCTGAAAGACTTGCTAAGGTTATGATGGACAAACTTGAGCAAAGCGCTGCCATCAATAACAAAAAAGAACTTGAGCGAGAATTAGCCAACCTGCCAGAATATCAAGAAGCTGCTGTACAAGCACTTAAAATTTCCAATCAAGAACGAGAAGCTGAAATTCGGGCAAAGAAAATGAAAATTGAAGCTAACGAGAAATATGTTCATGAATTTTTAAGACAAGAAGATTACAACGGAAAATACGACGACGATTATACCGTTAGGACACCAAAGCCACCTTATGTCATTTAATATCAGCGAAGAGGCTAAGAAGCTCTTAAATTCCCTAGAAGAAGCAGGCATGACGCTTGCAGAGGCATATAAAGCTTTATTTGAGCTTATGCATCATTGCAACTGTGAGTTTGAGCCACTTACCAAAGAAGAGCTTGAAGACGAATGGATGAGTGAGGGCGCAAGGTGTATTAAATGCGGACAGCATCGAGGATGGCGTTGCAAAATATCTCCAGATGGCGTCTGTCATTATCATTCAAAAGATGGCTGCGTTCAACTATTGGGTGGAGAATTGTACAAATTACCCGACAGCCATGACTTTAATGGAGAGTCAGATGATTGGTGTGTTTTTTGTGTAATGCCAAAGGAAAGAAAATGACATTAGGCGAGCGATTTGACAAATTCCGCGATGAATGCGATAGCATTGATAGTTTTCAATCCATTGAAAATAAGCACAGTAACAGGAGAGATTTACATGCTTTTATGTTATTGGATTCGATTATGCCAGATAAAAGCGATATAGTATCAGGCACCGACCATTATGGTATTTATTTAGACATCGACACAGACGAGTTAAATGAAATTATTACTGACGAGCAAGTAAAAGAACTACTCAAGTGCGGTGTATGTCCTCACGATGACGCGCTTTATATGTTTGTTTAATCCACGACGTTGGGGATTGATTGATTATCTCATGTCGGGTGGCAGTATTAACGCCACAATGTGATTCATTAACTCTTCAATTTTCTTAACCATTTAGCTCCTCCTTATTTACGTTGAGTCGCCAATGACTTAATGGTTCGCCTGTGAATCCAATTCATTATATCCAAATAAGGAGATATTGTCAGTTAACATAAGAATTAATTGAATCATTTGAAATCTAAACAAGTGTATAACTAAATCATCATGGGATATGACTCTTTTTTGTCTCTCAAACGCGCCATGCAAACGCATTCTTGCAAAATGAAACGTTTCTGGCAGCACGATGATTTAGCAGCATTGAAAATTGGATGGGAATGCAACTGCGGCGAAATCTTTGAAATTGGGATATCTGCTCTACAATCTCCACAAGAAATGACCAAAGAAGAGTATGGACTACTTGCCACTCCAGACGGCAGAGTAAGACTCGGAGACATTCTTTCGTGAGTGGCGACATCTACCGTATGATTGGCTATCCAGAGCCACATCATGTTTATCTAGCTGATACGGCAATCCTTGCATTCACCCTTTTCCCACAAGTTCAAACTCGCTATCCAGTTGGCTGCGGTGAAGTCGATGCAGTATATTCCACTGATATTCCATTGCTTTACGATATTGAATTTCGCGCACCATTTAAGGAAGATTCAAACGGTAAAACTGTTAGACATATGATAGATGTTGACGAAGATGAACGCTATTTAGCCAAGAACATTCTCTTTGACAATGGCATTGAATTGTGCCAACAATATCTAAAAGATTGGTGCGATAGACACGGTTTACAGCTTAAATAACTTTTCCTCAAAATCCTTATTCGTCATCGTACATAACTGGATAACATAATGTGAGTTCGATTCTCACTAAATGGCGTTGAGCATTGCGATTCAACCTGCTGACTCGTCTAATTTGGAAGGACTATGTTATTCATTTTTCCTCAAAATCGGTTGACAAAACAATAGAGTTGAGGAAGAATAAAGAAGTCCTATAGAGGGTATGTCGTTGGTTCAAATCCAACCATCGTCGTTCGCGGCGGTGTAGCTCAGTGGTTAGAGCAGCCCGTTATAGGATAGAAACTCTTCAGAGGGAGTAACCTGGGTTCGATTCCCAGCTTTAGCGCAAGCTTCAGTCGTCTAACGGCAGGACACTCCCGTTGAAGGGTATACTAATTACCTTGGTGCAGGCGGGATTCGAACAGAGTGAATGCTGTACTTCATTCACAACAAGGTAAAATGAAGAAAATTCCAACTCTCTTCGTGCGTGATTACAGCAACGACGGCTTAGTGATTAACCAGGTGACGCCTGGTACTGAGTGGGTGCAGAACGGCGAAGGAACGGCAACTCGTAAATGGGATGGCATTGCCATCATGATTCAAGATGGACAATTGTTTAAGCGCTATGACGCTAAAGCATTCACCATCGACAATAAAACTGGTGAAAAGCGTGTTCACAACCGTAAACCACCAGAGGGCTTTATTCAACTCCAGGACTTCGACCCAATTACAGGTCACTTACCTGGCTGGGTTCCATGTAAATTGCCAGATGACAAACTTGTCTTAGGTATTTATGAGGCTAATCCAGGTATGTATCCAAATGGTACATACGAGTTGTGTGGCCCTAAAATTGGAACTCGTGCTGGTAAAAATCCCGAGAACTTAGCAGACCACATTTTGCGAAGTCACGGTGATATTTCGTTTATGAGCTTTCCAAGAACTTTCGATGAGATTCGCGAGGAGCTTACCAAAGAGAATATCGAGGGTGTCGTTTGGCACCACCCAGATGGTCGAATGGTGAAAGTGAAATCAAGTGACTTCGGTATTGTTCGAGTTCACGACTCTATTAAGAGTTACGAGAACACAACAGAAACGTATTGTTAATTATGAGCGTTTATGTTGACGAGCTTCGCACATATGACACTAAACTGAGATGGAAGGTTTGGTGTCATATGACAGCCGATTCTGATGAAGAATTGCACGCTATGGCTGATTTAATTGGGCTAAAAACACCACTTGCATGTACAATATGTAAGCAATGGCGCTACACAAACCAATATGCTCAAAATGCGGTGGAGCAAGAATCGCTGGACAAAAATGCAAAACTTGTGTCAAAGAATTTAACAGCAATTACTATCAAGACAACCGATGCGCACTTTTATCACAAACCAAACAAAGACAAGCCGATTACAGAGCAACCGCCCTTAAAGCATACGGAAACCAATGTCAATGTTGTGGAGAAACCACTAAAGAATTTTTGTGTATTGACCACATCAACGGAGGAGGAGGAAAGCACAGAAGAGAGTTGTTCGGAAAAAATAAAGGAGGACATTCATTCTATTATTGGCTCAGAAAAAATGAATATCCAGAAGGCTACCGAGTGCTCTGCCACAATTGCAACATGTCTTTGGGATTGTATGGATATTGCCCTCACAAAAAATAAAACTAAATGGTGTTGGTTCCAAGATAAACGCACACATCATTACGACTTGATTCCTTCAAAACGTGCCCTTGCAGTTAAGAAAGGCGCTATTGAAGAATTAGCCAGAGCTAGAGTGAGGCGATTAAGAGCCATAATCGCCTCAGAAAATGAGGCGATTGACGAATAGTGGTATAATTCACTTGTGCTTTACGTCACTACGCAAGATAAAATTAAGATTATCCAATCATATGGATTTGCCGTTCGAAAAGAATATGCAACCACTTATTTTCCAGCCAATAAAACTGATGACTTAGATGAAGGTGAAGTATACGCTGTTTATTTTGAGGGCAAGCAACATTGCAAACCAGCTTCAATGACAACAAGGCATCAATGGCTAGATGCAGTCTATGAAAATATCTTGCAAGACAAATTAAGAGAATTGTTATTCCCATGCCTCGATAGACCATCACTATATATTCCTCAAAACTCGAATACTGTGCCATAATAGGGAATGCCTAATTGGTCTGACGTTAAACGAATCGCTTCTTCGGACGAGAATGTACTCAAGTATGTTTTCACAACTGACAATGCTGTCGCAGAATCAGTTCTCTACAAATACCCAACCTACAATGAACGCACAGTAGTTTGTTGTTCTACGATGTCTGGTTGCCCTATTGGTTGCCGTTTCTGTGGAGCTGGAGACTATTTCGTTCGTTCTCTTACAAGTGATGAAATCGTTGCTCAACCAAATCATTTGTTTGAAGACATGGGAATCGACACAAAAGATGTCCAGCGGCTCCAAATCATGTTTATGAGTATGGGTGAACCTCTTCTTAATCTCAAAGCGCTCATTCCAGCTATGCACACGCTTTACGAACAACATCCACGGGCAGCCCTTCTCATTAGCACATCAGCGCCAGATGTTGACTACAATCCTCTCTTCGAAGCCGCTGAGCAAATCCCAACCATCGGATTACAATTTTCAGTTCATGAATCAACTGACGAAAATCGTGATAAATTGATTCCTTTCAAGAAAAAGCTCACACTTGCGCAGATTGCAGAGCGCGGAGTTGAATTCTTCGAGCGAACTGGACGACAACCTTTCTACAACTATTGCGCTCACGCCGACAACACAAGCGATGCAGACGCTCAACGCCTTGCTGATTTGTTCGACCCTCGTATTTGGCAAGCAACTATTTCTGTTATTTGCGAACGAGACGAATCAATCGCTGCTGCCAATCAACGACAACGAGAGCTTGCGCAAAACTTTATGTCCAAGCTTATGAATCTTGGTTTCAGCACCAGATGTTTTGACCCAGCAGGACAAGACGACATCGGTGGTGGCTGTGGGCAGCTTTGGTACGTTCAAGAATGGATGCGCAACAACACTAAGTTCGCAAAGAAAACTATTGGTAATGGACTCCCAATGGTGCATACACCAAGAGAATTAAGCAATGTTTAAGAATTTCTACATTTGGTTTATGATGAAAGTCTACGACTATCGAAGACTTCATAGCCGTCAAGCTCTTAGCGGTAAACGCATAAGTAGAACTTTCAGAACATATACTCAGCGAGATATTGAACTTAATGAAGCTTCAAAAGACGATTTAAACAAAAAATCCTCAAAATCTAGTTGACAAAAGCTAGATGAACACGACATAATAAAACGTAAGGGAAAGCCGCCCATAATCCAGGCTTAGCATTCGGAGAGACGAAAATGAATAGCATCATGAACACAATCACTAACTACAGCGCAAAAATCAAGAACACTGCTCGTGTTGCTTGCGCTCGATGCTTTTTCCAGCAACGTTGTCGGCGTACTCGCTAAGTCGGGACTGACACTAATAGTTGCTTATTAACTCCATAAATCAGTCTCGCCACTAAGCGAGTGTGACCGTTTCATAACTCACATTCCAGCTTAGTGCTATTAGTAACATTTCATTACTGCCTGGAACCATACTGAAGAGTCTTCTAATTGGTAGGAACCCAAACTTTGAATTTGTGAAATGTTAGTTCGAGTCTAACCTCTTCAGCCAAAACTTTAAAAACGTACATTGAAAATTGAATAGTGTGAAAGAAATACTGAGGAATCTTCTAAAGGTAGGAAAATCGGCTCTGACCCGAAAAATGTTAGTTCGAATCTAGCTTCCTCAGCCAAAAAAATATTGAAGAGTCGTCTAAAGGTAGGATAAATTGCTTTGAACAATTTGGATACTAGTTCGAATCTAGTCTCTTCAGCCATATCTCCTTGTAGTTTAGAGGATAAAACACAGCCCTGCGAAGGCTGAGACCGCTGGTTCGAGTCCAGTCAAGGAGACCAAATTTAATCAACAAATGCATGAGAAGCCAAATGGTTTAGGTACTGGTCTGCAAAATCAGGGGACAGAGTTCGATTCTCTGCTCATGCTCCAACTTTCTTAAAAACGCGCACGTACACCAGTAGTCTTCGAAACTATATTAGTTAAAGGAGTGAGATAATCTCAAATGCAGGTTCGAATCCTGTCGTGCGCTCCAATTTTAATCAACCATGCCCCGGTAACTCAGTGGATAGAGATTCACGCTTCGAACGTGAAAGCCGCGAGTTCGAGTCTCGCCTGGGGCACCAATTTATATCTCAAGGAACTAATGAAAGAAGACAAAAAATACCCTCGTTGGTTTTTACGTGGAGAAAGTGGACTGATTTATCAGAAAGCTACCAAAAACAACGATATCATCACTTTCTTCTGTACGATATGCACTGATATTTGTAGAACTCCATATTGGGACGCTGCTGTTATCAGTGAGAAAGATGCAGAAGACACGAGAAAACGCTTACATCAAGAATGGAGCGAAGAGTCTATACCCTTACCTAATTGTTGATAAAATCTTTAATTTTAACAACACCGTCTGGCGTCAAAGTGTTAACCTCGCCCATCTCATCAAGAGTTTTGTTAAAAGCTGCTTTTAACTTATTATCTTCACGAAGTGTTGCAAGCATTGTTTTGCACTTAGGAGTTAATTCAAGGTGTAAAAACACATGCGCACAAAACCCAGCTATATATAGCATTACTTCTTCTTCTTGTAAATTAGTCACGTGAACAATATACAAGAAAGCACCAAACATGCGCTCGTAATCGAGGTACTTTGCATGTAACCGCCAACTTTGCGAAGGTTGAGTAAGGTAAAGGATGCAAATGCACGTTCAAATCCCATCGAGCGCTCCATCTTTAAGTTGTGGTATAATATGTATGCATAGCCAGATGACGACTGGTTTAAAGCAGGATACGTGGAGCGTCTAGCACCGAACATATGACGGATGTGCAAATAAAGACTGGCACCTGCACTCCAATTTATGCTATAATAAATCAGTGGAACGAATTGAACTTTATGAAGTGCGTGGCACATGTCGCGGGGAAAGTTACCATTCTGGATATTACAGTCGAAAACATGCAGAGGGCGTAGCTGATGCTGCGCGACGATTATCTGATGCAACAGTCGAATGTTTCCCTGCTAACAAAACAGGTGTCAGAATATGGGCCTTGGTTTTTAATGCTGGAGGTACACCAGCTTTTCATGAACATTATGCAAGCGAAGAGGCGGCTTTAGAGGAGTGCAATCTCCGTCGAAATGGCACATCTACTTTTCCTACAGGCCCGTCTGAATACTGGGACGCATGGGAACGCATATTACAAGACACCATTGAATAATCTAAGTCCAATTTCATGTATAATAACAGTATGTCACAAACAGTGCTTACAGTCGTTAGAGTTGAGTGGGGAGAGGGATATTACAAGAATGGTGAGTTAGTTGACTACCAGCAAGACAAATGGGAACGCATGGAACCTAAGAGAATCATTGAGCTTTACAAAGATTGCGAAGTTGTAGAAGTGAATATGCACGATGCTGCTTGGGAATATAGCGGCGATGGTTTTCCAGACAAACTTGAAGATGCGTTGAATAAAGACTTCGACCCACACGCAGGCGTGGTAGAATAAATATCATGCCACTAAAAAACGAGTTCATCTGTGGGATATCCAGCCCAAGAACCATTCGCGTAATGACTCCAGTCGCAGAAGGTTTTGAGAAAGAGCGAATTGAATGGGCAATCGCCACAGCACCTTATGACCCACATTTGTGGCAGCACAAATACAAGGGTACGCCTTTACAAATTTTGATAGAATCAGCCAAGAAATTGGTAGATTAACTCGCACTATTTGTCCACATTCACACTATTCAGTTCAGGTACAATAAGCACATGAAACTTATTGTTGAAACCGATATCGGGCGCGATGCTGATGATTTTTTTGCTTTGTGTTATTTAATTAGCGCTGGCGTTGAGATTGTCGCTGTTACTGTTAGTCCGGGAGATAAAGACCAGATTGCTGTCGCCAAAGGGCTGCTTAAAGAATGTGGCGTTGATTGTCCTGTTGGCAGCGGGAAACCTAATCGAGATAAATCATCTGTTGGCGGTAGGCATTTAGACTTCCTTAAGCAATACAACTATCCACTTGAATGTGAACCCGATGGTGTGGGAGAAAATATCATTGCTGAGGCTATGATAAAACATCCCGACGCAGAACTTTTTGTTTGTGGGCCTTTACACAGCGTCGGCCCTTATTTACTATCCGGTGGTAAATTGGGCAGAGCGACAATGCAAGGCGGTTTTATGGGTTATGAAATTCACAATTTAGATGTTGTTCGTTTAGAGAAATTTGAAAATAAACTGTTCGAAAACACCTTTAATTTAGGTGGCTCTCAAATCGGGGCTCACGCATTTTTGAACCTAAATGTTGCTGAGCGTTCCTTTGTTGGTAAGCATCTTTGCCACACCATTGTTTATGACAAAGATATCCACGCCAGTGTTAAGAAACATGCTCCAACTAATCGTGCAATGGAAGTCTTCCATGAACATATGGATTTATATTTAGAGCATCAGCCTGTCAAAATGTTTCACGACCCAACGGCTGCCGTATGTCATTTACACCCAGAATGCGCAACTTGGTTAAGAGGAAAATTAATCTATCAAAAAGGTAAATGGGGAACAGAACTGTGTGAAGACGGCGATTTGATTGCTGTTGACATTAACAGAGAAATGCTTTGGGATTATATCACGCGAGGCGTCTGAGGTATAATGAGCCATGAATGATTTAATGCGTGCTTTTCAACAAGCTGGAGTTCCATACGGGGACGATACATTGAAAATGCAAATGATGGCTGAGTTTATTGGCAATAAGGGAATGGATGAATTTATTGAATTCGTCAAAAGCTATGTAGAAGCTCACCCTGAAAAAGTCTACAGAGCTGATTATGGCGACAGCAAGATGTGCGAATGTGGGCATCCTTACTATCGCCATTTTGACGGATATGAAGACAATTTGCACGTTGGATGCAAATACTGTTCATGCTATGATTTTGTTTTGTTAACAGACTGATTACATACCTTGAGTGCGCCAATCTGGATGAGCAGCCTGATATGCGTCAATTTCAGCATCTATTGCAGCAAGTTCTTCAATCGGCTTAAGAGACTGTGAGTAATGTGTGCAATTTATTCCGCCTCTAAAGATTAATTTCTGAGCATCATTTAGGTCATTCCAACGCATGGTGTCATCGAGGTCGTAATAATAAACTGATTTACCAGATATGCAGACAAAGATTTTTGCATACCAATAACGAGTTCCTTGTGGGCTCCAGCTTCCCTGATATGAACAAACCGCAATACGGTTTCCTGGTTTTAGTTGCCACACCCATTCAGGGAAGTCGGCATCAAGTGTGTCTCGCATTCGTTGTTCAAGATTTTCTTTCACACTTATATTATATCACACATATATTTATTGAGGATTTATGTAGGAAGTAGCATTTCGCATAGAGTATGATTTATTACTATGGCAAAAGGCAAAGACAAACAGAAGAAACAAGCAAAGACAGCTCCGCAGGCTCCTAAGGGCAAACCAGCCCCAGCACCAAAAAAGAAAAAGTAAGGTAAAATAGTTAAGCCCGGTTGACGAAGCTGGCCTAACGTGCTCGTCTGCAAAACGATAATCGCAAGTTCGAATCTTGCACCGGGCTCCATTTTCCTCATATGTGTTCGTTGTGGTAATATGAATGAATGAGCACGCATATTGCCGTCATTCCAAATTGTGACATTCCAACTCCAATCGAAGTACGTAAAATTATTCCAAGAGGATTACAGGTATTAATGGTGGGCGTTGTTATGTCTCATAATAGCGCGGAATCATTTAGAGATAATGTTGAAAAATTGACTGTTGGTTTTTCAGCAATGCTAACTATAACTAATGCTATGCATTGGGATGTCGCACCTTTATTACGCAAGTGCATGGCGACAACTCGAAACTTTACTTGCACACCAGGAACAGAAGAAAGATGGAAAGATGGATTAGACCAAGAATCCATTGCTGCGATTGACGTTTTACTTGCTTTCTGCAATAAAGAGAGTGAGCAAGAATGAAAAACATTTACAATCTAAATGGTGTTCCATTCTGGAATAGCAAAGAGATTTTGATGCGACAGCAGCTTAGCACCACTTTTGCACAAGATATCCAAGAGGCTTTGTTGGACACTAATAAAGCTTGGTGCTTCCATCAAATTGAAGCGCCTTCGCTTATTCCGAAAGACTTGATTAGCAAAGAATACACCACTGAAGATGTTTTTCATTTACTACCAAAACCAGACGAGCGAGAACTTGTGTTACGCCCTGAGACTACGCCAGCAAGTTATGCCTACGCGGAACATTTGTTGCATAATCAATTAACGTTACCGCCTCTAGTTGTTTGGCAGACTGCTAAAAGCTTCCGAAAAGAACAAGACCAGGTGAGCAAAAACATGCGTTTGAAAGAGTTCTATCAGCAAGAGTTCCAATGCATCTTTACCGCTGATACAAAGAATGATTATTTCGAAGCTATAGCACCAATCATCGAACAAATGATTCATTTACATGTCGGCTTAGAGACTAGATTGATTCCAAGCGACAGGCTTCCAGATTACAGCGTCAAAACGATGGACGTAGAAGTTTTGAATGACGATAAATGGATGGAAGTCGTGAGTTTGTCGCTTCGTAAAGATGTTCCTTTTCAAGCCCGATTCAAGTCAGTGGAAAAAGACTTAATAAATTTTGAGATTGCGATTGGATTAGATAGATGTGTTTACAATAAACTGAGGTTATTTAAGGATTAAATTATGGGATACAGCGCATTATTAGTTATTGGTGTCAAAGCAGACCAAATCATTGAAGCAAAAACAATTGCATCGTCGTACACAAAGTATAATTCTGACACTGGTGAGCCTTACGAAGTGCCGTTCAAAGATACAAAATATATTTTGAATGGCGTCGAATATGATGCCAAAGACTTGCGCCATATGTTGTCGCAACATGATTTAGAAGCATATCCAACGCAACACAGCACAGAGTGGATTTTAGAAGACATGGTTATTGGTCGTGAGGTCAGTAAAGATGATGGCGGTCAATGTGCTGAAATAAGTATTCCCATTGACGGTGTGGAATGGAAACACACTCAAAATCAATTGCATAATATCGGTGCTACACAATTAATTTCTATTTTTACGATTCAAGAATATTCTTAACCGCCTTGATATTGATATCCAGGGACGCTAGTCGGCACTGTACCACGAGTACCAACTTCAACGTGATTTGGTGTATTAAGATGTTCGACTTCTCCACCTGATATTAATTGGTTGTAAGTAAGTCCACCAACATATTTGTTGGTGGAAAGAATACTAAGATTGAATTTGGGCGAATCTTTCCACGAATCGTCGTCTGAATATTCATTTTCATCATGGTAGATGTCTTCAATTTGACGTTCGATGCGCTTGCGTGTAAGATTGTTCATTTCCCAAACTTCGATATTTGTGCCATGCACTCTCACCCAATCATAATATTTTGAAGCATGTGTTCGAGGGTCTTTAAATCCCCGAATTTCTCTTTCAGTCCATTCTTGTTGTCTTTTTTTAACAGCCTCATCTTTGAAATGTCTTGTATTTAACCAAATCAAATAGCTGTCATAGTCAGCGTAATCCCACCATTCATTTCCATATTGAGCTTGCAAATCTTTGATAAATTCAGGCATTTGACCCATATATGCACCTGGATGCTCTTGAGCTTCCATGAATAATAATCGCGCATTGTTGTATGTTTGTGCGCCCCAATATTCTGGAGACTCAATATCGTTTCTAAGCTCATTGAGCATATGTGTTTCGGCAATCATTTCATGATTGTCGTCGCCAAGGTCGCCATCAGCATGTACTGGGCCATTTTCATTTAGCCAATACTCCCCTCTAATGTGCGCCAGTCTATACCACATATTATAAAATGCTGCATTGAAGCTGATTTATCCTATTTCCTCAAAACCATATTTTCAAAAGGGTAGAATAAACACATGGGCAAAATACGTAGTTTTTATTACATCTACAATGATGCGTTAGATACATGTTCGCATGATAGTCTCGACGGATATTTACTTGTTGATGGTGAAAAATTACGCATAACTTGGGAAAATGGAACGCAAGAAGATGTTGAGATTACACTCAAGACAACTACACCGAAAGAAGTTGCTGAATTTGGTGGCGGATGGCACGGTTTTAAACATAAAGACCACATAGCATACAGCTTTATTATGAGAAATGGCGAGCATTTCTTTTTAGGTGTTCACATTGATTATGATGACAATATTCAACTTGAGCGAATTGAAGCACCTCTTGGTTTGAAAATTGACGACATGACAACATTAAACGAACGGCTCGAAAAGGAGTTACATGAGAGAGTTTGAAAAACTGCTATGGATAATAGGTAAAGACGAGCCAGATACTGCGCGTCCCATTCTTGTTGGCTTATATGAAGGAAAGATGCACTGGCGCTGGTATCACCAGATGCACATGGATACCCGAAAATTACAAGATTGTAAGAGAATTTCCTTATGTTGATTAAAACAAGTCCATCGAGGCAGCAGATGACGCCTTAGATGAAGAATATGCGCCCACGCCACAACTTCCGTCAGCTAGACTTGGCTTTGTTTCTCCAGAAGGACATTTTTATCCCTGTGGTTATTGTTGTCATATGGATTTAGAAAGCATCCTTAGTCGATGTCTTTTTAAAAGCGAACATCGACTTCTCAGAGAACAAGGATGGGTGGAAATGAAAGGCGGCGCATGTATCTCGGTGAAGAGAGAAACAACTACTTCTGATGCCGCCAAGGATACTGTGCGAAAAATCGTAGAAGATTTTGAATATCAAGAATCTCTCAATCCAGATATCGACTGGCAAGAAATACTAGAAGCCAATCCAGAAGGATATAGCGCAAACAGTGGTTGGTCAGACCCGGCTGACCCATGGCGCGGTGGCACGTATGCTCAAGCAATGCGCGAGAGCTATGAACTTTATTTTGGTGAAAGAGATGAAAGCGGCAGACGCACAACTCCATCAATATACGGTGGCAATTTGAAAGTCAAGCGACCAGATGAACACCCAGGAGATTAACAATGAGTAATATGATGAACGAGTTGAAATCTCGCTTTAAGAAATGTTATGAAATCCCGTGTCCACATGGATATTGGTTGCACTGCGAAGATGTCGGCCAGGCCGTTTTGTTTAATCATGAAGGCACACCTATTCGAAGGTGCGGTACTGACAAAGATGGCTGCTTTACGCAAAGCCTTGAAGTAGTATCAAATACACCCATCGACAATCTATATGACTTATTGATACAAACAAAAAAGGAAATTGAAAATGTCAGAGCCTAGAGAACAAACAGCAGAAGAAACAAGAGAAATTTTTCTTAATCACATCAAGCACTTGGTTAAATATTGGGCTAGAGTTGAAACAGATAGTAAAGAAGAAGCTCTGGATGGTTTAGCTTTTTCGATTCTTGTGTCGCTAGACGGTGGATGCATAGATATTCCCAGAATTGCACTCATTCCATATCCGCATCCAGAAGATATGGAATACAATCAAAGTCAAGGCGAAAATTGGCACCGACCATTCGATGCTTCTGAATATTGTGATATTGGCGGCTCATTACATGAATCTTTTTCCTCAAAAGGGTAACAATCTGCTATAATTGAGCAATGCAACTAGTAGAAATTACCGAAACGCAATGCGCACATTGTGGAGCTGACATTATCGCAGAATCAATCCGTCACAGACATTGTAATGGACACGGATTTGAAATTCGCGAGTTTAAGTGCGGCAGAAAGGTTGCATTCATTCCCAATTTTATGCAAATAAGAGTCGAGCAAGAGTGTTCAAAGGCACCTACAGAGACTGAGAAACGCGATAAACGTGCGAAAGCTCTCGCAAAAGCACTTGCTTATATTGGCAAGCTTGACGTAGATGGTGATTGGAAAAAAGAAGTGCAATCATCACTTGACACTTATAGGTTTAGATAAATAATGCAAACAGATAGAATAGACAGTTTAGAACAATTGCGCCAGTTAGGACAGCGCCCATATTTACAGGATACTCCATACATCTGGATACCACGTGGTGGTTATCAAGAGGGAACTAGTGTTTCACTCGTCGGCCGAATTTTAACTATTCGACGTATGGGGAGTATGACATTTGCCACAATTTTGTATTCAGAAACTCCAAATGCAACACAGCTATCACGCATCCAGGTTGTTTTTCAACAAGGCTTTACCGCCGAGGGCTGGAAGCAGATTGTTAAGCACATTCACTCAGGTGACTTAGTTCACTTCGAGGGTGTTTACAAGGCAACGGTTGCTGGAGAAAAGTCAATCTTTGTATCGAATTTCCATATTTTGAGCAAGGCTCTGGTGACAGTTCCTTATGGTCAAGAAAAGGATGGTGAAGCATTCAATCAAGTGCGTGATGCAGAAATTCTAATGCGTCATAGACACTTGGCGATGCTCATTGATGATGATTTGCGACAACGACTTGTTGAACGCTCGCGAATGATTACAAATATTCGCGAAACTCTCAACACTGCATCGTTCATCGAAGTTCAAACTCCAACGTTACTTCAAATTCCGGGCGGAGCAGAGGCAAAGACATTCGATACACATTACAACGCATATGAAGCGGACGTAAAGCTGCGCATTTCATTGGAAATTCAGCTTAAGAAGCTTTTATGTGGCGGTTTTGAGCGCGTGTATGAAATTGGCACTGTATACCGAAACGAAGGTATCAGCGCACATCACAATCCAGAGTTTACTCTTCTGGAGTATTACACTGCGTATGATAACTTCACACAAGGAATTGAGCGATTCAAGGTAATCGTACAAGCGGCCTCACAACATTTTGAAGTTAAGATTAATGAAAGCGATTGGACAACAATGACAATGCGTGAAGCCATCTATGAACACGCTGGTCATGATATTGATGAGTGGGATTTCTCGAAGCCAGAAACATTAGAAATGCTAGAAGAATGCATGAAGTCTTTTGTTGAGCCCAAGCTTTTGTCTCCGACAATTATCACACATCACCCATCTTGTATTTCGCCATTAGCTAGAAGTCAAGATGGAAAGTATGCAGAGAGATTTGAAGCATATATCAGTGGTATGGAAATTGCAAATGGATTCTGTGAGCAAAACGACCCGCAAGTTCAACTCGCGGCATTTCAATCACAATTTGATGCTCTTGGTAATCAAATCGACCACGACTTTGTATACGCCTTAGCTTGTGGAATGCCGCCAGCTTTTGGCGTCGGCATTGGCATTGACCGATTAGCTATGGCACTCTCTGACGCAAGTCACATTCGACAGGTGAGCTGGTTCCCCTATGTAAAGCCAGTGCAAGAATAATATGTCTATTTACGAAAAGAAACAGAAATCACGTCTACCATTTGTCTATTCTACACTTATATTTGCCGCAGTCATGATAGTCTTTGATGTTGGGCGATATTTCGCTCCACCAGCTATTAAAGAAAATTCAAAAGAATATATCTTGGCACAAGCTCAAGCGCGTGGCGAGGCTCAGGCGGCAATTCGCGCCCAAGCTATTCGTGATAACGCAATAATGAACGATGCTAAGAAAAGCGCCGAGTATCAACGAGCCGTTGCACAAAAAGAACAATTAATCGCAGAACAGAAAAACAAAGAAGAAGCTAAAATTAAGGCTCTGAATCTCACTCCAATTGATGATTTCATTAACTGGAAGAGCATTGATGGTGGATGGGAAGTTAGAGGCATAAATTTCAGAATGGATTTGGTTACTCCAACAGGACAAACAAAAGCCGTTCTTGACCAATCAGGTGTGCTTTTCGAATATACGCTTAGACGTAGTGATAAAACTAGACCAAGATTGTCTCGCATCTTATTTGAAGTGTTTGATGATAACTATGAATTCATGTTTCCTGGTGTAGTGGATATCTCTGGCACCGATGCTGGCTTAGTATATGTGCGCACTGGCGTCTATGATTTCAAAGGCAAGACTCCTAAATATTGCCGGGTGACGACAAGTGAAGTTGGATTGGTGAAGTACGCCAACGAATATCCCGTCAAACACTAAAGGATTTACGACTAATATCCGCGTACAATTTAACGTGGGTATTAGTCGTAAAGTTTTTTATGTAAAGTGCATTAAGAAATGCAACCATGGTGGTGTTCAGCATGAGATTGGTAACATTAAAAAATTCTACTCTGCATTGAAAGCTAAGCATTTTATCAAGAATGCTCCAGAGGGCTGCTTTGAAGCTGCTGGAAACAACATGCAGAAACCCCAGAAAGACTAAACGCAGTGTCAAATGTGATATAATTCCTCAATGAATGTGCTTTCTCACATATCATAAGAGAAGCGTCAATAATGTCTAAACCTAAAATCCTATATGATTACAAATGGCTGCAAATCGTTCAGACTGTAGCATTAGCAGATAAGACTAACACACCGCATAAATGGAAAGTGCCAGTCAATCAATATCATATTGAAATTAATGGAAAAATGGTATCAGAAATACCATTTGAAGACATTCCACAGCTTGTTCAATCATTGGAGCGTATTGTGTCTGATTCTCGCGCACAAGGGTTTAGAGACGGTCGCAAACCAGAGCCTTCGCCTATTCCATTGATTGCCGAGCCTGTCACTGACGAGCTTCCATTCTTCTAATGGACGATTACAAGGTAGAAATCTTACATGACTTCGGACGTATGCAAATCATTTGCACTTACGGTGGAAGGGTGCGTATGCATCATCTCGTCGTTGATGGCAAGATGGTGGCATATCTGGAGCCAGAAGACATTCCAGCACTCGCTGAAGCACTCAATGCAATACAAGACAGCAAGGCACGCGGTTGTGCCAGACAAGAGCTTGTGAACACACTAGGGCTCATTAGCGACAAGGCGCTTTTCGACAGAGCGTGTATAGTTCAACAAATCGCAGAGCTTGCCGAAGAAATGGCTTACGAAATCGAAGAAACTGGTAAGATTGCCGAGGATTTTCCAGATGACCTTCCGTATTTCTAGCTTCAGATTGTGCTATAATCTTTAGATGCAATCATGGAAGAAGCAAAAAGACACACCAATTGATAATCAAGCGATAGAGCTTGCTAAACAAATTCAGAAAGATTGCGTAAGAACATCTCACGGACAAGCAGCATTTAATGTGCATCTAGCGGCTAAATTGATTGAGGGCTATCTTCAATCAAAAGATAGCCCTCAATCCGATTAGTTAACTGACCTAAACAGTCGCGTCGTAGAAGTTAAGAATCGTTTCTCGCGAACTGAATCCTCTTGACCGTGGCGACATGATTAGCACTGGCGCAGATTGAGCACACTTATAAACACTTCTCTTGCTTCGCTTGTAAGCGTCGTTTACAGCATTCTCGAACTTCTCTCTGTCGGCGTAGTAATCATAGTGCTTCGTTGGAGGAAAAGCGTCTTCATTCAGATTTCTCATGTCAAAGTCTCGAATCAAGTCTCTTGGAAGCTTTCTCGCTCGAATCATTTCAGCGCAGATTCCAGAATAGATTTGATAATCGAATGGGTCGTCGGTGGAGTCAGCAAGTTCTGCGGCAGGTTGTGTTCGCACTTCTTCGTCCCATAGCTCTCTCGGGATAAGCTCCTCGCCGTAAAGATTGTTAACGAATCCACAGAGGTCAAAGAGTTCAAGCTTAGTTAAGTCACCGATTGGCTGATAGACGCCAATGCTGCCAACGTCGTGGAACGAAAACCAACCAAGTACGTTTTCTGTGTGATTTCCAGTAGAAACGATACCACTATTGAAGAAGTTTGCCATTGTCAAGCCTACGGTGCTTCTCACAGTGGCTTCGGATGTACCAACAACAAATGGAACGGCGGAAAGCTTTTGACCAATACCCTTATCGCAAGCCTCAAGTGATGCATCAACGATTGTCTGGATTGGCACCCAATAAAGCGGTACACCCAACTTATCACAAATAGACTGCGCGTTACTCTTTGTGAAATCTCCGTTGTGCTGACTTGGGTTTGTGACGAATACACAATTTTCTTCTCCCATCGCCTTGGCGCAAAGAACAGCATTAACCGCACTATCAACTCCACCAGAAACGTGTACTTGAGCCTTCTTGATTCCACATTGCGCAAATAGTTCCTTTTGAACATAAAGCATGGAACTCCAAATTCGAGAATACTTAGTCCACTTATGGTCGCGAAGGCTTGTTGAATATTCTACAGCACAAAGTGGCGCTGGCGTAATCTTTGAACTTCCCTTACCCTTTCTTGAGGGTGCAAAGTTAATCATATTCTTTGGGGAATGTTGAGTCTTCATCACCTTACCGTCCATATAATCAGTATCAACGATGTGAACATCCTTGGCAAACGATGCCATTTCGCAAAGCAGCTCTCCCTTTGGCGTATATACCAAAGAACGACCGTCGTAAGAAATGTAATTCTTTACGATATCTCCAATACCAACTGCGTTGACGTAGAAAATGAAAACTTCGTGTTCCTTTGACAAACCTGAAAGCAAGTTGGCTCGGAAGTCAGCCTTGGAGTAAGTGAAGTAAGAATAGTTCAAGCAGAATATGGATTCAATGCTCGGCTGTTGTTCCTTAAGCTCACCCACCAAATCTCGTGTGTGGTCGCCTCTCCAACAATCCTCGCAAGTAAGAACGCCATACCACTTGCCCCTATATTGGAATGGCTCAACAGTCTCGCCAGGAATGAAATACTTTCGGTCTTCGTGTTGGAAATCATTTGCGAGCAAATTCTTGTGGTGAACGTGAATAATCTTGCCCTGGTGCATAACGAACACAGAGTTGTGAAGTCGAAGATTACCATTTGGCTCATACTTCGGCTCTGCGTAAGTGGGACACCCCACCATAACAAGGTTGTCACCAACCAAGTGCTTGATTGTATCAATCTTATTCAGACAATCGTCAATGAATTCTTCTGATTCAAACAAGCTACCGCAGTTGTATCCGCAAACCATAAATTCTGGAAAGAGAATAACATCTGCCTTATCTTGGTTGTCGAAAAGGGTTTCGATGATTTGATGAGTGTTTCCGTCGAGGTCGCCTGTTCTTACCTCTAATTGTGCCATGCAAACTTTCATGATTTCATAGCTTGCTTTGAACCTATTTTGAGGAAAATCTCAAATATCCTCAAAACCATCATTTTATGCTATAATCACAGTATGGCATATAGTCCAGAAGAAGTAATCGAACAAAGTACACCAGACACAACTACGCCTGAGGCGATGACAAACATGAATCGCACGCTGCAAGTTGTAAATCTGGAAAACATCATTGATGCTGAAATGCTATCCAGCGCGAAGTCAATTCGAAAAGGTGAACCCGTTTTAGTCAAGCTAAGTGACAATATTTCACAAGAAATTCGTGATATTCTTGTAAAAAGATATCAAAGTCAGGGATGGATTGTTACAATCATCAAAGCTCGCGGCGGAGAATGCATGCGGTTTACACCAGCGCAAACAGTTGGGCAAATCTTAGAAAAAACGGTTTCCAACGTCACCAATCGAGCAAAACAGTTCCTGCGGCGATTCAATCATGAACACGATAAAACAGGCGAAGCATCTAAATGATGTAATTTTAGGAAAATATGGAACATTCCGCTTATGGCGCAGCGGAATTAGCAGCGATGGCGTCAACACTTGGACAGCAGAGCTTGTTGTTAATGGTAAAACATATTTTGGATGGGCAAGCAGCGAAGAAGAGGCGCGAGTAGAAGCTGCCAAAAATTACAAAGAGGGCAAGTGGGAATATGACAACTCTGTCAAGCCACTACTCAGATATGACAAATCAAAACTCGTGACTGCCATTCAAGTTGGCGATAACAATTGGTGGAGAGTTGTTCAAAAACCATTAATTCCCGGCACATTGTTCGAAAAGAATGAGAGTAAAAAGCAAATTACTATTCATGTAGAACTACCAGAACCAATCAAAAATATGCTTCTTATGACAGTCATCTTTGATTTTGCTAATCAAAAAATGGATGACCTTAAGCTAAGCAAAGAACAAATGGATGAATTTGTAAAGCGCCTTTACCCAATCATGTCTTATTCTGGTTTATGGAATGACCAGATTCCGACAGAAGAGCTAGACGCTTTTTATGGCATCGAGCATCAAGAGCCGTAAACGCCTACTCCTATTTCATCAGAAATCACTGCTCCAAGTCTTAATCTTTTTGGCTCAGGACAGGGCATGGCATAGACAATCTCGCGGGAACAAACAATACCAACTGGATTGTCATTTAACTTAATGATAGTGTCTGGTGGCATTTCATTGCTGATGATTATTTTCTTCCCATCATGTTGAAAGTCTATAACCACAGATTTGTCAAGACTTAGTTTGGTGAATTCAGTGTCTTCCACCACCCATGTCGGCACCATTCCTCTTAATGGAATTTTATATGAATAACCTTTGTGAGTATGAAACGAGCAATCAATAGGCTCACCAATCAACTGCTCACATGTTTCCGCGCTCATTATCATGGTCGTATATTCTTCAAGTTCGTGACTATCTTTGTGTGTCTCAAGAAGAATCTTAATCAACTCCATATCAATTTGAGTATGTAGACGATGACAGGCAAAACGTATTAGATTTTCAAAATCATGCATTTTGCGCAGTTCTTCTAACCTGATTGTTGGATTTGTGGCAATAGTTATTTTTGGAATGTAAGTTGCTGCTAATCCGCCAGCCGTCATTAATTTATCTGAAACTCTTATGAAAATAGGGCCAGTATTTCCCTCTAACATAAAGTATTCTGTAAATGGATATGTTTTGAAGTCACATATCCTATGCCAGAGAGAATCTTTTTGCTCTTCTCTGTAAACAGTAGTAATGTCGATTCCGTGAATGGATTCCACCATTCCTTCATAGATAGCATCTATGGCTGAATTATTTGTATTACTCATCGTAATGTCTCCGCCAAGCTCATCACTTGGCAATTTTTGACTCGTTTCATCAACGAATTCAATAGCTTTATACATTTTTTCTCAAAATAGTTGATAAGTGGTGATTATGTTGGTATAATGATATTGCGGAGTAGAGCAGTCTGGTAGCTTGTTGGGTTCATACCTCAAAGGTCGCAAGTTCGAATCTTGCCTCCGCACCATTTTTATAAGCCCATCTAAAGGATGGGCTTTGTTATACATGGTATGATATGGTATGCCACCCAAATCAACGGAAGATAAAAAAGCATATCAAGCCTCGTATCACAAAAAACGCTATGCAGAGCCAGAATATCAGGCTAAGCAAAAAGCTACTGCAAAAATTCACAAAGAACTTCATCGCAACCGAAACAAACAGTATATAGATGAATACAGAATGGTAAATCCGTGCGCTTGCGGGGAATCTGATATTGTTTGTTTAGACTTTCATCATATTGGAAACAAATCTGGCAATATATCCGATATGGCAAAAAGACCAGTATCCATTGCCGTACTACAGGCGGAAATGGATAAATGCATTGTGATTTGTCGCAATTGTCACGCTAAACTTCACGCTAAGATGAAAGATGATGAATTGTGATATACTAAGAACATGTTCAATACAGAAAATCCTGAACTTGTTACCGACCACACTGACTATCCCTATATGCTAATTTGCGATGACGCACAGTTTATGCATGAAGAGGTCGATGCTGACGGTAAAATCCACAATGTGCTGATAGATTGTGTCGTGCTGCGAAATGGAGAGGGATACGATATCACCACCATCCTTTCCAAATCACTCTTTGAAAAGAAATATTTCTGTAGTGGTTGCGATAAAGAAGTAACTCTGTACAATAGAAATCAGCCATGAACGAAACTGAAGATACATTAAGACGAGCGCTTAAGAATTTGTACGAAGCTGTTGAAGAGGATGACTCTTTTCGAGGATGGAAACGCGGACAGAATACTTTGAGACAGGCAGAAATAGCACTTGGATATCTGCCACGCAAGTCTCCTTATAATGATTCAAATGATGATTGGAAGACGCCTAACTGAATCTATGCTATAATTCAGTTATGTGGTTACTCACTTTTGCAAGCCAAAGAATCGGCAATTTTACAACTGAATATAAAGTCAGACATTATCTTGAAGAAAAATATGGCATAGAGAATGTCAAGTCATTGGGGGAATTTCAGCCGATGATGACAACTGGTAATGGTAAAAATCGCCCATATCAGCAAACTGCTCAGTCTGGTCGAAACAGATGTGTTGCCTTTGAGTGCAAAGAGCAGTCGCCAGAAGGATGGTCAAGTACAACACGTTATGAAGCTGAAGACATTCCAGTTTTAGGCTAAAAACAAAAAGATTTGAAAAAATCCTCAAATGTTGTTGACAAATGCATATTGACAGTGCATAATGAATATGCGGCTTACTCTACTGTTGACGAGCGAGGTCTCATAAACCCCGGTAGGTTGGTTAGATTCCAGCAGCTCGCACCCAGATTTTAAAAAGGAACAAAGAACGAAAATGAGATACAACAGAAACATTATGGTCATGGCAATTGTTGTAGCCGCTGCGATTATCGCAGAGGACGTTCTGACCTAAGTTCCACAAGCAAAGAGAAATGCAAGAAGGATTCGGTCAGAAAGACCGAATCCTTCTTTTTTTTTAGATTTATACACCGAACGAAAGTTCACAATGCACTTTGAAAACCGAATAGAGCTGATTGCGAGGGATGGAAGTACCCAAACTTCCATCCCATGATAAATCAATACATGCCAACGACCTTGGGCAAAGGGCCAGAAGTTCATACCTTCTCGGGGGCGGGGTTCGATTCCCCCCGTTGGTACCATTTTCTCAGATTAAAAAACATGGCATATTTCCCAAGAAAAGGGTAAAACACCATACTTTCTAATCTGGCATTTTGATTAAAATATATGCAAAAATACTGCGTGACAGAACAATCGTATATATTTTAATCTTTCTCGGGCGACTAGTCAATCTGGGCGGTTATCAATTTGGTAATAGAGTTTCTCTTACACGGAAACGAAGTGAGTTCGATTCTCACACTGCCCACCAATTTTAATCCACCGATATATCCGTATGGCGCAATGGTAGCGCGTTTGCCTGATTAGCGAAAGGTTCTGAGTTCAAGTCTCAGTGCGGATACCAAGATTTAGGCGGCTATGAAAGTCATTACTTCTAATCCCATTAAGTTGGGTTCGATAGGCAATATGGTTTTCGCTTTCCGTCTTTTACGGGCGATTAACTCAGCGGTAGAGTTACTCTTTTACACGGAGAAAAGAGGTGTGTAAACATATGTATAAGAATAAACACCTATGAACGCCGAAGAAAGAAAAATCTATCACCAAAATTGGTATGCTAATCCAGTAAATGCTGCACGAAAAAAAGAAAATGCTAAATTCCATAGACAGGGTAAGCGAGAAAGAAATAAAGCCCATGTAGACGCATGGAAGCAAAAAAATCCTTGTGTTTGTTGTGGAGAATCAGAAATCGTATGTTTAGATTTTCACCATCTTAAAGACAAAGATGATTGTGTAGCAACATTGGTCAGAAAGATGGTTTCACTGAAAAGACTACAAGCTGAAATGGATAAATGCGTTTTGGTATGTAGAAACTGTCATGCTAAAATTCACGCTGGATTGTGTGAAATACCAAGGGCGATTGGCGCAGCGGAAGCGCAGTAGATTTACATTCTATTGGTCGGGGGTTCGAATCCCTCATCGCCCACCACAATTTTAATCACACATGGGGGGCGGAATTGCCTGGTGTGATTGCCATACTTGCAATATGGACAGCAGACGAGTTCGAGTCTCGTGCCCTCCACCAATTTATTCCACACATGGGCGGTTAAGTTAATGATAGACTGCTCCCCTGATTAGGGAGAAGTGAAGGTTTGATTCCTTCACTGCCTACCAACCTCGGCATATACCTCAATGGTAGAGGGTTCGGCTGATAACCGATTTATCTAAGTTCGATTCTTAGTATGCCGACCAAGATATCAACTGGGGATATAGCTCAATTGGGAGAGCAATTCAATGGCATTGAATAGGTTGCGAGTTCAAATCTCGCTATCTCCACCATTTTTACACAGCGCAAAGAAGGTATACTCCACCAACGGATTAAATGCTATATTATGAACCTATATATCAAAGATAGTTACGGTAAAAATCGCTCAGCTTCAGAAGTCACATGTACTGGTTGTGAAAAAACTTTTCTTAAATTAAACAAAGAGATTAACAAACATCCATCTCATTTTTGCTCTCGTGAGTGCCGACAAAAGCATGTCAATTTAATCACTAATATTGAAAAATTTTGTGCTTGGTGTAATCAAACAATAACGCGGTCAAAAAGCAAATTTTCAAGAAGCAAATCAGGACTTCACTTTTGTTCTAGAATATGTAAAGACAAGGCGCAATCTATTGATGGGCTGCCAAACATTAAACCATCTTTCTACGGACAAGCTATTAAGCGAACATATCATTGTTGTATTTGCAATGTTAAAACTACAGGTTCAAAATATTGTACTATTCATCGAAAAAATTTACAATATGAAAATTACATTGCGAAATGGCAGCAAGGTGAAATTTCTGGAAACACTAAAAGCGGGGGAATAAGCAATCATATTAGAAGGTTTTTACATGAAAAATATCGAGCGCAATGTTCACAATGTGGATGGTCAAAAAAGCATCCTATTACTAAAAAGATTCCGTTACAAGTAAATCATATTAACGGCGATTCAACAGATTCTAAAGAAATAAACCTAGAATTGATTTGCCCAAATTGTCATGCGTTAACTCCAACATACGGTATTTTAAATAAAGGCAATGGTCGAAAATCGAGATTAAGATAACCTCCTCCACCAAATTTCCTCAACGTGAGTATTTCGTAGTATAATGAACTCATGAAATACTTTGGAAAACATTCTGTGTATTAGACGGCATAGCCATCTAAGACAGGATAATGAAACACACAAGAGCTGAACGCAGAGCAAAAACTGCGTTAATTAAACGACGTATTTGGAATCGTAGTTGGTGGGCAGAAGAATCTCAGGAAACTGAGATGTATGTTCGCCATCCAGAGAGAGGCTACATCTTGGTTCCAACTAACCACGAATTTGTCACCAAATGCTTTCGTCGCCTTTACAGAAACGAAGGCAAGTGGAGACACGAGGGCAAAAAGAAATTTGTTGGATGTTCCTGGGATTGCGGATTGTGCAATCCCAGGACACGCGCTTATGGGTGGCGAGACATTCACAAATCCACAAAAGTGGATGACAAACTTGACGTTGATGATTCATACGAAACAACGTCACAATATGGGGGATAGGACTACTGGCGGTGGTCGCTTCTTTTGCAAGGAAGAAAACAGACGGGTTGGAATCCCGTATCCTCCACCAAATTTTTTCAACATGATGTTATTCTTTCACCCAACGTTTAAGCTCTTCCGCTTCTTCGCTTGTTAACTCAGTGAAGCCGAACGCATTCTCTTTCTGTAGCTCATCCACTACCTTTAAAAATGCTTCAGGAGCCATTTTAATCTCCTTTGCGAGTTTCGCTCCCTTGGGAGTAAAACTAACGCCCATTCGAGTGTGCGCGAGAATTGCGCAAGTCATCCAAGCGTAGACTTCGGATTGTGTTTTTGGCGAGAGGTTAATGTTACGTAAGTTTTTCATTACATATATAAAACGACAATGGAGACACGGAAATTCAGGCCTTTTTAAAAAATAATCAAAAAAAGCTTATAAGTGGTGGTTTTTGAAGTATATTAGAATTGTTCTATAGTTTGTTGCGCGACATTGATATGACAAACATACAAACAACTAGACAACCATCGCCAAAGTTCAGTGACCTTGTTGGAAAGATATTAAGTGATGTCAAGGTAAATCGCGACGAAATCGTGTTTACTGTAGACGAAACGGAGTCTTACATCATGTATCACGGGCAGGATTGCTGTGAACTCGTTTACATTGAGGATATCTGCGGAGACCCACAAAGTCTCGTCGGAGCCCCAGTCGCATATGCTGATGAATCTTCTTCGGAAGACGATTCAGATTTGCTGTGGACGTTTTACCGTATTGGTACATTCAAGGGGTCACTCGTGATTCGTTGGTGCGCTAATCTGGATACATACTATTCTGTTGAGGTGAGCTTCGAGCGACGAAAATGAGATTGTTGCCGCCTAAAAACGGCAACAACTTTCAGGTATGCTGTGACTATGATTAGCCATAGCACATGTCGTTCTTTTCGAACCTTAGGTGAAGAGAAAACTGAAGTCCAATACACCAAAATCTTTTTGGAAGATGAAGACTACATGTCGCTCATGTTTGCGCGATTGCATCAAGTGCAAATTTATGATTATATGGGCATGCACGTTTTTATTGAAGGCCCAATGGTAACTTGTTCAACGACTCCAGATGAGCGAAATATCATCCAGCAATTTGAGGGAGTAAAGCTTATTGACATTGGTAATGTAGATGCTACGTTTGACATAGAATTTTTCACACAAAAACTAGATATCATTAAGGCTTACAAATACAAAAATAGCACTGAGAAGAAAGCCATTGAAGAACTTGTTGCCAAGGTTAATTCTTACATTGCTGAACTTCAGTCTTCTTCTCTTTATTGCAGTTTAGCCTCCTATGTCACTTCTGACACCTTAATCAAGCAAATAGCTCAATGCTTGAAAACAGAATAATTTCGGCGTGTAACTCAGATTGGTAGAGTGCCATCCTGATAAGATGGAAGCGAAAGTTCACGTAGGTTCGAGTCCTGCCATGCCGACCATTTTTATGGTAAACTGATGCTTATGACAGAATACAGCCATAAGCAAATGAAAATTGCCGAAGAAATCGAAAAGAAAACTTGTGACAATAAACTCAAATGGACTCGGATTAACCGAGGATACGACAGATGGCAAACATTTGTTGGAGAATGGAAGGTAGTAGTTGGCAACGAGGGTTGTTATTTTTTGGAATTAAGCAATGAAAAAAACAGAATACATATTGACATCAACTCCAACACTTCAGAAGTTATTCGAGATATTGTCAAACTTGTTCAGCAACAGGAAGAAGGAATGGGTGGTATCTACGACAAGATACTCAGCGATTTAGCCTTCAATTAATGCTCAGATAGTGCAAAGGCAGTAACAGCTTCGTTACAAGGAGTTTTATGCAGGTTCGACTCCTGTTCTGAGTACCATTATAATCAGTGATTGTGTATAATAAAGGCATGAATGAATTAACCAAAAAAGTTTTGTTTGATGACCTGTATTGTAACACGAGATATAGTATTGAACCACCAGAGGGTGTTGAGCAACAATGTGCCGTTATTTGGCGCGATGGAGAGGCGAAGGTTATACATGCTGAGGAATTTATAACATGGCAAGACGAGATTGAAAATGAAGATGCTGCCTTAATTAAAATGTTGCAAAAGGCTATTGAAATCAATCCTTCGAATGTGAGTTCTGAGATTAATCGCGCAATGTGTATATTAGAAAATTATATGGATTGCGTATACTTAATAAGTCATCCATCGTCGGAGCGCAAAGCTCATCGTCTTGGAATGGAAGTTCTAACTTCAGATGAATGCCCGGAAAATTCACAATTTATATTGCCACAAGCACAGTTTTTGGGAGTGAGAAATCACGATGGAGAGGACAACGTTTCGCTCGCCATTCTTTACCCTCATTTAGTTGTGGAACTAAAATCATCATATTAACATCAAGAGTGAGTAGCAACCAATGGCTAAAATGATTGTGGCGAATGTAAAGCCGAACACACTTACTGCACGATTAGCAGCTTTACTAAAAGAAAAAGGCTTTGAAGCCGATGTCATTAAGACATACAACTTTAGGTCGTCAGATGAAGCACGATGGATAGCATTCGGAGTTGATTCACAAGGCAGAATATCAAATGTTTTAAGCGTACACTCTATGAAAGAATGTATTGACCAAGGTATTACTGATATCTTTATGGGCGAAGTGTGGGCATATTACGAAGAATTTAACAGTCCAGATTTCTGGTATATGCCGCAAAACAAATATTTTAAATCGCGATAAACAACGGGCTGCGACGTATAATGGTAGTACAATACCTCGACACGGTGTAGGACAAGGTTCGATTCCTTCGTGGCCCACCATTTTCCTCAAATACAAGCTCTCCTTTTGTATCCAACTATTATGGCATGCACCAAAGAAAAATGCGCGTCTAGCGACGAGCAGCCCTGTCAAGGGGATATTCACATGTACAAAGTCGATGGCGGCAAATGGGTGAATATCGAATTTTGCGAATATTGCGACCGAGCGGCAGAAAAAGTTCGTAAAATGGGTTGGAAACTTACATCTTTGTGGAAAGTATAGTCTAGTAATCAGTTACTAAATCGGTCATAGATTGAGTAATTTCAACTTGTTCCCAGTGACGATTTTTCTCCCAAACACTGAGCAATTTTACTACACTTGTACTCATAGTAGTTCCAGCACATTGTGGAATATCTTCATGGTGTGGAGCATCGCCCCAACCAACATAATCTTGAATAAATTCATGCACATCTTTCAAAACCTTCATTTCGCTAGTGAAAACATGTTTTGAATGTCCAACGGCGCAGGGAAAAACTTGATGACAAGATTGGCATTGCACCAAGAAGAGTACGGCGTACTCATCGTATACTCCTAAGAGACTTGGATGAAACTCAGCGTAGCGTGGAACGCCGTGAGAATCATGCCATAACGGAGCGCCAAGTTTCTCTCGAATGTCTTTGTAAAGTGGGTACATGCTTGAATTATACCATTTTCCTCAAACGCGCTCAAGCGTAATGTAAACATTTATGTCACCGAAAACGCCTTGGACGCCAGGTATGGCTTGGTCTTTTGGAATGGAAACTTTACCCTGGGATAAAAGACGCCATTTAGAAAAACTGATTTGGGAATTGCGAAAATTATCTGAAGCTCAAAAACTTGCTTGGGATTTGAATTTTTTAACTCGTGATTTAAGTGAATTCAATGTAGATGAAAAAATCATTTCAACAAGAATGTATTGCATTTTGGATGAAATATTAGAGCTTGGAATAGAAAATAAAGATTTTTACGACAGTGGTGATTGGAATATTATCCAAATAGCCATTCGAAAAAAGACACCAAAATTTGAATTAATGAGTAAACTTACTCCTAAAAAGGGATATACTGAAAACAATGTATGAACACGACCCACACTACAACTTCTTAGTTAGTCTCGTAAGAGCATTTCGAGACGGCAACGCTGATTTTATTCGTATTGATGATAAACGTGCGCAGTTTCAAATTGAAGCAGCAGAATATGGTCGCAGCGAGGGACTATTGTCATTCCAAGAAACAGGAGATGATGAGTCTCAATATACAGCTTGGATTTATCGCCTCACTGAAGACGGCAAAAAGATAATTCTTGACGCAGATGCGCCGAATAAGTACGTAGATTAAGGTATAAACATACTATGAATCTTAAATCACGGCTTCTTTGGTGGCAACAAAGTTTCAAGATTGTATTAGCTACGAAACAGAAAAGGGAATTCAGCAATGCTTTCTCAATGGATTCGCTGTTAATTAACAATCTCACCGATGAAGAATTGAAACAATATTACGAATGGCTTGCAAAAAAGAGAAATATTGTTCACAAAATGACGATTTGATAGTATAATATCAAACGAGTCTGCATTCTCGTTAAATAATGTAGTGGAGCGCAGGACATTACTGCGTTAATGTTGGGTCTTATTCTCCAAAAGTGAATAAGTGGTGGAAGGACAATACAAATTGGAATTTCAAGAATTTCCCAAAATAGCTCGCCTCAAGCGAGAAGTTATCGTTACTGAAAAAATTGACGGCGCGAACGTAGCCATAGTCGTAACAGACGAAGGAGATGTTCTCTGTCAATCTCGAACCAAGTTTATCACCCCACAAGATGATTACAAAGGGTTCGCCAACTGGGTAGAAAAGAACAAGAAAGAGCTTATATCTCAACTTGGCTACGGTATTCACTACGGTGAATGGTGGGGTTCAGGATTAGGTAGAGGTTATGGATTAAATGAAAAGAGATTTTCATTGTTCAACACTCACCAATGGCACACAGATACAGAGGATTGCCGATGTATTGAAGCGCCGCTGTGTTATGTTGTTCCTGTTTTAGCTAGAATCGACAAGTTCTCAACGGAACAAGTTGACGAGGTAATGAACAGACTCCAGGAAACTGGTTCTATCGCTGCCAAGGGATTCCCTTCACCAGAAGGAATCGTGGTGTTCCATAGTCAGAATCATGCGTTATATAAAGTAACCTATGAATATGACTCCACAGGGAAAGGTCAGTGATTTGCTAGGGCGGAAAGGCCCTAGCCTAGATACCAGTTTCTTTTACGCTGATTACATTTTACGCAAGAACCGACGAGATTTTTAAGTTCATTAGAACCACCCTCTGAGCGCGGAATAACATGGTCAATGTTTTCAGATTTGCGACCACAATAAGCACAATTAGGGTATTTTGCAAAGACTTGCTTTCTAATGCTTTGTTTTATTCCACGTATTTTTCTATCTTTTTTTAACATAATCACTAATATACCTCAAACCAAGACACGTGTATTCTCTTGTACTAAGACAAGTCAATGTTCACGACATAGGTGCGTTTGACTTCAAATACGAAATCAATTACATGTGGTATCGAACAGCATCAATCCAAGACACATGGGATGCATTTGCGGATTCTTTGGCTAGATTGGCTAAAGAAGATATGGACGCAAGAATTCGCGGTGCCCATATGCCTAATCAAAGCTATAAATTAGCTGAAGAACTCAAGAAACGTTTTCTTCAACGAGCAGGCGCTAATAAGAATTTGCGCTCTTTGCCAGCAAGAAATCCAGAGGCATACGAGAATCTTCAACAACAACTTGAAATATATGCGATGCTCACATATCGCAGCATTGTTACTCAAGTAGATAACGATTTATCCGACGCAGTGACAAATAATCCTGATGAAACTCTGCAAAAGAAACAAGCTGTTGCTCAAGATTGCATGATACAAGTTCGAAAAGCCACGATGGACTTACATCGTTATATGGAAAGAGGCGCAAAATTTAAGATTTTAGATGAAGACGATTCTTGGCACCAAAGAGTTAAAAGACTTCCTTCTTAATATGCTATAATATTTTGGGTGGAAAACAAACAACAAAGCGAAAACTGGCGAAGTCTTATCGCCGCGTGGTCAGGACATTGGAAGACACAAATCGCGGAATAACGAGAGATTAGACACGAGTAGGGCGTGAAAGACACGTAACAACAAGGCAGAAAGTGTGAACAAGCTCTTTATATTCTTGCCACCGGAGCCTACACCCAAAAAAAATATGCTACAATAGGGCATGTGTTTACAATGCATAACCAAAGCAGAAAGTTACGGTGAAATTGTTCCTGATTTTCATTTAATGCGCAGCACCCAGGAATACGACGAGTGGCAGCTTGGAGTTTTTGGACTTGTTGAATGCAACGACCCAACGTATTATTTAGATGGGCTTCCAAATCCAGTCTGTGACCCAATGTTCGGGTTGACAGAAGAAGAGGCTGAAGAATTGCGCAAAAATCCAGATATTGACGCCCAAGAAGACATGTTCATCGAGCAAATGCACATCATGATGGATAATTTACTCGGCCGGCCAATGGAGGGTTATCGACTTTACAAAGCTTGTCTTGATTCTGGATACAATTTTGATGAACATGGACAGCTTGAGGGCTGGTTGTTGCACAAAATTGCTGAACGAATTAAAACAACTACACCGACAGCGTGGGATGAAATGTCTTCAGTTTGATTTTCCTCAAACTGAAAAAGATTCACAATAAGTAATCACATGAAAACATGGCTATGCGCAGATTGGCACCTTGGCGAAGATAGATTCGAACTCATCGGTAGACCGTTCACTACTCAGCGAGAAATGATTGACACATTAGTAGAAAATCATAACAAGCTCGTTGCTCCAGGTGATTTGGTTTATATGCTTGGAGATGTTTGCTATCAAAAAACTCCCGAGTTTCTTCCAGAAGTCGCTAGGTTTAATGGGCGAAAAATTCTAACACGCGGGAATCATGACCGCGTTTTTACTGATGAAGACCTTGCTCCTTATTTTGAGCAGATTATCAAAGAGGGTGATGGCATTAAAGTAGATTTTTGTGACATTCCATGTTATCTTACTCATTATCCAACTCGGGGTGTTGTTGATAAATTCAATCTCGTCGGTCATATTCATGCAGCTTGGAAATATCAGTTGAATATGTACAACATTGGCATTGACACAAACGCCTACCGACCAGTCGATTCAGACAGAATAGGTTTTCACCTTAAAGCTATTGAAGAGTTTTATGATAAAGATGTCTGGGTGGCTTATGAAGAAATGAATTCTCATTTTCTTGGACTTCGCGGCAAGCAGAGTTCTTACTTCGGCGGTTAACGTCGCTCTTTATGTACTTGCGTACCAGGTATCTTGTTCACCCAAACAAGATACTTCTGGATTGCTTCTTGCCCTCTAATGATTTCGACAGTGTTTAACTCGTCGCCCAACAATCGGTTAGAATAGAGCGAATGAAGCTTTTTATGGCATTGACGACATAGATTAGCCGTTGGCAGCTCAATTGGCTTTAGCTTGTTTCTTTTAGCCTCTGATTGCGGAATTAAATGATGGACTGTCGTTTCAGACACTTCTCTCAAGCACAATTCACAAATATACACTTCACACATTATTGTATTATACTCGGATGACAATATCATGAGGAAAGTAGTATAATAATTTAATGACCCGCAGAACACTTTTACAAGGCATATTCGGTGCTCTTGTCGGCACCCTTATATCAAGCAGTTTATTTAAGCAGCCAGAACCTGTTGTTTTAAAGAAGCCCGTCCCTCTAACAAGGGAAGAGATTCAAGCTCAAAGAGAAGCTATTATAGCCAAAGCACTTGATATTTCAGAGGGCAGAAAAGCACTTGCTGAAGCCATGACTGCTCCGTTAGTCTGCGGATTAATGTACAACACTGTTGGTAAGAAACTTTTAACCGAAAAGTGAGCATCATGAAAAAACATGTTAAAGAAATTTTAAAAGGAGAAATGGTCAATTTCAACGGCGTCTACAAATTGTCAGATAGAGTCGATATTGTCATCCATCCCAAAGACTATAAAGAATTACGCGGAAGTGGTTTGATAGATGAAGCTTCGTGGAAAGACATCGTAGATAAGCACATATATGCTTATTTTCGAGATAAAGATATAACCGTTCACGTAGCTACTGCCGTTCCTCAGGGCAAAATGTGCGTATTACATCGAGATTGATATGAACAGGCGAGAATTTCTACAATCAACCTCGGGCGCATTCTTACTGGCGCTTCTTCCATTTGGTTTGTTCAAAAAGACACCTGAAGTAAAACCAATAAAACAAAAACTAACTGTTCTTCCAGCAGATGACCCTAAAAGACTGAGACTTGGTTGGATGGTATATGAAGAAGTTGGATTTGCTGTCATAAATGACCACGCAATAAACAGAATCGTGGTACAATAGATTTGTGCAATATGCACAGCTTTCATATCGTAAAGATATGAAAGGAAGGAGGATAACGAACATGAACACGCGGGACGCTTAATAGACACAGTAAATCGACAACTTGTAGAGTTTGGATTTCCCAAACTTGACGTAAATGAACAATTGCTTCCACCAGACGACACTACGCTATTTACATGTAGCGGAATGCAAGTGGTGAAGCCAAAATTCCACAATCCAGATAATAGTCATCATTCGAGCTTACAATCATGTTTGCGAACGATTGACGTGGATTTAGTGGGCGACGGAACTCATCTCACGTATTTCGAGATGCTTGGTTCTTTTTCTTTCGGGAACTACGATTATCACAAATCTGTAGAAATGTGGCATAACATTATCAGTGAATTAAACATTCCTGTCACACATGTTACTGTTCACCCAACTCAATTGCATCACAAAAAACTATGGGATAGCTTTGGCTATAACACAGTCCCAGATGAAGAATGTACTTGGTCAGACGGAGAGATTGGCGGCTATTGCTGCGAACTTTTTGTCAATGACTTAGAAATTGGAAATCTTGTGAATCCTTTGGAACACTCAGTTGATGTTGGATTCGGGCTTGAGCGGCTTGTGCAAGTTATGGAGGGTAAGAGTAGAGTCGATGAGACTTCTCTTTTCAACCAAGACTGGCATCCGATTGTGCGAGACCATGTGCGCTCGGTGACACATCTTCTGGAACAACAGATAAGGCCTGGTAATAAAGGTCGGTATAACGTCTGCAAAGACCTTATTCGACGCATGTTGCCGTACTTGGAAGAAACATTGCAGCCAGAAGTGGAATATTGGGTGGAAAGGGAACGGGAATTAATACGTCAAAAGAGGTATACTCTCGAACGCTATAGGAATTCATTCCACAAAAAGCCATACGAATATTGGCACAGCTCTCTCGGTTTGACTCAGAAGGAGATTGAAGAATTTCTTTCTGAGGAAATATAGATTTGGGGCGGAAACGCCCCAAAAAGGATAAGAAAATGGACAGAAAGGAATTTGACAAACTATTCTTCGAAGACAGAGACCACACCGGAAGGTTTATGGTGCGCTCCTTCAAGACTGGTTATAAATATTACATTGAACCTCTTGACAAAGGTACCAAGCGAAAGTTTGGTGACATCAATCCTGCTACTGGAAAAGTAGAGGGCAATTATGGTGAAACCTACAAGGGCGCAATTCATCCATCTGATTCTCTTATCACAGAAGACAATGGATTTAAAAATATTGTTGTTTTACCACCTGGCCAAAGTCCAGAGGGATACATTCACATGATTGATGAGCAGCGATATCAAGACAAACTTGCTGGCAAAGAGCCAGATATGAGTTTGCCAGGTATCAAGGCATAACAAAAAAGCGGCTTAAAGCCGCTTTTTTGTTAATAATCCATTGGGTCATGTGGGTCATCAAGTTCCATACCAAGTGGTGTTTCTCCAGGAATGTCTTCATATTGCTGCCGTTGGTAATCCACATAAGCAGCAAGTTCTTCTTTTGTCATTGCTGGGACTGCTTTAACAAACTGGTCATGCGATTGTGTATGAGTGGAATCTGGTACAGCGTAGAGAAGGCCTTCGTCGTTTTGAAAAACATAAAATGTTTCATTCATGCCAGCAACTTGTTGAGAATGAATATCACTTACAGCAGAATCTATATCACGATAGAAAGAGCCTTCTTCCTCTTCTGGCTCATCATGGTCGTCAAGCCAATGGTCTCGCGTTAGTTCATTCATTTCATGGTTGCCGAGTTCGTCTTCATATCGCTCATGGTCGCCGCCACCGAATCCCTCGTCATCCCATTGTGCGATTCTCACACCAACTTGTGTCAAAATATCTGCGAATTCAAATTCGCCTTGATTATCAAATTCATTGGCTATTTTCACCAGACTTGCTAAAACTTGTTTCTTATTCATATTATTCACCCATTAATCTTTCATCACCAAAATGCCCGAAATCCTCTCTTTCTGGCTGCATTTGATGCTCAGAATCGGCGGTATCTTCTGGCATTGTAATTTTCGGTGGCTGTTCTCGGTAGCCGTCCCACTCGTTGTTGAATTCTTGATGTTGATATAGCCAATCCACAACTTTCATTAAATCTTCGCGATTTTCAAATGCAACCTCATCTGTTAACGGGCCCCAAACATAGCCTTTCACATACGGAGTGCCCGGTGGTGTGCCCATAATTTGTTGAATTGCTTGAAGTAAATGAGGAGATGGTGACTTTAAAGCTGGCTCTTCTTCTTCAAAATCATGTCGTGAATTATAATCCCCTGGGTCTTGGTCATATTCGCGTTCGCTATCAGCTCTTTCTTCGGAGCGAATGGCTTCTGGGCTATACATTGGCTCGCCAGCATCGTTTTGCCACCATGCGTTTTGAGAAATGCGCTGCATTACTTGTGTAAGAGCATCAGCACCATCATGAATACCGCGCTCATCTAGTCTATTGGCAACAGCCGCTAAATTTGCTAAAACTAATTTTTTATGCATGACGATACCTTTGTTTTACAATTTCTGATGGTTTTTCCTCATTACCTTTCTTTTATGGATATAATAAGATGTTACAGTCAGAGAAGTCATCGCACTAACCTCAATCTAATGAGACATGGTGAGAAACTTCGCCGCATATTCACGTAACGTGGGAGATTCGTCGCTTGTACCACGGAGGATGTATGCAACCCGAATTTCCCTAGTGCGAGCGTGACACTATAATGGGATGGTTTAGGGGCCAATAGACAAATGATGACATAAAGCAGAACGGCGGGCAAGCTCAACTGTAACACCTTTTCTTAAGATAACGTATAATATTAATGTCCGTTGTGCTGCAATTACATGATATTCGACATTAAGTCCATATCACCAACCAGGAGCGACTAGCAGCAAAAAAACAGTGGATAAAGGCCTAGATTGGTGGCTGCGCAATTAAGTCGCTCCTAAAATCCTCAAAAAAGCAACTTAGTGGTATACTTGATTCATGACCTCGCAGGCTGAATGCACTTTACTTGATGGAAAATCTCTCGCGAAATCGACATTAGAACAACTTAAATTGCAAGTTGACACAATGCCAGTCAAGCCAAAATTAGCAGTGATTGTCGCAGGGCAAGATGCGCCGAGCCTTTCTTATGTTAAAATGAAACGCAAATGGGCGGCTCAAATTGGCGCTGAAAGTGAAGCTTATTTTGTCAACGAAAATACAACTCAGGTTGAATTGTTTGAATTAGTGCATCGCTTAAACGAAGACCATGGCGTTCATGGTATTTTGGTACAGCACCCATTGCCATCTTTTATAGATGAATCTCAAATTTTGTCCACTGTTAAAGTTTCAAAAGACGTGGATGGTATTTCGCCGCTTTCAGTGGGATTGCTTGCAAGTCGAATGAAAGGTCATCGAGCCGCTACGCCTCTTGGAATAATTCGTTTACTCGACAACTATAACATTCCATTGCGAGGAGCTAATGTTGTTGTCGTGGGCTGTAGCATTATCTTAGGTAGACCAATGGCGTTAATGATGATTGAGCGCGATGCAACAGTGTCCATAACTCACAAGTACACCAAAAACATGCCAGAGCTTTTAGCTAACGCAGATATTGTTATTTCTGCGACTGGTGTACCGGGATTAATTCGAGGCGCTGATTTAAAGGATGGAGTTGTTGCCGTTGATTGTGGTTACGCCATAGTTAATGATGTTGCCGTGGGTGACATTCGATATGATGAAGTTTTTCCCAAGGCGAGCTACATCACACCAGTTCCCGGTGGAGTTGGCCCAATGACGGTGGCGACATTGCTATCCAACCTCATAGATGCATATTGGGAGCAAGCATGATTTACGTATTATCTATGTATGACACAGTGCCAAATGGTGCGCTTGAGGTTAATACAACAAGTCGTTCAACCAATCAATTTCAAGCTCTAAGTCCATTTAAACTTGGGCCTTGCAAATTGTATGATGATTATGCTAGCCTCAACATGGAAAATGCATGGCAATATTCAAAAGTTTATGCAAGTCAAGTTGATGACAATAATATGCCAACTGACGAATATTTTGAATGGGCAAAAACGGGTTGGAGTAAAAAATGGGCAGACCGATATCCGATGGGCAGAGGCGCTAAGCCATTGTTTTCTTGGTGGGACGGTGAACCCTTAGATTACATCGAAGCAAGAAAGAAAATCTATGCGCCTTTATATGCTGAGCGCGTCGTACAAACTGCCGCTTACAAAGAACTGGAATTACTCCATGAAGGCGGTCAAGATATAGCTTTGCGAGATTTTGACGGATACATGTACAACGATTTGGGGAATACGCTGCGAGACGTGTTGAATAATCCCAAGAAAAAAATGGGTCACGCTTTTGTGATTGCCATGCTTTTAACGAACGACCCTGCGCTTAAGGAGTGTAATTTATGAACAAAGATTGGAAAGTAAAATTTCTTCCATTTCTCTATCGAGAATGTCCTATGGGTAATGCCCATTTTCGCAGCAATCATATTTGTTACTGCTGCGAAGGTAAAACTCGCAATTGGACATATGTGTGGCGTGGAAGCACTCTCGGATGGGTACCAGTAGAATATGTACTAGACACAAGTAAAACCAATCATGCCGCTATTAGCTGGAGTGGACAGTTGAGTACATCGGATTTAATTTGGAATGGATTAAGAACGGGATTAGTCTTAGCCGCTGTTATTGGAACTATGGCATTTCTTGGATTACATTTTTTAACCGAAACTGGAAAAACCTATCAAAAAAATGTACAAGAAAAATATGAACGTATTCAAAAGAATTCTGAATAAAATTACGTCATTCGGCTGGTTACAACAGGGCAGTATGCGCATCGAATCTGCTCCGCAAAAAAGTGTCTTAATTCCAGCCACACGTGAAACTGGTGTTGTAACGCTAAAAACACCAGATGTTATGCCCGCTCGACCAACTGCGCCGCCAGAACCACCTGTTTATGGTCATCAAGTCAGCGGCTTACTCTTTGTGTCCACTGATGAAGCGCGTCGAATGATTAGTGATGGAAATGCCAAGCCGCCTTCCGAGGAACTAAAGCAAGTCACGCGAGATGCCATGCTTCATGGAATGGTAACGGATGCTCACAAGAAAGTAATTGGCAATTTTGCTGGAGAAGCAAATAGTTTGGTTGGAAAATTAAAAGATGCGCAAGACATTGCTGACAGCAAAGAAACAATGGCTGAGTTTAAAGACAAGGCTGAAAACCCACCCGAGCAAACAAGTGGATTGCGAAAAAGTGCCACTCCAGCACAAAAAGCAAAGCTGGAAACTACAAAAGCAGACATAAAAGCAAAAATTCCTTCTGCCCAATCTGCACGTTCTGTCGCAATAAAAAAGAAAAAGAAAGCAGCTTCTGCAACAAACAAGCGAAAAAACAAATAAATTTGGATATAATGAGTTATCGTGCATTTACAGACGTTGAGAACGCCTGCTTACTCAAATTGCAAAATGTTATCTCCTGAGGGAGTTTTCATGTGCAGAATGGGCAAGAAAAGGGTGGATTGGTATGTTGAAAGGGGGCTTGCAAAAGTTGTTAGCTCTGACCCGCATACAATTCAGCTTTTGTTTGAACCTAATGGATTAGGAAATTACAACGACGACTACTATCTTGCTGAAAAAGAAAATGTTTGTGTTGTTTGTGGAATTCAGAGTGATTTAACCAAGCATCACGCTTTACCCAGATGTTTTCGAAAGCACTTCCCTTCGTATCTTAAGCGATATGATTCGCATGATGTCTTATTGGTATGTCGTGATTGTCACGAATTATATGAAGTACATGCTACCGAATTGAAAAAGAAGTTAGTATGCGGCACCAATGTAACATCAATGGAAGAAGAGGATGTTACTCATATTCGAGCAATTAAAGCAGCAAAGACTTTGATTAGATATGCTGACAAAATTCCCGATGACAGTGCGCTGCGATTAATGTTGCGTATTGAAGAGTATGCTGGTGACTTCAATGATGATATTGTGGCACAGTTGGCAAATGAGCGATTCGGCGGATACCATTCCGCTGCTGTTTGGAAAGAAGCAGTAAGTAATATTCAGGACTATAATGAGTTCACCAAAATGTGGAGAGAACATTTTGTGAGTGTTATGAATCCGCAGTATCTTCCAGAGCACTGGAATGTAGAAAGGCATATAGATTGTGACGCGAGGCGTAAATCTAGAATGCATGAACTAACCGCAAACGAGTAAGCGAATGCTTACTCGTTTTTCCTCATTATGTGCTATACTTTTGTGTATGAATGAGAAGCAAGAGCTTTGGTGTCACAATTGTGATAAATACGTACAGTTCGAAATTGATATGGAGCTTAACGGCAATCATGTTTTAAACTGTCCGAATTGCAATCATGAACACTGTCGCGTTGTTAAAGATGGTATTATTACAGATGACAGATGGGCGCAGCGAAATGGCAACACATACGCTGTCACTCACACAGCTTGTACAACAACATCTATGACGATTACAATGGTGAGTGCAAGCACAACAACCGGAGTCGGGGCTATGTTCTTTGCTGGAGCTTGGGCGAATACTACAACTGTGGCATAATAATGAGAAAAGTAAATCCAAGAGGCTGGAACGCAACATCTGCGACAGCAAGAAATATGTCTAATGCTACTAAGGTAGCCACCACCAATGCGCTGGGCATCTATTTGGAGATTTGCCAAATAGATAATAAATACGTTGTGAAAACATGGGATGGAAGAACACTCGGTGTATTTTCTGACATTAAGCAAGCTGAGTTGATTGCAAAAAGTTTCAAAACAAATTTAATGCCAACATCAGCTATTACAGATATTCGATATATTCCAGACCCGGCATTATTACCAACCCCCAAGAAGCGCACCAAAGCAGTGATGAAGCCAGTGGAACCAGAAGAGCAGGATTTTATTCCAATTGAAGAAGATAACGGAATCGTTGTTGACCACCCAGAGGATATTGTCATATTTTAGAGCAAACATGAAAACTTTACATTTTTTAGAACCCAACATAGGCAATGATGCATGTTGGAGCGGCGTAGGTGATGGATGGCTACCATTGGTAGCTAGATTACACATTGAATTAATTAAGCTCGACCCAACATATTCCGTTTTGCAAGTAAAGGAAAAATTTGGCACCTTGAGATTTTATGCATCGAGCGCGGTTGATGTAGATAAAAAATTTAGTGCTTTGATTAGTGATGCGGAAAAACAGTCTGGTGAAATTTGCGAAGATTGTGGCTTAGAGGGCACATGGAGAAACGGCGGCTGGTGCAGAACAAATTGTGACCGATGTCATGCAGAATTGTGGGAGTGCAGAAATGATGGAGAAAATTATCCTAAAAATGCTGAAAAAATCAGAGCAGAAACCCATGAACGTAATCGAGTTATTTTCAAAGAGCTTGGCTTAACCTACCATTGTTAAATCTTCAGCCAATGATTGTTTAACTATTTCAAAAACCTTATCGGGCGTTTCATCAGTGTAAATGACACGAGTTGCTCTTTCTATTTTGTCTCGAAGCGACATTTGTTTGTTTATCCAAGCAAGAGCATAATCTCGATTGCAAGACATGCGCTCCATCAATCTTGATATTTGAGTTTCCGGGTCACACGCCACAACCCAAATATGCCTAAAGCATGACTCTCCGCTAGTCTCAAATAATAACGGAACCTCTGAAACATCTGCATTGGCTTCAATCATTGCTTTACGAATCATCGGGTGAACAAAACTTTCGTAATCGGTTTTAAATTGTGGGTCGCTTAGTACCAAATATCGAATCATGGTTTTACCAACTTCTTGATACTCTTTCCAGCCATCTTCTCCCTTGCGTTGGGTTATTTGCTCTTTCAGCCACTCTTGTACCTCTGCGGTGTCAAAAATAGCCTTAAAAGCGGCGTCAGATGAAAAGACGGAGTATCCAAGTGAGCTGATTTGTTCTAGAATTGTGCTTTTTCCGCATGCAATTCCGCCAGTGATACCTATTTGAAGCATTTTTTCTTACCACATTTGATATACAGTTTGAGGAAAGAGTATAATAACATCATGCTTAACGCTTTGCGTAAACTGGAAAATGATATGCCACGGCTATTAAAGGGCAAGTGGATTTCATGCGGCACGAGTTCTGTTCATTGCGTCGTTGATGATTGGGTGTTAGAACTTCATAAAATTGATAAAATTCAATCATGGGATTGGATGAATAATTTTGCTGTGAAAATTATTTCAGGTATGTGTGAATTACACATAAGCCACGGGCAGCATTGGAGTAAAGTCATTGGCGAAACTGGTTTTGAATATGAAATCATTAGCGGAGAGCACTCGTTGAGAATTCAGCCGTTAGACGACTCTGTGTTAGCTATTGTTGTTTTACCGAAGGCAGACAAAAAATACATGAATCTCGGGAAGATATCCTCCTTTATTGTCGGTGAATTTGTTCCATTTTATGAATCCGAAACCACACAGCAAGCAGCGCCATCGCAGGATTTCAAATGGAGAATAGGTCATGAAGACGGTTGTGTTGTAACTGATTTCTCGCAAACCATTTCTTGGATGGCTTTAAAGCCAGAAGAAGCAGAAGAGGCAGCCAGAAGTCTACTGCACCATGCTAGGAAAGCTAGAGGATTTTAATATAGAGTATAATATACACATGACCACATTAGAGCGCTTTCAAGGATGTTTGGCTGGCGGCGCTATCGGAGATGCCTTGGGTGCCCCGGTTGAGTTTATGAAATGGGGAGCCATAAAACATGCTTATGGCGAAAAAGGTATTCAAGATTTTGATTTTGCCTATGGTAGAAAAGGTGCCATCACTGACGACACCCAGATGACAATGTTTACCGTTGATGCATTGTGCCAATTTTTTCAATCTAGACAAAGCATTCCATTTGAAGTGATTTTAACACAGGCATATTTATATTGGCTTGAAACTCAAGAAAATGATTATGATGGTGCCGCTCGTTTAAAAATCATGCAACATAAAGAACTTTGGTCACAAAGAGCGCCGGGACTAACCTGCCTTGGGTCGCTAAAACAACTAAAAGACACGGGAATAACCATTAACAATAGAAGTAAAGGTTGTGGTGGCGTAATGCGTTCTGCACCTATTGGATTAACCCTCAATGACCCAGATGAAGCTTATTGTGCTGGTAAGATGTGTGCTCTTGTCACCCACCACGATGTTGATGGATTTATTCCCGCTGGGGCACTTGCTCGAATGATTTCGTTAATAACCCATCATAATAAAACATTTGAAATTGCACAATCTGACACTTTTGATTTTATTAAGAAAGAAGAAAATAGCTGCGGAACAATAAAATTATGGGAATTAGCTCAAGAATTACATGCATTGGATAGCAAATTTAATCATGAGCATTTCAGCGACATTGGAGAAGGATGGACTGGAGATGAAGCACTAGCTATGAGTATCTATTGTGCTTTGAAAAATGACACCTTTTTAGACGCGATAATTAATGCTGTAAATCACAGTGGAGATTCAGATTCTACAGGAAGTATCACAGGACAGCTAATTGGCACGCAAAATGGTGTACAATCATTACCAGTCCTGTTATTGCAAGAATTAGAGCTTGGAAATGTTATCATGGAACAGGCAGAACAACTACACGGTTTAATCTATGGCTAAAAATACAAAAAACGGAAACTATCAATCCGACGCATCAATTGATAGAAAACTCGCCGCTGCTGAAATGAACAAAATTTTCACCCTTGGTTCGGTTAGTAAAAAAGAAAACGCCAACCGATGGAGTAAGGAGCGACGAACCGAATACAACGAAAAGGTTGTGATGATTCAATATTTGTTTGATAGTGGGGCGTATTCTCAAGTTAAGCAATGGCTTGGGTGGCTTGACAGCGAGCAACACATCACTGGAAGAAAATATGAGCAAAACACACCGCAGGGTGGCTCGTCTAACAATTCGAAAGAACGAAAGAAAAGGAAATAGTAATGGGTGAAACACCAGGTTTAGAAGTTAAACAGGTTATCGTGATGCGCAATGACCTGAATATGCGTAAGGGCAAAATGGTAGCCCAAGGCGCACATGCTAGCTTGAGTTTTTTATCTGACAAAGTTGGATTTCGTAAAAACGGAAAACAAGCTAAAACAATCGAATTTGATTCCGAAGAACGAGCTTGGCTAACAGATGCATTTACAAAAGTATGCGTCCGGGTAGAAAGCGAAGAAGAGTTGCATCAAATCTATGAACGAGCAAAAGAAAAGGGGTTGCGCGTACATTTGATTTTAGATGCTGGCAGAACAGAATTCGATGGAGTGCCAACATATACTTGTTTAGCTATTGGCCCAAACTACGCTCACCGCATTAATGAAGTCACTGGAGAATTAAAATTACTCTAAAGGAAAACAACACAACACGTGTAAAAAAGAACAATAACATGAAAAAACTTTTCACAATTCTCACACTATCTGCTATTTTAGCAGCATCAGCATTTGCACAAGATGGTAAGGTTACTCGAAAAATCATCATCCGAAGCGCAGACCCGCAATTGATTGCTATGATTTTATCTGGCAAATATACATTTGACATGTCTCCCGAACCAACAAGCTTATCTCGAATGGGTAATCGCAACAACGGATTCGGCGGTGGAGGATTTGGAAGCGGAAACAATGGCGGTTTCGGCGGAAATAATGGTGGCTTTGGTGGAAATAACGGCGGAAACGCTGGCTCAGGTGGACGCGGCGGACACTAAGAAAAACAAAGAAAAGCCCAGGAACCAACAGGTTCCTGGGCTTTTTTATTTTAAACATATCTTGAGGGCATCATGGCAGACGAAAAGAAAATCACACCAGAAGAAAACGAGGAATCTACACCTGTTATTCAAGATAAGAAAGTAAAAGCTGTTGAAAGCCCTGCAAAAACAGTAGAAAAAATGGTTGAGCCGTCAGTAGGGGCTTTGTCAGAAATTCCAGAAGAAACTATTAAGAACGAAGTACAGGCAATGGACTTCGAGGTAAGTATTATGGCTCTTGACGACAAAACAAAAGTTTTAAGTATCACAACTGATTTGGGTACAGGTTATACATCGGTGTTAGGAACGGTGGCGGGTGGCATTGATGCACTTACAACAATCGCTAACGCACGACAAACAGTAAATACTAACATGGTGTCAACTGAATATGATAATGCCGCCGCTCTCGCATCATCTTTTCGCACAGTTGAAAAGAAAATGACATCTGATGTTCAGCCAGTCATGAAAGCTTGCTGCACAGCGCTTGAAACATATTCTAAAGCCGCTTATTCCAGCAAGAAATTCAGAGACAAATGGAACGCAACCTCAACTGGCGTTAATGACCCGTTTTTCACATCGGGGTTTAGAAAGTTGTGGCGCGACCAAATGGTAGAAGAATTAATTGTTAAAGTAGGAACAGTTACAAAAGCCAGCGGAGCTTGGCCTGCCACTCTCACCACTGTTCATGATGTTACAGATGCCAAAGCAGCAACAACTGGAGTTCTTCCCAACACTCCCACCTATGCTAATGGTACTGCTGGCGTTGGCGCGACCCTGACTGCTGGCGGAAACGCAGCATTGGCTGCGCAAGATGGTATCACCTTAGCTGCTGGAGACAGACTGTTGGTTAAAGACCAAGCTTCTGCGTTCCAAAATGGTGTATATGTAGTTGCCAGTATCGGAAGTGCATCAGTACCCTGGATGCTTGTGCGAGCTACTGATGCAGACGCTTCATCAGCAACCGAAGTATCATATGGAATGGCAGTTTATGTCACATCTGGTTCAACAAATGGCTCTAAAAAGTTCTATATGTCCACTAACGCGGCTATTACTATGGGCACAACAGCACTAGCTTTCACTCAAACTACTATGTGTGGTATTTCATTAAATTCAAATCTTGAAGTCAGAATTGTTGGAAATGGTAGTGCAGCCACTACAGATGAAATTATTGCGACACTTGTTGTGCAAAAAGCTGATTTAACTACCAGTCTTCAGACTGTTACTATTCCAGTTGGCTCTTCTGTTGGTACTCGATTTGCGATTGGTGCCACCGCGATTACTGGTATCACCTTGTCTGCTATCTCTATCGCATCTGATAATGGTGTTGACGGCGATATGCTAGAAATCTGGGTTAAAAGCGCAGCTTAAGAATATTTATGGTAACATATAATGTGTTACCAAAAAATATCATCTTAGTTCGACATGGTGAATCAGAATTTAACAAATTGGTGCATGAATTGCGCCAAGGAACTAGGCAATTCGATGCATTAGACAAATCTGTATTGAGCAGAACTGGTTCGAAGTGGCGATTAACCGAACTTGGTCACCAACAAGCTGAAGTGGCTGGCGATTATTTAAGGCATAACATCAAGCTGAAATTCGATGGTTTTTTTGTATCTGATTTTGTTCGCGCAAAAGAAACCGCTGCTGCTTTAAATCTTAAAGATGCCCAATGGAAAGTTGAACCATATCTTCGTGAGCGAGATTGGGGAGATGTCGGATTACGCGATTTTGTTGAAAGAACAGGCGCTTCTTCTTTCAAGCAAGAAGACCCATTTTATGGTGCTCCGCCAAACGGAGAATCAATTTCTAATCTTTGCCTTCGCGTAGATAGAGTGTTAGACACTTTACATCGTGAATATTCTGGTGACAAAAACGTTGTAATTGTTTGCCATGGAGAATTAATGTGGGCATTTAGAGTGCGATTGGAGAGATTTCTTGAAGATGATTTTATTCGCCTTGATAGGTCGAAAAATCCACATGACAGAATTCACAATGCTCAAATTTTGCATTACGGTGAGCATGGAAGAACCACGAGAAGCATCTGTCCCTCGGACAAAACACTTTCAAGCAATGGTTGGAGAACTATTAACAGAAAACAATTTTCCAATCAAGATTTGCTTGATGATGTAGCACAATATCCACATGTCGTTTTAGATTAACGAACAACCACATTTTCGCTCATTACTGGAATTCCAATGTGAGCGCTAGGTAAAGCCCCGTCTCTTGGTGTAACTCTAAAGCTAATTGATTGGCCTGCCGTAATAGTTCCCGCTGGAATCGCTGGCAGCGTCGAATAAACAGTAGTTGAGTCATTAACAAACCATTCCACTAAACTAGTGTGGGTGGTGCCATTGATAACAACAGTTCCCGTGTCCGTGTCTGTGTATGAATAATAAGCTCGCAGCTCGGTTCCAGCAGGAACGTAAAACTTACCACTAGATGCAGGCTCTTCAACCTTGCCAGTCGCAGAAATAGTTACACCAGATACATATGGAACATGCTCACCTGTAAGAGTTGTCGCAGACGATTGAACTATAATTCCATCAGATATTCCATCAGATGGAGTGACTTTCACTCGAATAATATCTGAAGTCTTAAACCAATCGCTCGCATTAACATCTGCTTTTCGCTCAACAGTACGATTGTTGTATTCCGGGAAGTGTCTATTGGTCATTCCAACTGTTTCAATATTTTCATAAGTCATTTGCCGGAAGTTTTGTCCTGGATAATCGGGGTCTTCTGGCAGTGAATATGTAGCCGGGTCTGATGGTCTTTTTCTCCACCATGTTGTTTTTGTGCCGCGCTCAGTGTTGTTGTCACTAGAATAAAACACATAATTCAAAAGCAATCTCTGACTCGATGTTGGCTCATGATATCCATTTGGTAAGATAGAAACAAGATTGTCAACAATAGCTGGAGGATTAGTATTGTCATATAAGAAAACCAATCTTCCATCTGGCTTAGCTGTATAGAACAAACCAAAGTTCGACGGTGTAACATCTGAAACAGTAGAGTAGTTCTTAATTTCCACTCCCACGCGGAATTTATGATTAAATTCAATATATACTGTTACGAGGTCTGTTCTCTCTCTTTCTTTGGAAAAAGTGACAGTACCATCATCTGGAGATAACCAGAATCCCCCGCGTTTGATTTTTCCATTAACAATAACTATCGCAGTTGCGTCTTTCGGCCAGCTACCATTAGCCAGAACATAAGTTCGCCCATCTTTTGTAGTGGTGGCTTCTCCGCTAGATGTGTACAAATGCTGAGGTGTTACAATTGTTACTTTGATAATCAAATCTGATGGTTGAGCATTTGCAAAATACACAAATCCAAAATCACCATCAGAACCATCCGGGACTACTTCGCGATATTGCCCCAGCACAAGCGCATAAACGGTAATGATGTCTGTAGTTGACCATGTAACTGTTTGTCCAGCGCTATTCTTTACATAATAGTAATGAAAATCACTTGTAACGGTAGCTAATTTATCTTGCTTTACTTCTTCTGTAAATTGCAAGCTTGCCTGTCGATTTGGCAAAGCGCCCTTTCGGTTTTTGCGCATTTGTTCGAAATCAGCGAAATCAACAGAGTCGCCTCTTATGATTCCCCATTGTAAATCGGCAGTTGAAGGCCAATCTGTTCCTGTGTCTTGAGATAACAAATACTCAAACACCATACCATCAACATCTTGCGGTTTTGTAAATAAATACTTATACCCAGGAGTGATAACTTTGTGATATAGAGAGCTAATACTAGATAGCGATTTTTCCCCAAAGTCTATACCTTCTTGCAATTCTACATGATATTCAATTCCCAGAAGCTTAAGACCGATGGTAAGTTCAGACCCGCCACCACTATGTGTTATCCAAGGAGACCAATTTACTCTATCCATGGTATATCGGTATTGAAGAACTACGCTTGACCCGATAGTTGAAATCCAATTTGCTCCGACTACACTAATGAAAGTGGGTTCTTCATAATCATAAATCCTATTCCAAATAGCAGTATAAACCGTATTTTCGCCACCCGGTAAAATAGATATTATGGTATTATCCCAATCTCCAGTAGAGACTGTTCCATCTACAATTGAAACATGTTTTCCAAGCGCTTCTGTTGCCATTGTTCTAAGCCCTTGCTGTCGATGACCAGAACCCAATCCTAGAACTAATGGCTTGATGCCGTCTGCATCCCAGCCGCTTTGTAACATTAATGCTACATCTGATGGATTTCCCTCGCCGTCACCATCAACAATAGCAACTGCCAACGGACAGAATAATTCTCCGAATCTTCCAAGAACAAAACCTCTAACGTCAGAGTAATATGGAATATTAGAATCTAAAAATCCACCAGTAGTGCCCCATTCACTTTGTTCGCTGACAGCTAATGAATTCCAATAAGTAACGATATCATCATGATTTAAAGCTCCGATTGAATTCATATATTCAACTATGCGTTTTGTTCTTTCAATGTTGTTATCTTCATCATTATCTTTTACGATTGCATCGGCTAATGACTGTGGCGAAAGCGCACCAAAAGCTATTTCTGATGTATCATAAGGTTCACTTAACGAACCCCGTTCATATAATGCTGATGCCACAACTTGAATAGTTCCAATTAAATCATTAGTGTAACCGTTTGTTCGCTCTAATATTCCAGAGCCAAACACCCAGAAATCAGCAAATGTTGGATAAAATGTTTCGCCCGCTAACTCAGGAAATATAGTTCCAGAAAGGACAACATCAGTAAACTGAAAGATTGTGGATAAGAAATTGCTAATCGCAATTTCTCTTGGATTAGTCACACTTGGGTCACTCCATTTTGCAGAACGGGAGTCATCTACCACTAAACTAATTAATGGATTGATATTAGAAGTTAATTGTCCGCCTGATACATACCATCCCCTGCCCTCGCCTTCTCTCCAGCCGATAGGATGTGTGTTGTCATAATAGCCAACAGGCTCAATAGTTTCAGTAGCAATTGGAGGTGCTGGCTGATACACTCTAAAGTAGTAATCCTGAGTTGTTAAAGAAGTCCAAGACGCCCCTTGAAACGCTTTTCCCTCAGGGTAGGGATTCAACACTTTGGAGGTGTGCCATTTGAAAGCAGACACGCCACCCGGTGCAATATTTTCATTGACAACGAGAGCATAGGTCGCACCGGGTGTTAATCCAGTAACAGATATATTGGCATAATGCCAACCTCTAAAAGCAACATCGCTAGCTAAAATTGTATCAGGTGTCCCGACTGTCGCGATTGGAGAATTTGGCTGACCACCACTAGTGGTGTAGATTGCAACTTGAAGGGTGTTGTTCAACGATGCATTATAGGCAGGGTTATTCGTCAAATCTTTAAGAGATAGATGGAGTGCGACTTTGGTAACATCATTAGATATTGCATCTAGTTTAAAAGTTTGCGCTAAATATCCACCATTGAAAGCAATAGAAGTTGACACAACTGAGGCAAATTCAGCTACACCATTTCCGTTATCTTCTGGAAGATACCATGTATCTCCGTCGTCATCGGAATAATAAAAGCCAAGTTCAGTTCCTGCGAGAATACCAGTTCCAGAAGACACAAGAGTATAAACAGCCGTATCACCGCCTGCAATGCGCTCACAGCGCTCCCAGGTATAACCATCGTTATAACTTCTATACACACCCTTTTCTGTGGCTACAAAGAGCTTGTAGACAACTGGTGTTGTGCCTTCAGAAGTTTGCAGATAACTGTAGCATGAAATTCCAGCTAAACTGTGAGATTCCGCGAAGAAATCTAGAACAGGAGGGGCGGCTGCGGGGTCTGGGTCACACCATCTCCAATTTCGAACAACATAAACACCATTACTTGAGAACAGTATCATTGGAATACTATTTGGTCTTTGCGATTTTGTTATGCTATAGAATTTTACAGGAACTGATTGTGTGCCGCCGCTTGGAAGTGCCACATCAATCATAGGTCGGCTATCGCCAAACATTTGTCTGCCAGTTAAAACAGAACTATATTTACTATCTCTTCCACCCTCGGTAACAGCAAATAATCCATCTTCTGTGGCTAAATACAATGTATTTACTAGAGTTTGCGTTGTATTGCCCTGGCTATCTGTGCTAACGCGAATAAATTGGTCATGGTGCAACCCGTAAACTCGTCTTCCATCTAATGCATCAAAATGGTCTGAAACAAAAGTTGATGAATCGCTTTGATGCAAAATGAAAGCCAAACCATCTTCTTTACCCCATGCATCATAAGTATAGGTGACATCACCAATTGTTTTCCAGGGCTGATTGTCAACTTGGGCAAAAGCAGTTTGTGGATATGTTGCGTTTAAAGCCCAGCTATTGTTGTTTTTTTGATAAACACCCGAATCAGTACCAGTTGTCAAAACAGAGTCTACATTTTGAATAAAATAAGTTCTATGCGCCTGACCCAATGAGCTGGATTTGAGCCATCGAGATTCTGATAATGAATAATACCACATGCCCTGGTCGGTTCCAACCTGCATGTTATCACCTGATGGAGAAGCGCCATAAATAGAGTAAACAGAAGTTGGTTCTACAGCAGAATCTATGCCACCAAATGGGTCGTTGCCCACGTAAAAAGCTGACGAGGATTTTGTGGAATCATATGGGTCTGTTCCAAAATCAAAAAACATTGCATTTTTTGGGCCGCGGTCAGCATTATATCCATGTCTTGCATAACTTCCATAATTGTCAAACAGTGATGGTGAAGTGTAATGATTTTTTGCAGCAATAGAAAGCTGGATTGTATTTACGCCGCCAAGAGAATTTAAATGATATGTTTCGTTGGTTTGTTTTTTAGTTATTTCATCTTCAATACCCAAAACTGATTGAACATTGACTACATAGACCTTTGTTGTAGTTTTTGGAAATGTAACAATTCCAGAGCGCGGATGAGCTAATGTAATTTCTTTTGTACTTGGATTCACCACAATATTAAGTCTTTCGCGATTAATACTGTTTCTGAGTTCGATATAATTGGTTCCAACAGGAATTGCCCCCTCATCAGCAACATGAATAATCGTATCTTGAGCAGTAAAATCCTGACTCAAAACAGTTGATTGAGTGGCATTTGTTACAAAACTATTGGGCATTTCACCGTGTGGAATTGTGCCAATGTCAGAAATAAACGCGCCCGGTCTAAGAATAGTGATTTTGACCTTGCGAGCATTGGTGCGACCAATAGTTGATGTAAATTGTATTTTGCCCAGCTCTGGTGTTAAAATATAGTTCGTATCACTCGGGGTGTTTCCAATATACACCACAACATCGGCATTATCGCCATTCCACGGATTTACCCAAAATGTTGTGTAATCTTTTTCAAAGACGAAATTATCCCAAGGTTGTTTAGGTGTATCCCAAATAAATCCTTGATAAGCAACGCTGTGCTGCAAAGTTGGTGTCGGCGGTGTGTGGCTGTATTCAACCGACTCTGTATAGTCTGAGAAATCAGTTGCAACGAAGACAGTGGGTTCATGTGAAGTCAAGAATTGTTGGCTTGTTCTTACCCAGGGCGCATTAACATCAGTATTATCCCAGACAGCTTTTGCACTTTTCCAAATGCCCCTGTTAGTCCCGACTCGTAATACTCCAAAATCTCCGGTGCTGTCCGAAATAATACATCTTGGACTTCCTTGATTCATTTCCTCCCAAATCAATTGAGATGCGGATAACGCAGTCCATGAATCAGTTCCGTCATCATACACATCATCAATACGATAAATATTGCTGTCTGTTAAAGCGAAATAGATACTAGGGTCAAATGCATGTTGATGTAAATTGTTGAATGTGCGAGATGTATCGTTAATTGGGCGTAAAATCAAATTTATCCAATTCAATGCATCAGTGTTAATTAATGTAGTGGTTTTAACATGCCAAGCGCTTCCACCAAAAATATTGCCGTTGGTCACTCGAATGTAGAATTCACTTGTAGCTGTTACTGCTGCCGCCATATCTGTGGCGCGTATCCAATGTCCATTCGAACCAGCACCAACAGTTGTAACTGTATAAACTCCATTTTGAATACTATTAGTTTGATTTTTTACTAATACTCTGTCATTGGCAATTAAAGCCACGCCATCAACAGTAGATGGGCATGAAGTCACGAAATCAGTGATATTGCTAGTAGTTGAAGCTTTAGCATCTGTTAGTTGAACAATATCAGCTTGCTTGAAATACACTAATGGATGATTGTAATATCGAGCATTATCTGTTTCAATTAATTCAGATGTATGCGTTACATACACTTCATGGTCTGTATGCCAAATGATATTATTTTTTCTTGGGTCTGTGCCACCTTGAAGCCAGTAAATGCCTTTTACAATTGCATTACTTACAAGATATCCGTTGACAAAAAATCCAGTTTCAGCGCCGACGTAGACACTTCTGTCAAATGTCTCGGTGAGATTACCGTCATTATCCCATGTTTCGTGTAAGGTAACTATTTCCAAAACTGCGTAAACTTTAGTGTTAGTTGATAAATAAGATTGATAAGTCCACTCCCATTCATCATCCGCCAAGCCTTCTTTGATTTGCGCTGAGTATAAACCATGGTTGGTTCCAAGATTATATATCGTATACCATTCATATGTTTTCGCCAATCCCGTGGAAGTTTCGATACGCTCTGTTGAAACCTGAAACGCTGTTGCAAGTGCTGTTATGGTGCTTGTGTCTGTAGCAATTGTCGGCATCTTTAATCGCTGCCAAGATAAACCCCGGTCTTTAGTGGAAAATATTCTACCAGTTCGAGGGGTTAAAGAATCATCCCATGTTCGCACAAAAGTATTTGCAAAATGATTCGTATTTTTAGGTATCAAAAGATTATCAATAATCTGAACAATTTGTCCACTGTCAGCTATCCAATTTGGCTGCAATATAGCAGCAACATAGTCTGATGTTTGCAATAAGCCATGTTTTGAACCAAGAAGTGTATTTTGTCCTATGAAATTTTGAGATTGATAAATCGCAAATATATCCGTTGTGTGCTGTAGCTCGCTACCGGGAACTTCTGCGTAAAATGTAGTGTGGTCGCCAGAATCAAACAATCTTAGAGTTGGGCGCAACTCAGCTAGTTCCATGTGCCTATTTTGACCAACATGGCTCAGACCGTACATTCTCTTAGTATCTAATTTGCCAATAGTAAATGTAGATGCATCAATATTCTTTAATCTCTTGCCAGATAGTTTTCCAGTAATTTCATCAGCAATATGAGTGATAATTACTTCTAAGTCAGTATCGACATATGTTGCACCATCTAATGCGGGAAGAAATGCGATTCCGCCACGGCTTGCATTAATCGTATAAGGAATGACCAGAGGGTCAACAACATCGCCTTTTAACATCACCACTGGAGTATGATATAATCCTGCATCCCAGGTATAAATTTGATTACCATTAGGGTTTCCATCCGAATCAAATCTTTTAGTGCCATCAGTAAGATAAATAAATGCGTCAACTATATCAGAATCTGATTGAATTGTTAATTTAACTTGTTTAGCCAATGGCAAAATCACTTTTAAGGTTGAGCCTGAGCTGATACTATTTTGAAGATACAACTTACCTTGAGTAGAATTAATAACATATGATGTAATCGGAAGCTCAACATCGTTTAGCTTTACAATCGGCAATCCATAATCCGATGCGTTCCAGGTGAAAGTATTACCCTTACTATCCTTAATTAAGAATATTGTGCTTCCCTCTGGCCCAACTGCATCGAGCACAAGCTTTGTGCTTAGGTTGATTTTACTAGGATGGTCGCTGCCGCCAAGATGAACGTGTCTGTAAAATGCTTTTTTCAGCGCTTTGTCTAAGGCTGATGCTAAATCTTTTAACACCTGTCTTTTATCACTGTAAACAATACGGTCGATATAAATTCGATAATCGCCATTATTATTTGCGTTGTTTTTTTGACTTACCCAGATTTCTGAAAGAAACGCAGCAGTGTGCGTTAAATCAAAATCAATATCTGGGTCAAGAGGAACTACAATAGCTGCCAACCCCTCGGTTACCAAACAATTGCTTGCTTCCACCCAGGCGTAGTAAATATTAGTTGTCGTGAATCTGAAATAAGCTATAACATCAGTTCTAGCTGCCCATTTGCCAACAAATCCATGTCCCGTTGTTACTCGAATCACTTGTTCCCAAGCATCATGGAAAAACAATTTGTTTGTTCCAATGGTATATGCATAAGGCGAGGCACTTGCCGTTATAGGCGGTGATAGCGCCCAAAGTGTATTGGCGTTATCTGAACCGCTCAAAACACGAATTATCATATTTGCGGATAGTTCTGAATTATTATCGAAATCAGTTGAGCGACTCCATGCGCCGCTAGCTGCCACATAAATACCATTTTGTGTTTGTGTGGTTTGATTTTTAACTAAAACACGATTGCCAGCAACTATGTCTATTCCGTCAATTTTTTGCAATCCAGAGAGTGTTAAGTTCGATACAGACGCCGCCTGACAGCTATTTAGTGAAGATACAAGGCCTAGTAAGGCAAATTGCCGCCCAAGTCTTGAATATGGGTCTGCATCATATGCTTGGATTAATGCAAGTTGTTCAGACCTATATGTGGCATCAGTAACGTCATCTCCACTCGGAATACTAATTTTTGTTACATCCCAGCCATCAATAACACCAGGCCCAACAAAGCTAATTAAAGCATTGATTTGATTTTCAACCGTCTCCATATTTTCACGGTCATAGCCGGGGTACCAAATGTCCCCTAGCTCCAACATGTTATATGAATATTTTGATGTTTTAATCATCGCTCTGTAATGCCATTATACCAATTTTTTTAGCTTAATCCATAAACTTCATGTCCGCTGTACCTGCGTCTAGCTGAACACCAAATTCATCAACTATTGCTGGTGTAAATTCGGTAAATGACAGCAACGATGTTCCCATCACAATCACGTCTGCGGTTTTCATAAAGTAATTCTTAGTTCCATTGGTTGTTCCAGAAGTGATGGTAGTATACAAACCATAGCGCATTTCTGTCGCAGCTTGGTCAGCATCTGTCACCCGAGTAAGTACATAGGGTGCTCCACCACTACCGACATTAGTAACCTTATACAGACCGTTTTGTATGGCGTTCGCCTGGTCTTTAACCAGAAGTCGGTCGTTCACTGAAAGGGTTACTCCATCAATAGCGCCTAATACTCCGTTTTCTCCCCTTGTGAGCGTTGCACCTACCCCTGCGGCACCATTGTTATAAACAATAGCAAGAGTCGAAGGTAAAACTTGTGTTGTGGCAACCACACAAGCGGTCTTTGGATACAATTTTGTCGGAGCAGCATCTGACATAACAGAAACAAATAAAATACCAAATCGCAAATATTGAGATGGAGAGGGAAGCTCAAAAACTGTATTTGGTGTAATTTCTGTGTAATTTGAGAAGTTGAAAGTTGTTGGCGACACAGTTTCAGTTGTGTAACCAAATTTAATAGCTCCGCCATTTGGTGCCATATTTGCAGTTAGCAATCCTCTTCTGAATTGTGGATATGGACTCTCTGATTCAGCAGAAGTATCTAACAATGTTGTGAAGAAATAACTTGCATGAGCAGCAAGATAAGACAACACAACAGCTTTAAGTTCTGGTGTTGTTCCGCGAGTTGCTGTAACTAATATAGCTTTATATTGTATCCACTTATCACTTATGCCAGCAATGCTAAAATCGCCGTTTAATGCCGTATCCACAGTGCCTGCAATACCTGGGTCAATAATCGTGCTGTATGTCATATCGTTGCCCCAAGTTGCTGCTAGACATTCTTCACGTGTTTTACCCGAGCGCACTTGTAGCGTTACTTCTACGCCGATATCCAATCCCTCTTCTTGATAAGTTCCCGCTGGCATAACTGCCAAGAAAGAAATTTTATCCCATCGAGTTAATGTCGGAGAATAGAACGGTTCTGATTCATACGAACCATCTTCTCGCGTCTTTCGTTTCGGTGATTTGAGAGCACCAGATATCGGTGATGCAAATGTTGCCAAAACACGCTTATCATTCGTGTTGATTTGATAAATATTTCCGTCTGATATCCTCACCCCGTTTCTGGTCGGTGAGTCTTGAATAATAGTATCGGAAAGGCCTGGTAGCGTTGTAGTATTGCCAGCTTCATCCTTAAAGCGAACATATGCTGTTCGCTTTTTGGTTGCAATAGCACTTGTATCCAATAAGTAAATATTGCCAGAGCTACTCATTGCATATGGTGCTGCACCGATATATGAAATTTTTGTGATTTCATTTGGTTTACCAAAGTAAGGCTTTGAAACATTTGTGATTCCACCAGTACCATTAGCCTGCCAATTCAAAACTGCGCTGCCGCCAGATGACCCATCTTTGAAATATTCATATCTGAATTTGTAATACTTACCTTCAGTCAATTGAGCCCAACCAGTCGTTACAGCAGGAGTCGTTACTTCATCAATAATCAACTCATCATTAATGTATAGCCTTGACACACCGAGTGTTGTGTTGCTAAAGAATTTCCAATTAGCTGTTTGAGACGGAGTAATATATTCTTCCCACGAAGTATTGAAATAAGTGGCATTAACATTAGATGGTCGGCTAGCACTAAAATCCGCCCAGTTAATTTGGTCATCATTGTAATAAATTTTACGAGTTCCAGAACCAATAGTTAGGTAGTTTGCAGCATCGCTGTTTGTCCACACAGATTGTAAACCAGACTCTGGAGTTGGCAATGGAACAGATGCAAATGTTAACGTTGATTTGTTATAAACAACCAATCCCGTATCTGAACAAAGCCAAACATAATCTCCATTGGGGTCATCACTAATGGAGATATAATGAGTGGCATCTCCATCATAAGCCTGCTTCCATGTGTCTAAATCTCCAGTTTCTTTGAAAGTCAGCGCATAAACGCTGCCACCCTCCAAACCAGCCCAGAGTCTTGAATCTGCCGTGGAGAACGTCAGGGCGTCTACACCAACCGATTGAGCTGAGAATGTCAATGACCATTGTTGACCATCATAGTAATACACTGAAGCTGCTTGAACTCCACTATCACTACCAGCACCAACAAACAATTTACCGTGTGCCACTGCAAAAGCATTTATTTGAGGCTGTACCAGTGTTCGAATTAAGATGAGCGATGTTGAATCCCAGGTATAAATTTTTGATAAATTATCAGTGTCTCTACCAGTTCCAATCCATAACTTACTTCTATACGAAACCAATGCTCGAATCGGAGCTGTGATAGTTGAAATAGGCACCGTTGAATATATTTTTGCATCAGAACTAGAAAGCAATTGTCCATTTTCTAAGCCTACATATAACACATTTTTATGTACAGCAATGGATAAAATTGGTTCCTGACCACTTGTTATAGTTTTTCTGGATGTTAATGTACCCGATGCACTGAATGTGTACAAAGTGGTGTGGTCATGTGCAACAATAAATCCGCCAAAAATCGTTGCATTACTTAACGGGCCGGCAAGCGAATTTCCCGCTTGTTTCAACCATGTTTCTGAATCATTAATCATTTTCCAATCAAACAATGAAATACCATCGGTAAATGGAACCCATCCATCTGAATCAGCATTTGGAAAGCTGATTGCGTCGTGGAAATCAGTATAATGTGAAGCCTGAAATGCAGTAACCGATGTGAGAGGGTCAGTTCCAGAAACTGTAATGGTTCCATCATTAGATGATGTATAGAAATCGCCTCTGTAGCTCAATCGAATATCAGATAACCGCACAGGAGATGAAAAAGTATATCTAAAGTATTCTCGCGATTCATTGTCGGCAATCATTGTGAACAAAGAAGTCCAGGCATCTGTTGGATTAACCTTAGCTTCTATTAAGTAGCTTTTTGGCTTATCTGCTGTAAGACCGACTTCCACACTACTAATAGCTGGATATACCAACACGTTATTTTCTGTTACTTGATTAATTCTCATAACGATATAGCGCCTGTCTCCAACACCTATTAATTCATAAATTGTTTCATCATCTGACCCACCAAAAGTAACCGTATCATAAATTGGTATTTCAAGAGCATCTTGTAACTCATTAATTGCTGACTGTGGTTGTGCTGATGCATCTGAGGCTGTAAAGGAATATTGAAAACTCTTGCCTGTTTCCAAAGTCCACGAACTTGCATCGCTGGAAATTGCATATTCTCCAGCCGCTGGTGATTTTGTTGAGATGTATATAAATGCACTCGTACCCAATGGAGCAGCACTGCGGAAAACCACAATCCAATATTTTGTATTGTCTTCCAATCTGTAATCCAACTTGAATTCAAATGCTTGGAATGATGTTGTTAAATCTCCATAAGAAACAAAGTCACTTGAAGTAGCAAGCTGTTGCAAAGGCTTATCGCCGCTGTCTGAGTATAAACTAACCGTTATTCTCTCGCTTTGATTGGTGATTGTTCCGCCTTTCTTGAAATTTAAGCTGATGGCAGTAATATCAAATGCACCGCTAGAAAGCAATTGAGTGGCTTCATATTTATTATTTAAATCATCCTGTCCACCGCCGCCGTTGCTCAATGTTGTTGAACCATATGCTGCGAAATGATGAACCTTAATACCGCCACTTCCTGGACTTTCATTAATTACCAAGCTTCCAATAGGTGGAGTGGTATCTAAAATGGTAGAAGCTAATGGCCAGCCAAGTCTTCTTTCTAACAAATATCCAGTTCTGCTATCCATACTCGATGAGCCACTAAGTATCCAGTGTAAAGGATTAAAAGGAATGCTAGATAAATCATTTGAAGCTTGCGTAAGTTCAAACAATTGGGAAATTGAATGCATAGCCGCGTCACAGTCTGTTTGGTCTATACAAAGATGTGACGCAGAAAGATTACCGTAATTTGTAACATCATTTGCCAATAAAGCATAATAAGAACCTGCTGCTGTTCCAGCAGTCCATAAAGGCATGGTTTTTCCAGAACCAAGAGTAAAAGTAATATCTATAGTTCTTTCAGTCCATTCGTCTAATAACACCGTGTGATAATTCGCATTATATAAAGTTTGTGCCAAAGCTATTTGTTTAGCTCCCCTATTCACTACTGGGTCACCGCTAATAGAATCATATCGTTTGTAATTGAAAGCTGTTACAACACGAGAAGAAGAATCTCCAATTTCCAGGGTGCTACTATCGTCATTTTCCACTAAGACGCTTTTACCCAATGTTCCGCCCTTAGTCCATCGAGTAGCTAACGAAGCTCTGAAGCTTTCGAAACGCGACCTCAATGTACTTTCTGAAACAGCAGTAAAGTTAATAGGTACTGGCAATGCTGCGCAAAATGTTGCAAAATCCGTGCTTGTTGGTAATGCACTTCCAGACGTTACATTTCCAGAGACATTAAACACAACTGCTCCGCGTGTCCCGGATAAAACGCGCTCAAATGCATCCCATGAACAGCCACCATTTGGTGCTAAATATCTCCATTCATATAATCTAGGCCCATTAAATTCTTCTCCAACTGTTCCATATGGGAATAGTTCATTTAATGCACTTACGTCATTTAAAACCCAGGTTAAGACTGTTGTTAGGTTGCCAGCAATAGCGGCGCACAACATTGCTCGTCGTACATCAGATTTCTCTGCTGGGTCAGCAAAACGATGTTTGAAAGCATTAAAATTAGCGGCTGTAAAGTTAACTCCATCTGAATTCTCGATTCCGTAATTGGAATCAGCCAAAACAATAGATGGTGTGATATCTAAATCTAATGCCTGACGAGCAACAACAACAGCATGCGCACGATTCACAGTTTGGGTACCCGGATTAGTGTCCACCTGTCCGTCTACTTGATAATCTCTTATCCACTGTATTCCATAAGAACGAAGAATATCGAATTGTTGAGTTCTAAATATTTCATCAGAGTCAAAAGTAGCAAACGCAACATTGGTTCCAAAGATTTTAGCCGCAGTCGTGTTTTCCACCAATGATGAGAAATTTCCTAAATTATTAGGAGAAGAATCTGTATCTACATCAACCACATTACCATTGTAATAATTTAGTTTAATCAAATCTTTTGCCCTAACTGGATAAGCCAAAGCTAAATTGATGGTGCGGTTTACATCTGTAAATGTTGTGATAGTATTTCCACGAACTGCGGAAATAATGTCTCTGGGAACTCCATTTACAGTAACATAAAACCCTGTAATTCCAGTTGATGGGTTAATATATGGTGGAAAGCTGTGATTTTCGCGAATATAAACTACAATACTATTCCCGGTAACATTTGTAGCAGCACGAACAAACAATGGTGCTGATGTATTATTTACAATAGCGTTTGTTACAACATTTGGCCCGAAACTAGCTAATTTATTACTAGCTGGAGCTGCATCAGTTACAAAATTAGAAGTTGGTTGAACATATTCAACGGTGATATAATCTTCTGCACCCCAGGTTTTATAATCAGTTCGCGTTAGTGTGTATTGAGTGTTGCTTGTTCTAGTTATACTAAATGGAATATTTGCGCCATTTGCTCGTAAAATAAAGCCACTTGGTGATGTTGGCGCTAATGGAACAGAATTAGCCTCTGTAAAATTCACTAAAACAAGATTTGTGCTACTAGTAGTGGCGCTAAGAAAAACTGGAAGAATGCGCTCATATGTGGTGGTGTTGGTTACTGGTGAAGAAGTGAATGCCAAAAGATTATTAGGTATTGTGGCTCCATCAGTTACTTTTGGTTTGCCAGTTACATTAGCATATGCAATTTTATATACTTTATTGTATGTTAAAGGCGTGTTCAGAGTGATAATTATGGTTCGCAAATAATTTGCATCCATAGTATCGGTACTTCGAATGGCACTAACTTGATTTCTAGTAACATAACCAGCGCCGACATCTTCTGTTATCGTAAATCCAGCGATATTAATGCTTTCTGGTAAAATTTTACCCGGAGACGGCGGGCCCGTTTCTGTAAATACTACATAGACACTATAACCATCTGTTGATGTGTGAGCACTTGCAAATGCTGGGGCTATTCTTTCAATAGTATTTTGTGTAACTGATTGATAATCAAATGCCAGAGTCGGAACAGGAGGGGCACTATTATCAGTAATAAATACAGAAACATCTGGTGTGTATTTAACAACTATGTTTGAATCAGTATAAAGCAGCGGTGTCGTTAATGTGATTCGAACAGTTTTAAGGTCTGAGCCAGAATCGCCCTTTCTAATTGGGTTTGGAAAGGTTTGGGAGGTTCCACCACTACCACCAACCTTGACTATGAATCCAGGAATTCCCTGATTAGATGGCAAAATAGAAGTGCTATCATAATCATTAAAAACAATGTCAATAAATTGACCATCTAAACTGGTGGCAGCAGATAAAAATACGGGACGCCCAGTATAATTAACGCAGTTGCTGTTACTGCCAGCATAAGTTGCCATTGGGAAGGCAGCAGTTTGGTCGGTGATATTTCCTGTTCCAGATGAATAGGATAATTTCAATACACTTAAGGCGGTTAATCTAGTTTGAAGTGTAAGAACAACAGTAAGTGCATCAGCACCAGACGAGCCCTTTCGATAAGCTGTCGTAATTGGAATAGTTGTTGCCGAACCAGCGGGGTCTTGGACTAATGTCCAGCCCGTAATAGCTCCCGTGGCAGGGATGATTGATGTAACCCCAGAGCCACCAAGTAAGATTTCAACTGTTAATCCGTCTTGGCTCGTCAGTGCTGATGTAAAAGTTGGTGCGGCCATTGTATGCTTCCATTACTTTTTATACAACGGGAAGCCCATGGCCTGCGTTGAACTAAGTTGTAAAGCGAATATTCCCGCGTTCACCAGTAACAATTAGTGTTCCGTAGTAAGAAGTTGCCGCCAAAGGATGAATTAATCCTTTTCCAGATGTTTCTTTTGGACATGGTGGCTCTCTCATGCTCCAGGTTTCTTGTTCTGCAATATATTCAAAAGTTTTAGCCGCTCTATCATTTGGATTATCTGATATTTTCATTTCTGATATTCCATCTGTAAGTGCCCAAGCTGAACCCTGATAGTTGACCAAACATCGAACTCCGCCAGTGGACGGCAGCCTGCTTTGCAATGTAAAATCGTATATTAAACGCTTTGTTGGCGCTCGCTCTAATCTATCGGCGGCGGTGCCACCCACAACAAATTGCACATATCCCCAGCCCCAGGTGCTTGCTTCTTGCAGACTATCAATCTTTCCAAATCTTACTTCCATCTGCGTTGTTGGCAATGTCAAGAAATTAATCTCATTTAAAAGTGGTTGTTCCGATTTGCCCAGCCAAACTTTAACATCTCTTCCCTCAACAGCAACTCGAACTTGTGTGAAGTTATCTGCAAAATTTGGTGCCAATTCATCAGCTACTAGGGCAACATAATCAACATCCACATATGGTCTAGAAGCACCTATGCCCTCGTCAAGTCCAGACACTTCAACAGATAACGAGCGCAATGATTGGTTCCACGAAGGTTCGAATACATAAAGTTCAAATCCATTAGTGTTTTTAGCAGCTAGTTCATACCACGAAGTATTTTCACTAATATTGCTAGATTCAGACCAGGCAAATCTAATCTTAACCTTCGACAAGTCGAAGGAATCAATGGCGGGCTCCACACTATTTGAAGTCGAATTGTCAGTTATACGAAGTCGAACATAGACTTTTGTTCTTGTGTTTACAGATATTGGTGAGGCAAGATTTGTAATACCAAATCTTGGCGCTCCACTTGTTGCAGTTGGTGTTATGCGAACAAATTGAGTTTTAGTAGTAAAGGAAGCATTAGTTTCTGGTTCCTCTGCCCCGACACCCATTGTAGCATTACTCGGGATAACAAAACGATAAGTATTCCAATCCTCGACACTAGCGGATGCAGAAGACTCTTCCCCAGTCCAATACGGGCCTCTGTCTTGAATAGAGCCTGTATTAAAGAAATTCCAAATCTTTTTAACGTTTGAGGCTGGGTATTTTGCGCCACCAATAGACATTGTTTGAATATTGGTGTCTCTAAATGGCACAGTTTTGGTTTTTCCGCCGCTACTTAAAGTCAACTCGCTTGAAGACAATGAAACATCAGTCACATAATATCCATCGCTCACGCGGAAACCTTGCTTCGCTCCGGTGAAATACATCATATCGAATTCCATAGCCCACGTTGGCTTCAACCATATAATCGCGGTTGTTCCAGTTACATATGATGCCTCGGAATAGAGCAACCAGCTATTATTTGCATTCAAATCGCCGCCAGTCGATTTGACAGATAGATTGGATATGAAATCGGCTGACCCATCTAAATCAACAACTCTAGTGAGAATGTAATAAACACCACTAGTGCCAACTTGTGTTAATGAATAGACACCGTTATGAGCGCTATTTGCTTGGTCTTTAACCAAGATTCTGTTGTTTATTGCAATAGTGACGCCATCAACAACTAAAACGCCGTGAATGGTCGCTGTGAGGGTTGCACCAACTCCAGCAGCTCCATTATTGTATACTGGCTCGAACGAGAGTTCATCTACTGTAGCAGCAACTACATTTTGCAAGGTATTGCTTGGCGTATTATTACTAATTAATTGCTCCCAGTCTGTGCCAGTATTAGCTATAAATTCTGTTTGAGTTCCCGCTGCGCCACCTGACAGTAGAATCAAATCTCTATAGCCATTTTCTGTATCTGGGTCACTAATGGATTCGGCAACTACACTGCTGTCGCCCCTGAGGTGAGTTCTTCCGCTTGAATTTAACAAAGAGCCCTTCTCAACTGTGCTGTAATATTGCCATGGCACCGAGTCGTGAATGAACCATTTATTGAACAATTGCTTTGCCCATAGCTCGCTTGGCTTTGGTTGAATTTGATGTGTTAAAACAAAATTCCATATTTCTGGTCTATCACCAATACCAGCTAAGATTTGCTCCTGAGTTGCCAATAAACATGACACTGGTAATACATTGGATTCATATTCTCCAATGTATTCATTTTGCAAAAGACTTTCTTCAAGCGTCTCTTGTTCTGTGGAATCTGTTGTATTGATTAACGTTCTTTCATAGCGCAACACTCGTCCGCTATTTGTTCCGAGGAACAACATACCGTAAGCACTGCACGCACATGTAATATCACCTATTCCGCTTTGTAAGAATCCAATATCAGCTACGGCACTCCATGCGGTACTTGTGTCCGAATTTGGAAGGGAAGCTCGATATAATCGCGGGAAGTTAGCTGTTCCTGCGTAAACATATGGATTGCTTTCATGTGGGAATTGATGAATCGTAAGAGTGGTTATTGGCAGTGCGTAATTATCCTCTGTGCCAGTGAAGACTGGGCCGGATACATTGCTTCCGTTAAATTTCCAAACTCTTCCAGAGGCACCGCCGAGTAGCACAAAGTTATCATCACTTGTTGTGGCAAACAAATGAGTGGAGCACATAGATATAATAGCTGGCTCCTCGTAATATCCCATGTCAACTATTTTCAACACAGCGTTCCCGTCCCACTTATAAATAACGGCATAGTCGCGATGAATGTCGGCAGTTAGCACATCTCCTTCTGTTGTTGGCGTGTTGAATACGATTAAACCGCGAGTACCATCTATGACAAAATCTGTTGTAGGCGATGCATTAATATATGCCGTAACATGGTCAGAACTTCTTACTCGAATTTGTCTTCCAATGCTTCCAACTTCAGTGGACACAGCATAATATGCGGTATTGTCAGGATAATCCTTACTGAAGCTATCCGACAAACTGACTCCAGTGTAATTTTCAGACTTAATGCCAGACAAATATAATGTTTCATCGGTGGCGCTTAATGGTTTCCAAGTTGCCATGGCAATAAAGAGCACATTTTTATCCGCAGACTCATAAATAGAATCCCATAATGCAGCTTCGTATTCAATATTATTACCATAATCTCTAAATTGAGCTTCAACTCTCTTTAAACCGTCTGTCACACTATTAATATCATTATCAATAGCCCATTGAACGTATTCTTCTGAAGAATACCAAGGAGACCATGTTCTGGCAGAGCCTGCTTTAAGAGCGCGGAAGCGAATATCTTTGACTGCACTTGTTCTATCTGCGCCAGAAGTGGCAAGTAGTGTAGAAGAAGTATTTGTAATGTTTGCCGTTAATCCAGTTAAATTATTAGAAAAACTCAAAGCTCCCGCTGGAGCAACTGTATCCACTAGCGCCAATCCCTGGGCAATCAATGTAAGTGGATAGGATTCAGAAATATTACCCACACCATCCATTACCTGAACCCACACTCTTCGTGAGCCATCTGATGTAGAACCAGCAATAGCGTGTCCTGTGCCTGTAGAATCAAATATCAAAGCATTGTTTTCCCCAAGTGAGTTGTTCCACCAAGTATTGTAAAGATATGTTGTGTATTCGATGATTCCAGCGTTCTCAAAAGCCGACCATGGTTGCCAACAAGTAAAATCAACCATACCATAGTGCCCCTCTTTTCCGATTCTAAAAGCAAGCATTCCAGAATCATCATCTGTTGCATCAATACTCAATACGGCGCTTCTTACGGAAGGAATAATAGTTGGTTCCACAAATGGACGACCCGTCACAGAAGATGACGTAGGCGCTTGCAAATCAACACGCACAACGCTAGATAATAAACTAGCTGAGCTTTCTACCCTTGCGTGAGAATCAGCTCTGACACGAGAATGAATGGCTGTGGCGTGAGTGGTGCTATCGTATCGTTCGATGCTTCGTGCAAATAATTTGAAATACAAATCATTAATCAAATTCAAACCTGTAAATTCATTAGTGTCTACCATTTTATCAAAGTTTAATTCGCTCGCATTTGCGGAACGCAAGGATGTGGCAGGAGGAGTGCGAACAATCAACCAATATTTTCGACCGGAATCTAAATATAATGGTTGACTTGTCATTTCAAATTGAACCAAGTCATTTTGAGAAATTAAACCACCGTGTTCTGCAAAACTTTCGTACAACCTTCTTCCAGACGGTATCCAGTCAGTCAGTGGCGCTCCAATCTTACCAGTGCTTGCATCGTGTAGATGTAAGCGTACTGATGGAAACATATTTGATGTGAAATCAGTACCATCATTACGAACTTTCAAATCTAAAAGTTCACTTGTGAATGATGTATTCAATCCCATCTGTCCAACATCAAAGCTTTGTGCATAATTGGAACTTGTAAACTTAATATCAGTTGTGCCGATAACAGTTTCTTCATCGGTGTCCAAAAACCAAGTGAGACCCTCTAGATTAGGGACTTTTACAAATCGCATGTTAATAGTTCCGACTAATAAACTGTCGTGAATAGTTGGGTCTATTGTCCATCTAGTTATCTTATTGACAACACCATCTTTTACTGGTATTACCATTTGCGGGAATACATCGCTCGGTGCATCAAAGTCCGTGGCTCTTGTCCAAGCACCAGCATGTGCGATATAAATACCATTTTCAACTTGATTAGTTTGTGATTTAATCAACAATCTATCACCATCAATAAGAGTATATGGGCCAACCACGAGTCCGCTGAGAACCAGATTTATATTAGAGGCGTATCGACATGGTTCAAGTGACAAATTAAATGGTTGTTGATGAATGTGAATATTGGTAACACCAAACACATATGGTGCTGACGGTGGCAATTCCGCTATAAGCTTAAATCCCCAGTATGTTCCAGCCCAAGTGTTTCCTAGCTCGACTTTAACTCTGCTGCGTGGCGAAAGTTGTGAATCAACATTCATGTCAGATGCACGGCTAAGTACGCAAGTTACACCATTTGAATTAATAGATGCAACGGTATAAATTCCTTGTGCAATAAAGTTGGAAGATTCTTTACATACCAAAACTCTATCACCAACTTTAACAACTACTCCGTCAATAGTGGTGGATACATTGTTGAAATCAGCAACAACAGTTGTTGTTGCCACGCGACAGTTTTGGCACCAAAGCCATCTATCTCGCATTTGAACGTATAAGCGATGCGTGGTGCTAGCGGTAATAGTCGTACCTTCATTTAAGTCAGCCCATCGCTCCCAATAGTACCTAAATGTAACAATGTCATATTTAACTTGGTAGACACCATTTTCAAGTGGATTTGTTTGGTCTTTAACCAACACAAGGTCTCCATAGTTTAAAACAAATCCCCCTAAAGAAGTTTCGACTAAATCTAATTGATACGATGGGCAATCAAATGTTTTTGGAATATTTGCACCAACTGTAGCTGCCGCAACTTCAATGATATAATCGGTGTCTGAATCAGCCACGATAGTTCGCTGAGGATAAAGAGAGTATTTAAAATCTCCAGCATCAGTTGAACCATCAATCAAATATTGACCCATTAACGGCTTAAGAGTTGTTGCGCCAGTATCATATTTAGCAAAATGTCTGATAGAAACAGGGTCGTCATCACCGATTGAGTGTATTGCTTGTAAACCTTCAATTAAGATATTTGAAAAGATACAATCTGCATTATATATATCAGATGCCTCGGATTGCGTGGCTTTCTCGGAGCGAACGCCAAGTGCCACATAGAATCCAAGCCCCATATCTTTCGATGGTAATAAATTGCCGACAAATACAGTTCCCACGACTTCACTATTTCGCAAAATCACCAAACTGGTAGTATCACCGCTGCCAGCAGTCGGCTCATTAGAAATAACAACTTTCCATGTTTCTGCACCATTTTCATCTGGTGTAAAGTGCATTATTTTTTTGGTTGTTAAACTATTGTCATTATTTCTTTGTGTAACATAAATTCCACGAACTGGCGAGAAACCCACGATAATAGTGGGCAACAACATTGGCTCGTCAGCTTCATTTTGATATGGGTCACATCGAGAAACCATAGGTCGCAACGTTGAAAGTTGTTCTGTTACAGCATATGGGCTAAATGCAACATAATATTCTCCAAAGTTGGTGCTTCCATTTACGTCTGCATCGAATGTTACCTGAGCGCGAGATGACATAGTTGGAGTAGAGCATTGTATTTCAGCGACAGATTTTTGATTTAAATAACCTGGTGCTGAAAGTGTTAATGCATCAGAAGCCACTGACTTAGATGGGCCAGAAACATTTTCAGCACGAGTCGAATCAGCTAAGTTGCTGACAAACTCGGTGTAATAAAGCCAATTTCCATTTGCTAATAAAGTATTCCAATTTTTAGAAGTAGTATTTGCCGCTAACCATGTGTTTTCCGAGCGGTCGTCGTTAAAACAATCTCCCAAATCAATATCAAGTAGGAATCTACCAGAGGCAATCATCAACTCATCGCATTGAAAAGTACCATCACCGCCCGTCACGGCTCCAACAATAGCACCGCCCATGGCAGCCGTGTCAGAGAATTTATTTGCCATTAATGTGCTTGCAATCAAAATGGATTCTGAAGGTGCGCCGTCTGGTGTAAAGTATGCAGATACTTGCATCAAACCACGAGAATCAAAATTACTAAGAAATAACTCTAATAATCCCCCGGCAAGTAATGCTGGAACAATGTGCATGGGTAGGTTTACACTATATACACTTGTTGGAGTATATGATGCAGATAGTCGATAAATGTCTGCTGTAGGTTGCTGTGGTGAAGTGGAATTCAGAATGTCTTTCAGAGCAGGAAGGTTAACTCTGACCACCAATTCATCTACAGAACCAGATGTCGCATTAAATACACCTGTATACGCTTTAATATAGTAGCGACTCGCTGTGTTTAAATCAGCTACCGACATTTGAACATGTGCCTGAACACAAAAATCAGGAGCAGTCGTAGACAATGTAATCTTTGTTGCCGTATTAGAATATAAAGCTGCGCCGCGTAAAATAGCACTAGTATTGAGTAATAGATTGGTGTTGATAGTTCTGCCAGCATTTGCTGCATATCCTGTATTATCGTACTGAACGTTGTATCCAGTAACAGTCATTGCTGTAGCTGGTTCATCTGGTAAGATACTTCTCGAAACTCCCGTCAAAGAAGAGCCGAGCGTGGAATATAGATTGTAAATTCCGCTGGAAATAGCATTTTTTCTAACTTCAATAATATCACCGATATATCGAGACACACCTGCGCTAAATCGTCCCGTGGATGATTCTTCTGAAGCTCTAAATTTACACGCATATTTTCGACCAACCCAACCATCAGTGAATGTTAATACTTCTGGTTTACCTGGGGTTGACGGTCTTTCTGTTTCCCAAAATATTTGGTCAAAAATACTATATGAGCCTGGATATGTGATTTCATCTGAACCAGCTTCAAGGATTGCCTTAAAGTACACAGTGGACAATCCGCCGTTGCCAGACAAAGGCCAATTTTCAACAAAGAATCCCGGATTACCAGTTACTGCACCTGGGTCGTCTGCTGTACCCTGAGGTGAAACGTTTGCTGAGTCAAAGAAATATGACGGGTTAAAGGTATATGTGTAAGTGGTGGCGCTATCAAATGTGCCAACAGGCCAATTGGTGATTTCTAAAGTAGATTCTGCGTCAAAATCAGGGTCATTGGAAATTTTTAACGATTTAATTCTCGTCAATGCTACTGGTTCGCGAGTTTCTGTGTCAACTAATTCAAAACCAAAACTTAAAGTATGACGATTTAAGTCCCTTGCTGGATTATTGCTTTGTAGCAGAGTCGTATATGTTTGACCCTGTTCAATAAATTCTCCTCTTAAAAATGAGCTTCTGAGGTTATCAGGGAGCACAAGATTGACTTCAATTGACATAATATAGCACCATGGCCAGATTACATTGTGGGTTATTGACCATTCTTGTTATTTTTCCCTTTTTCAGCTTTCGAACCCTGTTTGGAATTGGCTAATTTAGGTTGTACATTATTTTCAATGCTTAAAGCATCAAATGGTAAAGAACTTACTGGCAAACTTGTTGGATTAGTAAAAGTAGAACCATCGGTGCTCACTTGGAAGATTAACGGAAGATTTCTTTGAATTTTTAACGGCAATCGCACTGATAAATAAGCGAATCCATCTACAAAGTTAACAGTATCTTCTTTGTGAAAATCATAAGAGCCAGTAAATATATCATTTACATCGGCTGAGCTGATATAAGTCAATGGAAGAGAGACAGTTTCGACAACGGTGTCAACCCCTGCTGGCATATCAATTTCAAGCTGAAGATTATCACGCAAAGAACCTTCAATAGTTTGGTCACTAATAATTTTGAAGTACATTTTTCGCTTCTCAGTTCCCACACCCAATTCCATTAAATCTTTATCTTCTTGCGGCACCGTCACGCTCCAAGAGCTGTCTGGTATAAATCCTGGCACCGTAGATATAACCGGAACACCAAAACGCGATGGTCTCGGTCGAACAAAACTACTATCGTCATAAATGGAAATAATAAATTCTGGAATCCTTCGAGATGATGGAATCAACATTCGTCCACCATCAATACTTTGCATAGATACATTTTGATTCATAACAGCAAAGGCGGATTTGATTTGAGTGGAAAATTCTAATTTAGAATCAGCATTACTCACTGAAACAGTAATAGTTGTTGGGTCTGAAGCAACAACAACACAATCGGAAAAGTCAATATAAATCTTCATATTTGACATATGAAGAATTACTTGATGATTTCTTACATCTAGGCTCACGATATTTTCAAACGCAAGGCTAAAGCTTTGGGGCATACTACTTGATTTACTCAAATATAATGCTATGTTATCACCAGCATTAAATGCCGTAGCTCGAATGTCTGGCGATATCATCATAATTAAAGCATCTTGTGTTTGTCCAATGTTAAAATTTTCAGGTGCATCAGAAAAGATGATATTGATATAATTATTCGAAGGCGCTGTAAGAGTAAATCCAGCTCTGTCATCTAAAGTTTCAAAAGTTAAATTGGGTATTGATTGCATTTTTGACCTATTCAGACACCAACAGTGTGCCGTTTTCTAATATAGACATGCCCGATGGGTGTGTTAAAATACCACTACCCCAGTTCCATGTAATTTTTCCAGAAGTATTGACTCTAACCAATCTAGACGCCGAACCAGTGCTTGAGCGGTCATTAATAGCCACCCAATATTCAAAAGAATTTGTATATGGCAATGCTCTAACTGGGTCTCCATCAATAGGAACGCTGAACAATGGTACGTTTCCAGTAGTCCGATTCACAACCATTAACGTGCCCTTTGCCCCATCTGAATCACTCGCAGGGGCGGCTAAGAGAACATTACCATTGCTCAACAAATAAGCAGAACCACCGTAGCCTTCTCGCATAGTAATTAATGTAGATGGAATAGTCCAAGAGGCTACACTGCTAGAATCAAAACGAATAACTGAATCAGCCCCCGCTGTGCTTACCAACCATGAATTAGTATCCTCAAATACTTGTACACTTATCGGATTAAATAGATTATAGTAAACCACTTCACCGCTAAATACGTTCAAAGTAATATTACTAATTTGTCCACCAGGCCCTTGAAGTACACTTGTGATACTACCATCTCCATTAAAATCTCCCGAATCAGCACTAGAGGCTGTGTTGTCTTCCAAGCCAGTAAAACAAGCCAATTTTCCTGATAAATCACCAGTACCAAGGTTTTCATACAGGCCTGTTGGTGGACAATCAGATGTCCCGCCGCCTGAACCTGTTCCTCCACCTGTATTTCCGCCACCACCTGTATTTCCGCCGCTCCCAGCAGAAGTAACAGCTCCGTTAAGGATTAAGATTTTCATTGGACTTGTCCAAGAATTAACTATTGCTTGCAAACTAGCTGACAACGTGGCTTGTATTGTGGCGCTTTTATTATCTATTGGTGAAAACGGCACACAATTTATATCTGACAAACTGAATGACAAACTATTTTGGTCACTTTGTAGATAGATTTTAGATTTATCTGATATGGTAATATTTTGACTAAATGCAATCCATATTTTACCAAGTCTTGGGTTATAATCTGCTGTTAATGCTACAAAGTCTCTGTCAATATTTCTTAGTCTAATATTGCCCTGTATAGAGCGAATCATATTACCGTCAATATCGACATGAACCAATCGGTCATTGTTTGTATCAGCAAATACTACACTTTTATCAGATAGAATCTCAAAATCAAGCGGGCTTTGATATCCGCTGCGAACACTACCGTGCCATGCTTGATATGGTGTAGTGTATAGTGTCTCGCCATTTTGATAAGAAGACTCGTCTGAGCCGTCAAGTTGAAAAGCGTTGTAACTATTATCGCTGCGAATATATTGAAATTCGCCAACTCCGCTTGAAGACTCCAGCGTTAAGGAGTTTTTAGTCAACAAACCATCTACGTAATCAGCGCCAATTAATGTATTAACAAATGACCGACCCTCCATCCATCCAGTTTGGTCGTTTGTAGAATCCGTAAGTCTCTTGTTCCAAGTTTTAATTACTGGAACGCCCGCGCTTTCAAAAGCTAGCGATAGTGTTTGCAGACTTGGTGCCAATGATAAACCTGGTGCTGATACCAATTTCACATGAATATCAAAATATCTACCCACAGATGAATTGGAATCAATCAAATGAGTGTCTGGGTCAACATCATAAAATGCGCCCATGCTAACATCATTATCTCCAGCTCTTGTTCTAAACTTTACTTGTGTATTCGATGGCTCCGTGGTGTCCCAATTCAATAAACTATACGTTGTTGTTGTAAAACCGCTATCAAATCTGAAGACTATTTCAGCAGTTTCAGCATAAAGACTATCATTCCATATGAAAATAGCAGATGTAGTGTCGGGTAGCGTTTGTCGCTCTTCAACAACTGCAAGATTTGGGCTTTCAATTGTGCTTATTTCATCATCATTTGGATGCAATAAATAAAAATCTACTTCACTGCCATCCCATCCAGTAGCAGTTTTCCAAGCAACACCGACACCTGTAATCTTTGTCATATCAGTGACATTAAATTCAGAAATATTGATAGCTCGATAAAGCCTAGTAGCAGATGTTTGTAAATCGCCGTCTCTTAGTGTCACCAATGAAGAAATTTTAACGGTGGTGCTGACGCCATTTTGAACAACAGTTGTTGCTGTACCACCATCGTAAATCAAATAAATGAACACATCGCCTGGGTGACTAATAGAAGAAAGACCCCATCCAATACCCAGCTTGGTTCGAGTTGACCAGTCTTGAGCACTGGAGAAAGTACCAAAGAAATATCTCTCAACAGCATATGTGTCTACGAATTCATTATTAAATGGTGGAGTTGTTAATGTTGGTGGTGGCGGTGGAACAATAGCTGTTTGTGTTTTGTTATCAATAAATTTGTAACCGCCATCCCATGCAAAGGAGTTAGCTGACGCAGCTAGGTTGGTAGATGTAATCGCTTTATATTCAAGGGGAATATCAATATCAATTTCACCATTTACACCAGTTCCCGTAATAACAATATCATGCGAGTATGGCTCCGGGGAATTCACTCGTGTTTGGTGATTTTCTAAAGCTGTTGTGAAATCTAAATCTGTTGTCCATACAATAACATCACTGTTAATAGCAGACGGGTTTGTGCCATAGATTTCATGTAAATTCTTGTCAACTATGGCTAAATCTACTTTTCCAGCACCATTTGGGCCAGGTACATAATCAGCAACGACTCCCGATAATCCATAGGTTGCAAAAGTAGAATAATAAGCAATTAAATGGTCATCAGCATTGTATCCAGGAGTATAGAAAATAGCGTTGACAAGTTTTGCATCAACTGTACCAAGACCGCTTTGTTTTTTCAAAGCTAAAACGAGTTGCAAAAGATTCGCAATATGTAAATCGGATAATCTGTATGACGATGGATTTTCCAATGTTTCAAGCAGAGAATCTATTTCCGGGTGTGTAAGAGTTCCGATGTCAGCTAAAATGGTGTGGCTTATTAAAGGAAGTCTTTCTGGGGCTAAATTTCCTTTTGTAACAGTACCTAAATCCAAATTCTCAATAAATGTTCCATCAAGTTTCCCCTGTACGTGCAAACCTAAATCCACACGACTCGGATTATTAGCGCCACCAATATGCTTATGTTTATTGATTAATGTGGCAAGCGTATTGAATAAGGAAATATTAACCCTGCCGTGACTTGCGTCATTATAACATGTAACAGATGGTGGACTTGAACTGTAATCAACTATAACCGCGCCTAAGCCAATATAATTATCAAAATCAGCAATTTCCACAGTAGAGGCAACAAAATCTACTGTTCTCTTATCGTGAGTTGTGTCATTAGCTCTGGCATAAATCCAAAATGTATATAAGTTGCCAGTGGTAGCGCCAGATGGTGGAGGAAGCTTAACTTGTGTGACATCAGTTGTAACAGCAGATTTCCAAGCAACATGTCCGCCGCCAGGGGTAATTTGCACGACTTGTCCAGTGATATCTCCTGGTACATTTTGAATACGCCAAGATGGATTAAGAGGGTCGTCGTCAAGCACGCCATTACCAAAAATAGTGTAAATAGCATATGTCTGCGCTTCAATCGTTCGAAATCGACGCTCATCCATGTCGATGACTTCACCGACTTTTTGAAAGGCTTCTAAAAACCCTAGCTTGTAAATATCTGTATTTCCCACGGTTTATTTCCTGTTTTGAGGCTCGTCGATGCCTATGACTGGCTCAACTCCCCAAGTCGAAAAACCCCACTGTAACACACCTTTGACTTGAGATGAAGAATTAAAGAAAGGCTGACTCTGGGCAGCAAGAACGGCATTTGGTGAACCCATCGGAATTTCATTAGTCGAACTATGTCTTTCAATATGGTTGCTAATTATTTCGTCAAACGACCTGAAACTCGATTTTATTGTCACCTTACTCACTCCTCATTTTCAAATTCCTTTAGTTATTATATGCGAGAGGTGGAAGCTGTTCCCCTTTAACATCGGCTAAGATAAAGTTGTTGCTTTTCGTAAAACTGTACGTTACCTCAGAGTATAAATAGTTGCCAGTTGTTGCGTTTTCACTATCATCATCAGCAGATAATCCAGGTGGATTTAAAAATGTTTTGATTTGAAATTGCCCAGCGTGCTTTAATGGTCGTGTAACATAACATTTAAATGCAATTCGCTGATATGGCAATATCATAAATGATTTTAGACGTGAACCGTAATTTCTTAAAGACAACAAGTCGGGAAATAGATTGGATTGTGCTTGGTCAATAAAAATCTTTCTATAACCAATATACCCTCCAGTTAAATCCTTAAAATCAGCAGCTTCGCCAACAGAATTAATAAGATTCGCCAACCCTTCTTTGGTGAAGCGATTAGCGAATTCATCTTCGTTAATTTTTGTGTATGTTATTACTCTTCCGTACCAATTTTGTCCATATAAAACTATTCCAGCATGTAACTGCTTATTATTTGTTGTTGTTCTCCAACCAGAATTGTGCAATACGCCATGTTGACCTTCCACCAAACTATTTGGTAAATATGAAGCACTAATATCAGGGTCAAGATATCCAGCAAAGGTTAATTCATCCAACAATAGCGGAGATTGTCTTCTGTCGAGTTTCAGTCGTTGTGTAGATTCGTCCCAATAAAAAACAGGCAGAGCGTCAGAATCAATAACCAGCGAAAGTGCAGGTTTTAAAACATCAATGACTTTTTTCTGTGGAGAAGCCGATAGAACTTGAGTTGCTAAGCTACCTTCCACTGGACTATAACCTAATCTTAAATTCAAAGCATCTGCCAATTTGGGGTCATTTGTTTGGTCGTACCAATCATATAAACCAGACATCGCAACAGCATATTCAATAATTCTTCCATATCTCATACTTTGAAAAAACAAAACTGTTGAACACGGTACATCAGATAAGATTTGAGTGGCGATATCTGTACATTTTACTGTTGTGATACTACCGTTTGGTGTATTCTCAGTTTCGCTTTCAGTGATAACACCCTGGAAGAAAGTTTCCGCAGTATTTGGGCCTGCGCCAAGCTCAATGGTCAAATTATTTTTTTCAATAGAATCCAATATTTGACGACCAAGTGTAGTCATTTTTAGATTTCTCAACACAACACTTGCTTGTTTTTGCATATATGAGTGATTACTATTACTACCTCCACTTCCAAGCGGATAGGAGACACTCACTGTCCAGCTTTCGACATAATCAGAAATATCTCCCCAGGGCATTTGAACAATAATATCAGCTAAAGCAGAAGATGTTGGTTTGTCTTTGCCATCTAATGATTGACCAAAATATTTCTTTAAGCTACTCTGGCTCGAAGAATCGGCTGATTGATTATTTCCAGCTCTAACAAATTGAAATTGCGGGCCCTCGATGGTGGTGTCAAAAATTACACGACCCTTGGAAAATTTTTCACCCGTACTCGCATCAGTTGTTGAACTAATTTCACGATAAATCATCTCCGCAGATGGTCTACGCCAATCTGCATAACATGACGCAGATGATTCTCGGCTCTCAATACGCTCTGGGTCATCGGGATTACCAGCATTTATCCCATATAATCGCTGTGCTTGAAATTGAGAATTGATATTAGTGGCATTTAAAGCCTCGCTACGGTCTGTTGATTGACGCCCTGGGTCAATCTTTGATTGGGCACTAAAACTCGTTTGTAACTGCCCCATGTGGTCAATTTCGCCCACGTCTGGGTCTGTCTCACGAACGGAGGATACATTTTCTGGATGATAGTTGTTAAATGCAATCGGCCCGTATTTGAAAGCTGCCGTGATGTTATTAAACGTCATGCTGATTTTAGAATTAACAGGTGTACGAGCATAAATTTGTTGCTTGTTGTCATCTTCATTATCAAGCGGGACAAATGCATTCCAACTTTCCACGTTTTCATCAAACCCAATCAACATGTTTGGGCCAGCATAATGGACAAATAATTTGAAATCTCCAGAACCAAACGGTGCCCCGTTCAACGGAAATTGCTCCCATGTTTGTTTCAACGGGTGATAATAATGTAGCTCGGGTGTTTGACCAGCAATTAAGTTAATCTGAAAATTTTGAATAAAGTTTCCACTCTTTGGGTATTCAGATGCACCGAATTCAATGCGCACACCGCCGTCCACTTTTCCACTTTGTGGATTACTCATCTTTGCTACTTCAGAGTGTTTAAGGTGAACCTGAAAACCGCAATTATCAGATGGTCGCGCTTTGATGGTTTTTGGAGCGATTGCGATATTACCAGCGTTGGGATAATAAATCTTGGTGTCATTTTCGTATGCTAAATCAGCGGCAATAGGAAACAACCTCTCTAGTTGCGTGACAGTATTTTGTGATGTGACAACTACATATGCATCACCATCAACAGACACATTTTGTCGCATTCTTCCTCCAGAATATCCATCGGGATAAACCGGGCCTAAATGTTTTCTATATTTTACGGGATTTTTCTTTTCATCAAGATTAACATGTTGCCAAATATTATATGTAGACCGCTGCTGTTCTACATTAAATGGCGCAGATTTCATAGATGGAATCGAAGGATATTGCGCACCCTCAAAAGCGAAATTTGGTGTAGGCCCAAAATTAGATGGGTTTTGAAATTCAGGGGCATCGCTGCCGTCCCGTCCGGTTCCTCCAAGGTCTGCTTCTCCGCCATCAAAAACTGGATTATATTGATAAAACACACCTTTCTCAAATTCAAAAGCTTTTGCCTTAGACGGGCCGAGAATATTATCCAATTGTGGATGATTCTCTTCTGGCACTAATCCGCCATAAACAAAAGTAGACATTGGTGCGCCAATGTATGGATTGGGTTCGGGAATCAATCCGCCTGAACTTTGTAGTACAGATTTAAGGCGCTGAGATACCGATGGCATTTTAGGAGCTTCACCAGCATAGTTGCTTCGCAAATAATATGTTTGCGGAATAAGATTTGCAGGGTCTTTCGAAACTCTAGACCTGGCTGCCATTTCTGATATAAAGCCAATATCCGGGGCATATACCGCGCCTAAAAGACACTTTACTTTATATTCTTTGGGTTCTGTGTTCATGTGATAGTCTTAGTTGAAATTTTGGTGTTTACTATTCAATAACCTGTATTTTCATTTATACAAGGATGTGGCAAACTCTATTTCGAAAAAAGATACAAGGGACACAATGCTAGATAAACTTGAAATCATCGCCAATCAACTTGATGAAGTAGGGATGCACAAAGAGGCAGAGGTAATAACGCAAGTAATGGTGCGTCTATCAAACATAAACGGGCCTATTCAAGATTTTAATTCTGGCGGTGATGAATCACAAATGCCAGATTTCATGAATGGTATGATGGGAAATCAACAAATGGGTAATCAAATGAATGACCAAATGGAAATGATGAACATACACTCCGCATTAAGAGGTGCTGGAATCGACCCGTCTGGCTTAAATGATGACGCTGCCCGACAAATGTATCAATCCATTATGTCAGGCCAGGTCAATAACTTGAATTTACAAGCAAATACCTCATCCAAATTTAAGCGGATGGGTTAGTTTTCATATAGTTTTCCAACCAAGCTCTCGCTGCATCTTGGTCAGTATATTCACCAGCAGATTGAGCGTCCCAGGCTTTATCTAATATTTGTCCGACTTGAGCGCCGCCTTTACCGCCAAAATATGGCAAAACATCATCACCACGCAGTAATTGAGCATTTGCCTTCATATAGTTGCGTAACCATACTTCTGCCTCTTCTGGGGTGGTGTATCTGCCCTTTAAGTAGGCTTCATAAGCTTCCTTAACTGCTTTTCCGACGTGCGGGCCAACTTTACCCTGGAACCATGGCAATACATGCTTTCCAGTGATAACCTGTTGTGGCTTCTGATTGTGAACATTATCTTTCTTAGCCGCATCCAATAACCATTGAGCTTGCTCTGGTAGCATCTTCTCCAAAGGCGGGCGTCCAGAATGGTCTGCTTCAATCAAGTCAACCAAGTCTTCTATAGTCGCAGGGTAAATATCATGCGACAAACCACGAACAGTTCCCTTGGAAATGTTCTCGTCTTTGTATTGAATGTGATTCAAATGCTTACGGACAAGCGGAACAACACGATTAATAATGTCATTTTTAACTCCGATGCTCTGTAAAAACTCTTTTACCACCGGCCCGCCAGCCTCTTCGTGCCCATGTGCCGTCCATCGCATTCGTCCGCCCTTTTCGCGCTGCTCTGTTGTCGTTGCTTTAGCGAAGTCGTGCCCGAGCGCTGCAAAGATTGCAACAGCCCTGTCATCACCTTTCAAACCGCGCCTATCAGCGATTTCAGCAGCAGCGTTCATGACGTGTGCTGTGTGAATATGTACAGCTCCCTCTGGGTGCCACTCTTCATCCTGCGGTACATCAATGATAGCCTGAACTTGCGGGAAGTATTTTACCCAACCAGTATCTTGAAGGTACTGAATTGCACTACCTGGGAATTTACCCTTGGTAGCAAGCTTCATAAATTCTTCAGTTACACGTTCGCGAGAGATGCCATTTGGATTCTCTGGAGACTTATAAAGATTAGGAATTTCATTTGCAAGATTTTGCGCCAACTTTGCAGTTTGCGGGTCTACTGTCAATCCCATTCTGGCAGCAAATTGCATACCGCGCAAAACGCGCAGTGGGTCTTCCCCAAATTTTTCCATATCTGTAGCACGCAAAATTCGATTATCCAAATCTTTTTTACCGCCAAAGTAATCATGAAGTTCGTTTGTCAACGGGTCGTATGCAAGTGAATTCGAAGTTAATACATTGTGCTCTAAAACAAATGCATGGTCAATTGGCACTTCTGCGCAAAAAACTTCTTCGTAACGGTCAGTTTCTTCAACTGAAACAACGCTCCATCCAGTTCTTTCTCTATTGTATTGATGAGACACAAATCTTTTTCTGTGTTCAGGAATTACAAAAAACTCAGGGCATAGTGTTGACCTTACAAAAGCAAGTATATAACACACAGAGTCTGGTTTGTATGCCCCAGCGCCTCCGTGAGAAACACTTGTGTGTAAAGTTCCTATTCCTAGTTTTTGACATAACATTTTTACATATTCAATGTTTTCTAACGATGCAGAACTTAATGTCGGGCACCCTTTTTTATCAACACAGCCGTCTGCGGCAAAATATCCCGCCAACCATCCATATAAATACGATGTATCTTCGTGTTCTAAATCAGGAACATGGGCTTTCCACTCAAATGGCAATCCTTGAATTTTTATGACACCAGGGTATTCTCTTGGAGAACAACCTACAGGGAGTTTTGAAAAACAAGGTAATAAATTTTTGTCTTTCTCTCCACAAAAATTTGCAACACTAGCAATGTTTCTACTACCATATGTTAAAGACCCATCGCCAAACACAAACCCGCGACATATTGCATCATTATTTGGGATAACATCTTTTGAAATATTTTTAGGAAAAACAGATGATATAAAATGACATTTTTTTAATTCTTCAGTGGTGCGTACAGATGTGTAATTTCCAGTATGTTTGTTGCGCACAAACCATCTGTGATTTGGTGTTACAAATATTTCTTTTTTAACTCCATTTCTTTGTAAAATTAACTTCATTAACGGCTGTTGTCCGCATGCTCTAATTAAAGCATTGACCCATTCACCGTTTTGATTTAAAACATCAACATACTGTTCTACCAACTCTGAAAAACTAAAAATTCCAGCTTTTGTCAACATTCTTGTTTCAGATGAAAAACAATTAAACGTAAAATCACGCCGTGATGCAGCCTCAAGTGGAGACATATTTGGGTCTACTTGAATATCAAATCCAGTGTGACCCTCACCCGTCTTACTGTCACGACGAGGTAAGGAGAAGTCATAATCGTTCCCTTCGGCATCTCTAAATTTGATAACACCGAACGCCTTTCCAATAACAGGAGATTTTTGAGGCTTTGGATTTAGATTGTACATCCACCCTTGATTGGGAATTGGGCCATCTGAACTCATTTGAGATGGTTGTGAATCCCTGAACTTTTCTGGAAAATAAGGAATGGGCACAAATTCTTGATATGAATTATCGTCTACTGATTCATCCGCTGCGCCGCCAAGTACATGACCATATTGCTTGAGAACTGCCGCAAGCTGTTTGAAATCAGGCCCGTAAACTTCAACGTCGATATCCTTGGGAACATGACCTGTTACAGCGTCTCGAACAGCCCCGCCAACGACCAAGCCTCTCCAGCCATTTTGTACCAATGTTTGTAGAATTTGTTGCAAAGCGCCGCTCAGAGGGATGTTCAATTCCTCTCGTGAGATTCCATTTTTATTTGCTTTCAACATTTTTCCATACCACATGATGATTTACAACCTACGCTTAATATTTGTTCAACATTAATTTGAACGAATCCTATTCGCTCTCATCTAGGTTGTTTTGTTTTAAGCCAGAAATTGTAGTTCCTTCTATAGATGTACTGGATGTAAAGGTTGAGGAAATGTACGGTACGCCCGCTAAAGCAGCCTGTCTGGTAATACGTGAACAAATATCTTGTACCTGTTTTGATTGGGTATCTGCAATTAAGTCTGTCTCTGGAACTGGAAAATGTTCTGCCAGCAAACATCTAATGATGTCCACATAAGTATAATCATCATCAAGATGATAAGATACATGTCTGGCGAGTCTTTTTAAATTAACCACCATTTCAGTATTGATGCGAAAATTTACAGGTTCTGTTGGAGTTGATTTAATATTGGTGTTCATGCTACATATTGTACATCAACTGATTTCTTTTTGCGCACCAGTGATTCCACCAATTCGAACCTGGCGCATCATCAATTTATTGTTACTATCTTTGTAATATACGAAAGCATTACCCTGGAAAGGCCATTTATCACTTACATACAAGCCAACTCTTTGTTGTGGAATATCACTTTCAGCAGTTCCAAGTTGATTGTTAATCAATCCGCCAGATTGTACTAATGCCTGAAAGACTGGATTGGCTGAGTTTTTCCCGCTAGTGAAATCCTTATCCCCGGCTACTAATTGTAACGGATTCATTAACACGCCATGCGATGTTCTTAAGCCGCAGAATGTCGTCAAAAATATCTTGCCGCCACACCACATAGCTACATAATAACTTTGAGTTGATTCATGCCAGCTCATTGTTGGCGCAAAGATATTGACATCAGAGGTTAAGTGACCTGGACTTCTGAATGTAGCAATAACATACGGATTGCTCATCCCCTGTCCACCAATTAATGAACGAGCATATAATTCTCCTGTTCTACCCTCCAATGTGTAAGCTACAGTCACAGTGTTATGCGCATCAATTATTATGCCTGGAAATGTTTGAACAGCTTTGAGACCAGAAATGAACGATGGTTGAGTTATTGGTGAGCTGTCAGGGATAGGATTGTTAGTTAATCCGTCAACCAAGAAGATATTTCCAGAAGCAGTGTTTGTGTTACTGTCCCACATACTAGCTTCTTTTAAGAGAATCGCGCCGGGTTCGCACCAACCAGCGACATATACTAAAGAAGAAACAGATGATTGTGCCATTACTGGAGACAAAAATCCATCTGCGAATTTTTTAACTGTTGCAAAATCATTTGCAGCCATGTCACGATTAGAACCAAACCATGTACCAAAGCCACCTAGAGATGTATTCATACTAGCTTGCGCTGACGCATAATCGTTGCCCTCGTGCTGTGATATAAGCCCAAGTACAGCGGGATTGTCGTTAGTGAAGCTGCCCATATTGATAAATTGCAAATTAGGAGCAGTGTTACCCAGAACGGAAATACCCCCAGCATTTCGACCAGCAACGTTATCATCTAATAATGATTTTCGATATGGAGAATCAAAGACTTTATGTTTAATAACCGGAGAATCAGACATCATAGAAATAGATTGACCACCAACCGTGTCCACGTCTTCATGGGCAACATGTACCGTTTTTGAATGCTTATCTTCTACCGCTGAAGTTGCACCCTCGCCAGCAGATGTGCCATCAGCTACAACTGTTCTACTCCAAACGTCTTGGTCTAAAAATCCCTGCCCCCGCGCTCGTATCTCCATGTCTTTTGGCATGTTAATAAACCAAGCTGGACTATATAATGAGCCAGTAATATCAATACCAACACTTGCGTCAACGACAAATACATGTGTTAAGAAATCCGAAGCAATAAACCAAAAATCGGAAGTTTCACCAATAGATTGATTCGGCACCACTTGTAGATTTTCATTAAAAGCTGGGCTACCAAGAAACGATGCCACTTGAGATATTGACAAACGCGACAAAGTATGGCTTACTATTTGAAGAGAATCAATTCTGATTCCAAAAGGAGTGGAGCCCAGTTGATTTTGAATAGAACCAACATCCACGGCATTTCCACTTCTTGAGTAAGGATAGCCAATTAATCGCATAACCAATTGTGTACCCGAGCCACTGATAATCATTGGAATTTTAATTGACGCAGTGTAAGAAATATCACCCGTGCCAGAAATCTTCACACCATTAACAGTTGAAGACCTGAAGATTCGCTCTGTCACCTTGCCATCGCCACTCACCAAGAACATTTCAATGCGATAATCTATAGCTACTAATGTTGTGTCTATACCTCTATTCACCGTAAATGAAACTTTCCAATCCCCATCTAACACTCGACCGGAATCCAGTGATTTATCTGCTGTCGCAAAATCTGCATAAACTGATGTTTGCTCATCCTTTTCCCCAGGTACGGCAGTGATAGGAATACAGAATTTAGCTAATGTGCCAGAATCCGATTTATTCATTTTCAGCAATCCATTGAATGGTTCGCTATCATTGGATTTAAATTTAGAATCATATTTGGGATAAGCGCCAGAATCAAGTTCGCCACCACCGATTTTACCCTTGGTTACAATCTGCGGTGCATCAACTGCAATAAATTGTGACGAGTTATATCTACTCGCTCGCTGAGCAAACAACACATTAGATTCAACATATTGTATTGGAGTTTCAAAAGTGCCATACTGAGAATCAAGTTCAATAGTTATTTTTGGTAAATTTGGTGTATTTTTTGTGATATTTTGTGCTGTACCATCAGCCGATGGATAACCCACAGCATATAAAGCCACCATCAGCTTTGCACCGGAAAATGGCGCGGAATGCCCCTTCTCTGGAAAATCCACTTCTACATCATTATAGCGAACCATCTCTAGATAAGTGAGGCTATTTGGTATTGGGGGTGACACAATTAAATCTTGCATACTTCGCGGCGCTCCCTGTACCACTTTTGTACCTGTGGCAGAAGTTTCAAAATGAAATTCTGTTGAATCTCGCCAATGATAGAGATTATTCACATCGGTGTCAGAACCATCTGGAACAAACCAAAAACGCGCATATAAATGAGTGTTTAATAAAAAGCTCGGGTCTTCTACCTTGGCTCTAATAGCTAACTTGAATGAGCCTTTTCGAATACGTATAGGATTCACTAGAGCATTAAATCCATCCATAACAAACGTTGATATTGGTCTTTCAGCATTCAATGGCGAGCCACCAATAAAATCAGACATTATCGGTATTCTGCGCACAACACTATCTTTCTTGGTGGATGTTGTAGCGGATGATAAAGCTTTGTAAACTATATGTTCACTATATGTTTTATTTTGAAATGGGGCAGATATCTTTTCTGCGCCACTGCCAAGCGATTGAACTGTTCTATACCAATTGTTTACAGAAGTTGAATTATCTAAAAACAAATATTCACTAACATAAGAACCCTCATCTCCAAAAGTATTATTTCCGACTACATTGTATGTAGAATTATCTATTCTTATCCAGTTTGCATTATTTGCTGGTGGAGAAATAGCTGCTGCTGAGGCAACTTTTTCTAATCGAAGGGTCTTTGTATCTTTTTCTATTGTAAAGCTATCAGCCACGACCACTCGATTTTTATTTGCATTTGCAATATGTGATTGTGCTAACTCACCACTTAGGGCTGTTTTGACAGTTCTCCTACCAGGAGCTGGCCCAATAAAAATAGCGAAATACAAATTGTTTACACCAGTTGGGTCTATTCCTAATATTGGCATAGAAAATACTAAAAATCTCAGATTTATAGAATGAGCCATACCATACTTAGTGGCTATTAATTCCTCCGGGGAGTATATTTTAAAATGAAAATTTGGATTATCAGCATCAGAGGGAAATGGTAAACGCTGTGCGTTCATACTTGGAGATGGTGTAAAAGAAAAACGAGTTGGATATGCGTATTCCATCAAGGCGCTTGGTAGCTGATTATCATGTAGATTGACTCTTGCGGCATCAAAAATATAAACTTTAGACAAGATTAATTCAAGCGTGTCTAAACCAGACCTATTAGAAATAGCAATTCTTTTAGTTATCGGAAATCCACTTACCACAAATGAATCAACAAACTTCACTGTGTGTAATTTAACAGTCTTTGTAACACCCGTAACAGCTAACTCTTTTGGTTTGCCATCTGTTCCGTTAGCTGGATACTCTTTATCATCTAAAGTGATTTTTGCAAATTTATATTTGCTCCAGTCAATGCTTGGTGGTTCACCAGTTGGGTGTTGCAAATACAATGCTAAAGCTGCGGCATCACCTGGGTCTAATAAAGCTAAAAGTGCAGGGTCATTAACATCTACAACTAATGCATATTCTATAGTTATTGACGATATTCGGGTCGCTTGTGATAATTCCACTTGCCATTTGAAATTTCCACTTATGTCAAATAACTCAGAAGGAGGTACGCCTCGGTCGTTATCGGGGTCAACCATTGGACGATGAACTGCTAATATTGGGTTGTTTTCAGAGCCCTTGGAACTTATCATTGTTCCAGTTGCAGTGACGGTGACGGTACTACCTGTAAATCCCTCTTGAATAGTGATGTCGTTTCTGAATGCCCCGCGAACTATTTGCGGAGGATAGAAACCAATAGGTGTGTCTCCACCATTCGGTATCGTGTTTGGTACCCATTTATAGGGTCTTGTTGGCGGCTTATATGATGGATTAGAATAGCTATCTGGCATTATGGGTTAAGGAATCTGTCTATCATTTCTTCAAAAACAACTAGATTCTTTTTCTCCATCAATTTATTATTTTCCACTAATCTTAATTCGAATTTCTCTCGAAGCTCTTGTTCTATTTGAACTCTCAAATATGTATCTCTCGCCGCCAAGGAGAATTCCATATCATTACTTCCCGAGTTTCTTTGAACTAGGTTTGGGTGTGATTTCACAACTTCGTGAATAATCTCTTTAATTTCGTTTACTGCGTCAACCTTTGATTCTATTTCTTCTGGTAGTTCGGCTTGCATAATTTTCTTTACCTTGGTTTCAACATTTCGCATCTGAACATGTTGTTCTTTGGAGTTATTACTACGCATTTGAACATAATCGTCCATTACTCTGCGAATTACTTTTGTGGCATCTTCGGCATCTAAAATTTCATCAGACTCTTCTTTGGCTTTTGCCAACTTATCTTCGATGAGTGTCACTAAATTTGCGCTACGTTGTGTTGCAAGTGCCTGAGCGCGATTTGATGCCTCGGTTGATTGAGATAAAATTTCTTCATATTCAGCTTGTTCTTGCGCAAATAGTTCATTCGCTGATATGGCATCACTTGGTCGAACATTACGTGTTGCGACAAAAGTCTTTGCTGATTTAGCAGTGCGCAATTGACTATCTAATGCAAAAGCTTCTTGACCAACGGCAACTAAATTAAGATTATCATAATTCTTTTCTGGAACAGAAGATAATACAATTTTACTTCCAAGGTCTGCAATTTCAGCTTTAGCTTTACGTAAATCAACCGTAATGCGTTCAATATCATTGTTCACAGATGTTTGTAATGATTTTTGCGAAGCCTCTTGAACTAACGCGCTATGATGAGCTTCGAAAGATACCTTTTTCCCCAATCTCTCCAACAAAGCAGCAGCTTCCGAGTGAGTTCTAGCAAAATCAACTCCCGCTAATGGTGAAGATTTCCTTTTTTCACTAACAGGTATATTCTCTCTGTTAATTAATCCCCTCACCGATGTAATTCTTTCAGGACGACCACTATCTTTCATAAAAGTTGGTTCTGGTGGAAGTGGCATCCCTGTGTTTTGTTCATCATTCTGAGGAGAATATCGCTTAGATACTTTGGAAGGCAATGTAGTTAAATGACTTTGAATTAACGGCTGTTCAGCTTGATATCTCGTGTCACCAGATGTGTATTTAGCTGCAACCATACCCTGTGTTTGTAGCCCTTTTTCATATGGAGCTTCATCATATGAATTTTCCACATCGGCTTCAAAACCCTGCGGTGTAGCAAAAGCCTCTTTATGAAAAGCATTAATATTATCTTGCATTTTTAACACATCGGAACAAACGGGCCGTTAGGATTATATGGAGTACCAGGCCTTAAATCAGTTGGAGACCACACTGGCATGGGCATCAATGGATTGGGCGTTTGCCATGGATTCAATTGCTGCTGGTGCTGCTCTTCTATTAATTCACCACAACAAGGGCATTTAACATACCTTTTACTACACTTAGGACAAACGATTTGATTTTGATTGCTGCACATGATTAACACCTAACTTATACAAGTTAATTTAGGCGCTTAATCTGATGTTTCCGCTTCATTTTCCATGACGGTTGATTGCGATGTTGTTCTGGGTGAACAATTACATCGCCGTATGGTGGGTCATTTTTATAAAGTTTGTCCCAATATTCATCAACTGGCATAGGCTTAGCTTCTACTTCTTTTGCGCCTTCTACTTCTTCGACGTTTTCTGGCTCATCTTTTTCAAGAGTTTCTTCTTCCTTGGCTAAACGAACGAACTTTTTATTAGTAGACGCAACTGCCTGACCGCCCTGCTGCTTCATTAATTCTCGAAGAGCAATAACACCCTCTGCTCTGGCTTTTGTGCCTGCTGCGTGCATTTGCTTTGCTCGCTGTTGACAATATTGTGCCATAGCTGGCTCTGCCTGAATTCTTCCAGAAGCTTGTTGATATTTTTTAGATGCTTCAAAATACAAAGCCGACATTTGTTGTGTTACTTGAACAAATGGCATTACAAACGCATCTGCGCCAACATTGTTGAATGATTTCATCATGTCAATATTTGCTTTTAACTCTTGATAAGTTGGCTCCAATAATCTAACCTGTTGGTCAATTGTGCCCAATACCGAAATATCAAAAATCTTGATTTTAATTTGTTGTGCTTCTTTCAATTGAGAACGATAATTGGCTTCCAGATTTCTCATATTTGCAGCAAATTGTAAAATACCTGCACCACTTGAAGCCATTTGCTGAGTAGATATTGACGCTGATGTTTGAATAAAAATCGTTATAAGCGACTGGATAGCTTGAATTAAAGCTGTGGCATCTTTATCTGCAATCTGACCAAAATGTTCCATCTGCTCTGGTGTAGCATAAGGTGCTACACCTTGCATATCGCTTGTGAATTGAGAATGTCCCGCAATACCAGCATCAACCATTTGTGTCAAGTTGGTAAAATTAGTATCTAGAGCCGCTTTGTAACTTGCAATTAAAGACGTTAATCTTGTAACTTCACTTGTAGTTTGTGTGCTCCAAACACCTGCCGCATAGCCTTGTTGTGCAATGTCAGTTGTTACGCCATTGTTTGCTTGTTGCATATTTTGATATGCTAACTGTTCTTGATTCGGAGGGCCTGGTACCGTGGTGGCTCCTGGGGAAACACCAGGCATAACAGGCGCACCACTTGGTGAAGCACTTGGCGCAGCGCCGCCACTTAAATCTACTGGCGCAGAACCAGCTACTTGCGCTGTTTTCAAGATTCTTTCGGAAGAGGCTTTAATAAATCCCATAGGCGGAGCAGTGCTGCCCTGAGGCACACCAAGTCCAGATTTTCCATTGATTCCCATTCCCTGTATGGCAGTGTTTTTAATCATGTTAAACATGGTAACACCTTTCAAACCTTCCATAATCGACCTAAGAAACAACGTATTATTCTTAACCCATGAAGGTAACTGTTGACTCATGGTATTGAAAATCTCGGTTAATTTTTGGTCGCGTTTCTTTTCCATTTCCAAGTTGATTCGTTTCAATTGAATTAGCAACGCTTCTTGAGTGGCTTGCATTCTTTGATGAGCAAGATTTGTTTCATTCAACTCTGTGCCGAGTTCAGAGTTAGGAGCATTAATTCCATCAAATGCCTGCTGCAAATCTCGACTTTCATTCATATTTCCCTTGCTTCCGGGAGCGCCCATTAGACTGTATCGAATGACGCCGAGTGCTTGTGGATTGTATTTTCCAGTGGCAGCAGCTTGAGCCATATTAAATAAACCCATACCAGGAGCTTTTGCTTCATATTTAGCAATGACGCGCAAAATAGCTAATGCTCTTTCTGGACTATGAATATTTCGTTGATAAATAGCTTCAGCTACAGGAAAAACTTCTTGAATAGTAGTGGATGCTGTGTTTGCTATTACTGACACGTCTTGTAAAAATTTTGCAGCAGTCATAAAACTAGGCATTCCTAGTGTCATTAACTTTTTAGTATATAAGTCTACAGTAGCACTATCTAATCCAAAACCCGCAAATTGTTCTCTAACAGCTTGCTGCGCCGAGTTTAAATCATTTAAGTAATCAGCACCTTGTTCTGTTTTATCACCCTTATGATTTTCCCCACCGACTTCTTCTGCTTTATTGACAACACCCTTCGCAAATTGACCAGCTTCGGCCACTGCCTCGCCTATAGCTGGAATAACTTCTGGCGGAATTTGCGCCACAATGGTTTTTTTTAGGCGAGTTGACATATTTATCTCTTTGGCAATTGGTCTGGTATTTCCTGGTTGTTTGTAGGAGCTTGTGATAGCTGTGCATTTTGTTGCATTTGAAATTGATGAATCAAAGGTTGTGCCTTTGAATCTTCATGAGACAAATAGTTTAGAGCTTGCTGTAAAGTAGCTTCGCCTGGTGCCCCTTGCTCCAATATAGTCAACAAATTGTTTACAACCGTATCAACATCATCAACTGGTGTTGAAGCCATTTGTGATAAACGAATATTTTCATTCTCGCTATCACTTTTGCGGTCAACAAGATTGTAGTAATCAGTTGGTGAGGTTGGCAACCAATCGTTGGGATTAGATGGCAAATTTGGCTTTGTGGGAGTCCAACCAATGTTCGGTTTTGGACTATATTGTCCACCCAATCCGCCAATATTATTTCCATTAGTTGTTCCACCCAACGGACTTGTTTTCGGAGCGCCAACTGATGCTGGATTATTATTCATAGATGGGTCAACAGTTAATGCCGAATTACCAGGAAGCGCTTTGTCATAATCAACCTGTCCAGGTGCATTTTTCATGCCTTGACCAAATCCCCAAAGTGTACCAGCCACGCCAGCAGCCATTGGAATCGCAGCTACAGTAGCTGCGGCGGTGGCTGTAGTTTGCGCTAAACCTCTTAAAGTCGCGCTACCACCAATAGTAGTTGCCAATTTTGATAATGAAATTTTCACTGCATCGGGGCTACTCATCACTATGTTTCCTGTTGTTTCCATTCCAGGGGTGTAGTTCATAGAACCAGCGCCTTCAAAGAACTGTTTATAGGTGATTTGTATTTGCTGTCCGTGGTCTCCGAGCTTGTAAACACCAATCATTTGCTTATTCAGCATAGCCTCATCGACAGGTGTGAACCATTTTGCAACTCTCCAATACTTTTTCAAAGCATTTTCAACACCATTTGCGGTGGTGCCCATCGCTTGTTGCATTGCCTCAAAAGAACCTGGAGCACCAGCTTTGGCTTGGTCGGCAACTTCGCCCAACTGCTTCCAATTTGGATTCATTCCCTTGTGAAAAGGTGAGTGAAGAAATTTGTTCTGAGTATTGTTATTAAGTTGCTCTAGAAAATCAATCATAGCATCATGTTGTGCTTGCGCTGGATTAATAGTGCCCGCTGGTAATGTTGATGGTAATGCTGGAGCTTTAATGCTTTTGATTTTATTCAAAATTCCAGAAACTTCTTCCGGTGTGACTCTTCTGTTTTTAATAAGATTTGTTAAAATATCAGCAATACCAGCTTCAATATTTCGATTGGCTTCCAAAATACGCTGAGCTTCAACGATAGTCGCGGCATCAACTTCCCTGGAAGATGTTCTCATCCCCTGTATATCCAGCAAAATATCTGGAATTCTTAAATCTTCTGAATTTTCCTGTTCACTCATGGCGCACGCTATTGATTGTTTCTCAAATTTTGTTATTCAATCCTACTATTGAAATTTCCTCATATGAATCTATTGAACCTGTATATGAGCATGTGGTTAGTTTTACCAATGACAATATTAATAACTCTGCTTCTTTTGAGAGTTGTGGCTTATAGCACATGTGTGTTTATCTTGTCATTTTTCATGCCAAAACTTAGAGCCACAACTATCACTGATTATATTGTAACTGCCATCAACATTTTGCTCATATTAGCAATTATCTACCTTAATGGAGTCATTTTTGGATGGCTATTCACCATCGCAGTGACTCTCGTGGTATGTATTAGCGCGTTAGTTTACAATCAACTACAAAATCAAGTTTAAGAATCCTTTGGAATAAACTTGTATGTAGAAGTACCACAGTGTGGGCACACACCCTTCAATGCCTTTCGGCTACTATTTTTCTTGCTTTTGGACTTGAGCGTTAATTGCTGAGGGTTGTTAACATTTACCTTGCTTCGGCATTTAACACAATACATCACGACGTTATTTAAAAAGTTTTCAGACATTTTTGTCTCCTTCTACACTCTTATACAATGTTCGGTGTATAAACTCAGTTACCATGCCGAAATATAAATTTCAATGCTCAAACGAAGAGTGTGGAAGCAATTTTGACATCCAGGTGTCTGCAACCGATTATAGTCCTGAGCAAATTTGCCCAGATTGTTCGAGTGCGGCTAAAAGAGTCTTTACAACCGTTTCAATTCATCAAGGAAGAACTCTTGCACAAAAAAAATCAGGTGCGTCTCTAAAAACTATTGAGCACGGCAAACACATGAAAGACGCAAGAGAAAAAAGAAAGCGGAATTACGACCCAACTTCAAGAGAGGCAAAATCAAATGAATTGTGGGTTGGCTCTGAAATTTCTGATGGCGTAATTGATGCCCCAGAAAAAAATAAAAGGTCAAAACCCGAATGATACAGAAGAATAAAATTCTGACCTCGGAAAAAAAACAAAGGAGACAGATACAATGAGTGAAATTAAGAAACCTGCAAAAACAGCGGTTAAGAAAACCGCAAGTCCAAAAGTCCCTGCTAAAACACCAGTTAAGCAGACTCGTGCGGCGGCGATTCGACAAGAAGTTGTTCAAACTTCCCCACCACAGCAAGCTTGGGTAGCCCCTCAGCAACAGCAAGTGGCTCCACCACAACAGCCTGTAACTGAAACATTTATTGTTCAGAATACATTCGAAGGCCCACTTTATATTTCAGATATTGGAATGGAATTTGGCGGATTGGAAGTCCGAGACCTTACATGGGAAGACCCGGCTATCGTTAAACGAAGTCAGGATTTGCGAAGAGCTATTAGCTTAGGCCACCTTATCCGAATTTCTCAAGATAGTTGGGATAGAATCATGCACATTAAAGCTGCTGAAGCTCGTGCTGAAACATCTCGAATTAGTAATCGACGCACACGAACAGTAAATGCCGATGGTCGAATTCTTGAAGCTGAAGTTTTGAACTTAAACAAAGCTGACGGTGGACGAGCAGCACAAGACCAAGTAAGCACTGCGGGACATGCGAATGACCCAATGTCTTACGCCACCGCATTTTCAGAAGCACGTATGCAATATGAAGACCGTGGTGTTACTCTTGACGCTCACACCTTTGCTGGTATGGTTCGAAAGCAGCCATCATTGGTTGCTAGATTGCTTAATCGAGAAGATATGTTTGATGACGGTGTTATTTCTGGTGCAACTGGGCGCGGACGAGCAACAGTCATTTCTCCTGGAAATGACGGTCAATACGGCACAAATGTAAACCAGGTGAATATGACCAACTATAACAGAGACCAACGACTTGCTGGAAGTTCTGCTATGGGTTTGGGAAGTTTGCAAAATGACCAGGGGTACATTGACCCTTTTAATCCAAATGCAATGCCACACGGCGCTCCAATTCCCGATTTTGTTGACTTAGACAATCTTGAGGATGACGAAGGCTACGCAGAAGAGATTGATTTAGCAAGCGATTTTGATGATTCAAGCGGCGGCGTGCGACGACTTGGTTAATAAGTAATCAAGTGTTTTATGAAAGGCGATAGGTAAAACCCTATCGCCTTTCGAATTTAACAACATGGCAGATACACCATTAGGCGCAAATCAAGATGTAGCAGAGTCATATTTTCAAAGTATGGCTCTACCGGGGATTTTAGTACGATGGGATAGAATCAATACCAGTGGCATTATCAAATACAATATTTTAAGTTCTACACACTTAGATGGTAACTATTCACTTATTGGCACTGTTGATTTTCCAATGGATGAATATGTAGATAAAAAAGGCAACCCGAGCACTTACTATAAGATTCAAGAAATTAATGCTAGCAATAATGTAGTTGCCACAACTCAGCCTTTTTCTGGTGACGAATATTTAATCATTTCCAGTATTCTGTATGAAGTTCGACAATTTACCAGAAAAATGGTGTATCGAGAGCAAGGTGTTTTTGAAGGAACTGACAGAAGTTGGTGTAAATTCGCATACAATAACTGGAATTACTTTCCAAGACCGCAAATCCATATTTCTGGCGCTTCAAATGATGGTGACAGAAGTCCCGTTATTGTATTAAGTGAAAACACACCTATTTTCAAAACCATTAGTGGAGGTACAGATAACTATGCTGATGGCTTGTTGTACAGACTTGATTATCAGGGTCGCGTGCATTTTTTCAGAAGCTCAGATGGCTCTCCATACACGATTCATGACTATGATACAGTATATGCAACATACCCCGTTAAAATGTTCACCAACTATGAAATTAATGCTGCAACAATTTACGCCCTGCAAGCAATCAGCTCACAGCCAGGGGCACCAAAAATTAGTAGCGTTGGACAAATGCCATTTTGGTGGGAGCAAGGTGTTGTTCAAGGCGCTGCATTCTGGCTCTACAGACAGCTTTTAGCCAACTTAAATGACCGAGAATGGCGGTTGCTCGTGCAAGACCCTGACAGGGACGCATATGATGCCATTAAAGACATTAGAGAAACTATGAAGTCTTATGAAGAATGGTGGAAAATGGCACTTAAAACGCTTCCAATTTCTTCTTATCCCAAGATTCGTACCATTGTTACACAAACACATATGCTTCCGGGCGGGCGCTCTAGATTCTTTAGGCAGCTTTGGAAAGGCGGTGTTTAATGTATAACATTGCATATGGTAAGAGATTGTAAAATAGTTGTTTATTTGGCTATATCCAACCACAAATATGCCAAAATAGTCATTCCACAAATATTGGCTCAAAAGAGTGTAGATTCTCTTATCTTACTTATGCGGCATGATGACACGTATACTAAGGGCTACCTACAAACTGTTGCTATAGAATATGGTGACAAAATCACAATATCTCAGCTAAACGTAAATAAAAGTTTCAACCAATCTGTTACTGATTTTCTGAGAAAAACAAAACACACCAATCAAGATTTATGCTTATATTTCGCAGATAAAATATGCTTCATTGACAATAAATGTATAGAAACTTTATCAGAATTTGTAATTAACAACCCAGAATATGAATTGATTTGTCCCGCTGTTGTTAATACAGACAGAACTACATATATTTATCAAGTAACCAATCATTTGAAGCCATATCTGCTTTGGCGATGGGATACTGAATATTTCGACACCTTTACGATAAAAGATGCAAAACCGGAGTTTAGAAAACAAATTCACGAAAGTTTTCTTGATGAAGCTGAATCCAAGGGAGTGGAAAATATGAAATTTGAATACTATATTCCCACCTCGAAAGAAACCAAGCACAAATATGCTTTTGCTTCTCGCGGCGACACGTTTGCAAATCATTTTAAAGAAATGGACTCGGTGTTTTCCGCTATATGCGGCAATTCTATATGTTCATGGTTTTCCGATGATAAATACTTAGATTATCTAGAAAAAACAGCTATACTCAGCCGCTATCAAGCACTAAATAGTAAAATAGAATCACATCACAAACAATATAATTGTGACGATGATGTGAGCAATTTTGATATGGGATTTCCCCTTGGTAGTCTATTTATTTCGGATAACGATGAAATAAATATAGCCATTTCATCACACGTTTCTACTGTTCAAAAAACACTTCCCGTATTGCTGAAAAGCCTAGAAGAAGCCGCAGTTCAAAAAGAAAGAATACTAGTTGTTGTTGGCGGTTCGCCAAAAGAATATTTAGAGCGCAAAAATGGCATTCTTTATAGCTACGTGCAACACAACTCTTATGACCACAATGCATTAATTGATATTGCTGAAAAGGGATTTGGGGGAGATAGATGGTTCGTAATGCACGATACGGCAAAAGTTGGTCAAAATTTTATGACCAAAATTGCAGCATTTGGTCATAAAGCCAATTACGTATCCGTGTTTAAAGAAGGATGGCTTAACATGGGATTATTCTCCAAAAAAGCAATCCAAGAAATGAGACCTTATATTTTGCAACTTAAAAATTGCAATAAAATGCAAGCAATATTAAGCGAAAAAATGTATTCTAGGATGACCGATTCAGCTTACTTTGATATCTCCGATAATATCAATTTTGTATATTTTGGGGATGTATACGGTGACGGTGTTGATAGGCAGACGCTATATATTGAGTCGTTGGATTTGTACAAGTTTCAATCATATCACTATTATTCTGAATCGACTAAACAACTTGTTGATTCCTGGTTGGTAAAATAATGCTCCTGTGTGACCTTAACCCAGTTTTATTTGAGTGCGTGTACGGCGAACTTGGTATAGGCGGAAAGATGGGATATGAAGATTTATTGGTGTCAGTGCGAGGAAGATATTTTACCAACGCATTATCTTTTCATCCCCATGGACAAGTGGTTTATGATATTAATGGTGATTATGAATACTTTACTACTCAAATAGGATTTAACGACTCTTCGTTCCCTGGTGCTTACTGTGATTTTCTAGTGTATGCAGATGATGTTCTTGTTGCTGCTGCGTGTAACGTGGCGGGTGGCGACGAGCCAAGAGAAATTTTTGCGAATCTCAACGGAGCGCAAAAGATTAAACTTGTCGTGGAAACAAAAAGCCCAATCGGATGTCACCCAGTTTGGATTCAACCAGCCGTTCACAAGGAGAAGCATGTTTTGTTTCCAAGCGTACTAGGTCGAGCATATGGACGAGTACCAGATAAACTTCCCGTATGTGAAAAATGTATATTCACTACTCTAACTCCAAATTACGTTAATATGTTAGATAATATGTTGGGTTCCCTATTTGTCAACGGTGAATGCCAAGACGCATCATTATTTTTCTTTGTAATGAATCCAGATGATAAATGCAAAAAATTGGCAAAGAAATACAATGCTACTATGTTTTCTATTACCGTAGAAAATACGCAAACTCTTCTATTGAAATCATTAGTTTATAGCGTTGCTAGTTTTATTAACGCAGATTATTATTTGATGCTTGATGCTGATATGATTATCCTAAAAAGCCTTGCTCCGATATTTGACACATTGAAAACCACAGATGAAAGAAATATTTTAGTCAGCAGAGAAGAAAATTTGATTCCTTCAAATTTTACATTAAGACATTTGATATCAACAGATATATTCCCCTATAAAGGAGCTGAGGGAGATGACATGTTTTTGCGAGTAGGATACGAAGGGGAAAATACATTCATTGTTAATGGAGGCGTAATTGCAGGCGGTAGAAAAGCATGGCTGTCGTTAGATAGCACCATGCGCTCTTATATGCCCAGAAGCTCAGTGTGGGATGTGAAAAATCCGTCAATTAAATGGAGAGAACAAGCGATTTTCAATTTAGCATTAGCTAAAACAGGTCTTTACACAGAAATAAGCCACTTATTCAATTTTCAAATGTGTCACGTCACTCCAGAAATTCAAATACATGATAATTTCATTGTTGCTTTCCATGACAAACATTTGATAAATGTATTACATTTTAACGGATTACCCGGAAAGGAGAAATATGCACAATTCGAAAACAAATTTTCACACACACCCGACTGTCAATTTGGTGTTAAAAACCTAGACACATTTTCAAACATCACATACTTGTTACAATCTTTCGCAAAAACTATTAGAGCGCAGCCTCAACTCAGAGTTATGTATTCTGACATAGATAGTATTCAAAAACATGTCTATATCTACAAATATTTATGTGATATTATTGAAAAAAAACATAAGCCAAAGATATTAGAAATTAATGCCAGAGCTGGATTAATGACCGCTTGCTTAGCATCTGCATGTTCGGGTGTTAATGGAGTAATCACATCTGTTGAAATGAATCCCCCAGTTGAATATGACCAAATTATTTCTGCACTTTCAGAAGATGAGCAGAAAAGTATTATCAAAGTTAATGAAGATATTTTGGTTTACTTAAAAAACCAACAAGAATCAGATGATAAATTTGATTTGATTTTCTGTGGCACTCATAATAGTCTTCGCACAGTTAGTTCTCAAATATTATTAGCCTATAATCTGCTATCACCAAAGGGAAAATTTTACATAACAGATAGCAAATTCCCGGTTTGTAATATTACGGGATTAAATCGCAGACTCAATTCGGCTGGACTTCAGCTAGAGCAAATAACCGAAAATAACATTGATGACCTGTATTTCATTCAGCCGTATTTGGGAGACACTGAATGAAATACGGAACTGCTATTGGAAACTGGGGTGATGTAATTTGCGCACTTGGTTTCTTCCAACAAAAAATAGGTACTGGTGGGATTGTGTATTTTGGTGGAATAGATGGAATGGAGGATTTTCTTAAATGCCAAACGTTTATCACCGACATTCGAACAACCCGACACAAAGATGTTGTTGAATTTCAAACCACAATGCAAGCGCTTTGGACACCAGAATTATATGAACAAGGATTGCTGACTATTCTTGGAAACACGGGGTTGACTCCAGACGATATTGTAAATACCGCACTGTCATTTGAAGAAAGTAGCCATTACAACTCAGATTATCCTCTTGCAAGGAATTTAAATCTTCCACAAGAAGCTAAAGATTGGGCGGCTAATGTTTGTGTAAATATACCGAGACCGTTTTATTTACTTCAACCATATAGCATCAACACCGTTAATCGTCAAGCACATTGGCCGCATTGGTGGGAATATATTTTATGGATAATAAGAGACCAGGAAAAAACATTCGTGACTATTGGAAAAGAATGGGATGATTCTCCTTTGGAAACTTTCAACAACATTGTTAGATTGACAAATCAAACCCCCACCATGAATCACGTATTTGCGCTAGCTGAACTTGCTGACGGGGTAATAACAACAAGTAATTCTTTGGCTCATTTTTGTGCTGCACAAAATATTAAAACTATCGTGTGCGGTAATATCAGAAACACAGACCCGAAAGACTTTTTTACAAAAATTATTCAAGGAGATGATATAAAATTGTTCAGTTACTATAGCAAGTTACTTAAAGTTTGCTATGCTTCTAAAGAGATTTTTGATATTTGGCCCACACATTGAGGTCACTTGTCGTATAAGGTAAATTGATTCCTTAATGCGAAAAACATATTCATGAAAGAACTCGCCATTCAAACTTTTTTACGCTCTGGTAAAACCCTAGAAGATTTATACCAAAGATATGAGATTCAACACAACTACTCGTCTGACAACCAACGAGTAGTATTTAATTACAGAGTTCTTTCACCAATGGATTCGAAAATTGTACAAGAGAGTCGCGCACTCGTGCTGGAAGTAGGAACATGGAATGTTGTAAGTAAGTCGCCTGAGGCTTTTTTCGCAGTAGAAGAAACTTATGCAGCACCAACCATTGCTAACTTTGACTGGTCAAGCGCTCGGGCTATGACCAAATTAGATGGCGCTCTTATCACATTTTACCATTATCAGAATGAATGGCGCGTATGTACTAGACATTCCACTGATGGTGATATCAAAAATTACACAATTAACGCTAGTCCTTCAAATTATACTTGGCGACAGCTAGTGGAAAAATGCATTCAAGACATGGGAAGTGATTGGAATACATTCACTTCGCAACTCAATCAAGATATTTTCTACACATTTGAAATAACATCACCCGAAAATAGAGTTGTGGTAGTTTACACAGATAGAAAAGTTACTCTGATAGCTGCCATAGCCCGAGATACATTAGAAGAATTAGATATTTATGAGATGGAATTTCCAAATTTAAAAGTACCTTTCGTGAAAGTAAAAGATTTAGAAAGTGCTCAAAAATTGATTGAGAAGAATAGTGACCCATTATCTTACGAGGGTTATATTCTCATCGACAAATATTTTCACAGATTAAAATTAAGAAATCCCAAATTTCTTCAAATGCTTCAATTTTATTCTCCGCAAGATGAACTTACAGCTTTGCGAGAAATTCGCATGATGGATGCAGGAAGTGGCTATAACACGGGTAGTGGTGGAGGAGGTACTGGTAGTCATGCTTCGCTTAGCAGCGGAATAACCGGGGAAATATTCTCAACACAATCGCTAATTAATAGAATGCTTACACTGTCTAAATATGTTAATGATTCATATGCAGAAATTGCTGATAACACTGACCCCAAGATATTAAGCGAGCATCCAATCAATAAAATTTGGCCTGAAGCAGTAGAATATCGAAAGAAAGGAATGAGTATGTCAGATATTCTCGATAAATCCTCTGAAGGAGAAATTCTAGAGGCACTTAGAAAGTTCGAAACGAATCTTAATAAGTAACAATTTTGACTTATATGCTAATTTTAATGAAGTAGGAGAAAACTACAATTGTATCTAAGTAAAGTATATAGCCTAATTATAGGGTGTCAAAAATCGTAAAAAATTCCACAGGTGGACAAATGAAAGAGAACGTTGCAGAAATGAAGCAGAATATTGAAAGGATTGCAAGCAAATTGGAATCTATTAACCACCCACGAGCTAAAGAGTTGCGCAGAATCGCTCAATTCTTTGGAGACACTGGGCAATCAACTAATATGGCTGGCGGTAGTGGCGGGTACAATCCGTCTTTCCAAAATATGGCAGATGAGGGCGATACAGCCGATGAAGGCGAACAAGAATCCTCGATGAACCCTGGTATTTCTAGTTTTGTAAAAATGCGTCCAGGCGAAGAGCCAGTTGTGGATGACAGAAAGACTCATACGTGTACTGTTATCTTCAAAGCACCTGACGGTGTTTCTGAAGCTGATATGATGAATTACATTTTGGGTATTGGCGACCAACTTGGAGTGGATGTTGAAAGTTTTAAATGGTCTAAGTCTGAAGCAAAACAAATGAAACCTGCTGTATAAACAACTCGGAGTCGGCCAGAAACAAAAAAAGGTCAAAAAATGAGTACAGAACGCTTTAATTTTAATGCAAAACCCGGTGAGCCTGGTTTTAGAGAAATCACCAAAAATCAATATGGGCACACTGTGTTGCAAGCCAAACCAGATGCAGCGATTACAGATGATAAGGTAAATTTCACAATTGACCCAGAAACTGGTATGCCTCGCGCAGATATTAGTATTTGGGATTCGCAACAGATGAAAGACTTGGCAAAAAAATATAACATGCCTCTTGATGAGGACGAAGATGAACCAGAGAAAGAGCTTCCAGAAGAAACGCAAGTGTCTAGTGTTGGAATAACCGACAAAGATATGGATGATTTACTTTTAAACATCGAAGATGATTTACAACAGTCAACGCAGCGCGTGCTTACGGCATCTAACGCATCACATTCAACTTCTAACACAGAATTAGCTGTTTTAGACAATAGAGTACGCAAGGTGGCTAAAAACTCTTCTGAGAGTGAAGATATTTATAGTGCTGGAACTAAATTATGTGCGGATTCAGAATGTAATGTAACTTTGCCATATAATGCTAAGTTTTGCTCTAGTTGCGGCAGGCTTCAAAAGATTAATTTATTTTGTATTGAATGTGGTCGTAAGTTTCATGATAGAGAAAAATTCTGTTCTGATTGTGGTTGCGCACGACAATAGGACATCCAGACTAATTTGCAGAAAGCAAATATAGAATGTCCTGGTATACACCGCAATCTATACGAACATCTTTACGCAAACATCAAATGCGCGTAGATTTGCGCGTATATCCAGGCGATATGTCCCAGGTTGCCAACACAAATGATGTTAGTTCAGTTTTGAAATCAATGCTTACATCAGCTATCATTAAAGGATTAGATATGGTGGGTATTGTGGCTCCGAACAGTCCACAAGTAGGATGGCAAGCAACACAAATCGCAAAACAATCTGGATTAGATATTTATGTAGCGCCAGGGGAAGATTATACGTGTGCTGATAAGTTTCATATTGTCGTCTACAATTTAAAGGAACCAATGCATTTGAATCTTCCAATAGATAAAGCTATTCAATTCGCACACGACCGTGGCGGTTGGGTTATGGCAATTAATGTAACAAAGCGACAAGCCCAACACCTAAATAAAATGAAAGGAAGTATTTATGCCCCTGATGCAATCGAAATTTATAATGACGTTTCCGGTGGTTATATGGATGTTGAGGTTGAATATCCACGTTTTGTGTCTTCTGCCTCAGATACGCCCAATGCTCTTGAAACGAGCAAAACATATACTCTAATCCATCGCAAAGATATGGAGGCAACTGGCTTGCTGCCAGAAGGAGAGGGAACCGAATTTGTACCTCAGTATTTAAAACAAGACGAGCAAATGCAGGCTAATGCACCCATTTCTAACAATAATCCACAAGAGGTACAACAACAATAATGGCACGTAGTTATTGCGATGAAGATTCCGTGAAACAATATCTTCCCGAGGGAATTGTTTCACAGGGACAAAATCCGACACCGAATCCAATGAATCCCAACCCGGAATCATTAACCAACATTGATGTTGATTTTTTTATTCAACAAGCATGTTCGCACATTGACGGCGCTCTTGCCACGCAATTTGATGTACCTTTAGTCAAAGTTAATCAGGGCGGAGAAGTGGGATATCCACAACCAATTCCATCTGTTGCCGCTTTACTGGCTGCTCAGATGATTTGGGAGCAAAGATTACAGGGCGCAGACCGTCAGAGAAGTGATTCTCAGAAAGAACGCGAAGCATGGGCTCACACAGAATTGGCTAAAATACAAAACGGTGAACGACTATTAGTGGGCCAGGTTAATCTTCGTGCAAATAGATTTATTCGCAACACTTTGATGAATGCTCCGCGCAACCCAGCTTCTGGCGGAAAATCAGACTCCAAGTAATCAAGGATTTCAAAGACTTCTGCTAGAAATTACAGACAAGCATGCTTGAACAAGTCTATGAAACGGTACGCGGCATCTTATTTACAGATTTGCCAAAAAACAACGCGGGTCAAAACGTTGTTTATGACCGTGTAATTAAACAATTCCTTTTTGGCGACCAAGAGACAATCCCTGAGCAACCAGCGATTGTCATTAAGGGTTCCACTTCCAAGCCACAAAAATACGCTCATAGTCTTTATAAACTCACCCATACAATCACTATTCAAACATGGGCTCAGAATGATAACAAAGAGATATCTGAAAGAGTTAGTCAAGAAATGGCTCGTATTTTATTTGAGACATTATTGCCGCATAAAAGAATATGGGTGATGGTTAAGTGCCCCATATGTAACAAAAAAATTATGTCTCCTTTGCATTTTACGTTGACACATGCCACATTATTTGCACCTTATGTTACAATCGTAGAAACAGATTTAACCAACACATGGTTGGAAACGCATCCCTCAACCGATACAATTCCTCCATTTGTGGACTCTGGAGTAGCGAGAGCGGCATATGAATTGCTTGACACAGATGTTCGAAATAGTGTTTCAGTTCCAAATCTCACCACACAAGCAAGAGATAGAATTCTTTATTATCAAAATGACAAAAGACGAGCCGTTCGCTTTTTGTACAATGTTGACATGACTGACATTAAACCAAGTGATGATGGTATGGGGAAACAATTATTGCATGCATCTGAATTTTCAATCATGATGGAAGAGTTGGTGAAACAGACAGCATATGGGCCAGACACTGTACCTACAGATTCTTGGGATTGATATATGACAAATATTGACAGAAAACAACTCACGCTTTTGACAGAATCTTTAGGAAGAGCTTGGGGAGCAATAGATACACCTATAGGGGACATAGATAGACGCCCAGGAGCATTGTTACGGCTAGAGAGAGCATTATGTCGATTGAAGGGTTCTGTTCGTTTTCATGATTTTGATTATGCACTTCCCAACACGTCATTATTAAAATTTGGTAGTCTAGACCGAGTTGGATATGGAATTCAAGGTGGAGCTGTTTTAGCTGATAATGGTAAAACACAATCGTTATTTCCCGCATATGTATCTGGAAATTGGAATCCAAGTTATGATGGGCCACCCACACCGGAGGGATGGGGAGTTTGGGATTATAACCAATGGAAGGGATATCCGCGTGCTCGACCATCTAATAATGACGAAAATTCAGAACCCAGCTACGCCTCTCGACTTACTCGGTTAACACCAGTCCGATATCACGTTGGCTCTGGTACATATCATCAGGTTGGATTTTGGCAGAATGCTCGTTGGCTTTCTATTAAAAACACCACAGGCGGAACATCTCCGGTAAAAGATTTTCGATTTACATTGACCAAAGAAGAGCTTGAGGGAGTGATGCTCACTAATGCAGCAACAGACGCTCCATTAGATGTACGCTTATATTCTCATGCCAATTTACACCAAACTGCCGTCGTCTCTGGAAATGGAACAATTAGTTCATGGGGTGCTCTAACTCAGCCGCCTGTAAGTGATGACACTAATGGTATTTTGACTCAACTGGATTACTCTATTGCAAGAAATGGCTCCGTAAATACTAGCTGGGATATTACCGTAACTAGGCCTGCTTTTTTAACCAATTGGTTAAATAACGAGTGGTGGCATATTGTTATTTATTGGGGTTCAAAGGATACATTTACTATTGGAACGCAAAACGCCGCAAATGGCAATCCTGTTGTTGTTGTTACCAGTGACCATTTAATTAAATGGGAAAAGAAAAGCTATTTTCGCAATGAGATAACAGATAGACTCACTTGGTCTAGCTTGGCAATCAATGATAAATCTAATTCTGTAACATCTAATCTTCATTTGATTGACAAACGTAGAACTCATTTTCAATTCTTTGATGGACAATATAGTAATCCCACAGCTCCAGCCGCATATCATTTATTACATGATTGGCCTGAGTCTGCAACACATGGTTTAACAAATAGTATTACCGGATATCTATTGGATATTAATACTGGCGATGCTGTGCCAGTATTATATCTTACTAAAAATCGAGGTACTGAATTTGATTATCCGCAATCAGACCCATTGGTTTTTGTAGGCGCTCCTATATCCCCCGAAGATTATCCCGATAATTGGAGTAATTTTTCATACTGGCCTATTCCACCGCAAGATTACACCGTTATTGCAAGAGTGGTTTATCGTCGCGCTCCGGGCACACTCTATCAAACAGTTGAAGGCGTGGATGGAGGGTTGATTGGGGCAGTTAAAACAAATGATTTTGAAGGCGTAACAAGTAGCAATTTACATCAAAACTTTTCAATTTTGTTTATTGACCAACCAGCGGTAACATTCGCCCATCCACCATTTGATGACACAATATTAACAGACAGTTTACTTGGTTCGTTGGCTAAAACGGTACAAAATTATCGCTCAACTCATTTTAACAATCCCGTTTTGAATGCGGCTTTTCATTTGGTTGTCCCAGGCTCCAGGACACCAAATACACTGGCTAATTCACGCCTTGCATTGGTAAATCCAGATGGAAATGCTTCGCAAACATTTCGCGGATTGTTAAAGAAACCACACAATCCATTACTACAAGCGGCGGTTGATGAAACGCCAATAGCATTTCAATTTACTGCTTCTGCGAGAGGAATGATTGAAGAATTATCTGGTTTACCACCTTCTACGGAAGTTTTAAGATTTGATTCAGATAAATTGTATCTCAAAAACAATAGATTTAATATCCCAACCAAATTTGAGATTTTTCTTGAACCATCTGAATCCTGTAGTGTGCTGGATACTGACTCCGCTGGTGTTCGAATTGGGTTAGATTATAAACTGCGCCTACTTCTCGAAGACATTGATGAAAATACATTTCAAAAAGATTGGGATATTATGGCTTCTAAATATTATCTTACTAATCAAGAGTATGCCAATAGAATATCTCAGGGTTTAACAACAATTGGTTATTACAAGAAAGGCACCGACGAAGAAAGAGCATCAAGGGCAAGTGGTACTCTTGAAACTATAGATGAGTGGAGACTACATGGTTATGCTGGTATAGTTCCAGATTTATCTATGGGAGATTATCGCACTTTATATACAAAAGTTGTTGCGCCAGAAGATGAAACCAAAACAACAGAAGCACAATTTAGAAAAAATCTGGAAAATCAAGGATACACCCAGGAACAAATAGATATATTTGTTCAACTATATCTCGATTCTGGCGGCGAATTTTACACTGTTGATTTACGTCAGTATCCAAATGATTTTGTTGCACTGCGAGGCGCATCTATTAGTATTTCTGATTATAGCTTCGCGACGATTCCATATTGGAAAGAAAATACAAATCCGTATTTTGGGGCAATACAAAGCGATGGAGAAGAGGCAATGCCGCCGTTGTCAAGTCTGCGCTCTGATTCTTTTACTATTGCACCATCTAATCTAGCGGCTGGCGATTTAGAAAATTTTGGCACACAGGCTCAACTTCCCAGTGATGCAGCACTAGATGCTTCTGCTAATACTGGAAAAGAAAAACCATTTGTGTCTACTTCTATTGGTTTTTACTTATCGACAACTGACGCCAGTGGAGTGGGAGAATTTTCATTTAAGGCAAAATGTGTATTTGACATTGCAAATACAACAGGATTGTTGACAAATACGAACAGCGAACATATCACCGTTTCTCTATATTCAAATACAGTTAATGACAATGCTCAAAATATTCCCGGAGAATTAATTGTCACAGGTGGGGAAATTAGCTATAGTTCGTTCACAAGTGCATATCAAGAATTTAGATGCAATCTGTACGCGAGCTTATCCACTGGAACTAAATATTGGATTGTGTTAGAAAAAAGCGCTCCCACCGAGGGCGGAACAATTGTATTTGATAGCGTCAATGGCTCTAATCCAACTGGCGGCGGTATTTCTTATCTATGGAACTCAACAATGTGGGATACCCCAAGTGCAGACACATGGAGAGTTGGCAGTGGCGGTGCTTGGTTTAAATGTTATGATAATGTATCGCCAGCTTCCGGGGCTTTGCTTATTGACCACAGTGGAAATGCATACACTGGGTTTGAAGAGCCATTTTTGGCCAAATCACAAGCTATTTATCTCGCGTCAGCATCTCTTGTATCACAGATGCGCTCGTTCGTTATAAGAATGAAATTCATTCCCGACTCAACTAATTTAACATTAATACCATACAATAGTTCAGATGATAAATTCACTGCATTTATTTACAGTGATGCTGGTGGCGGTGTACCAGTGGTTGTACAGGCACTGGATGGTAGTTTTATAAGAATCAACACACTTACAAATACATGGCAAGAATTTACATTTGCGATAGATGGCGCAACAATCGGGAGTAATTATTGGTTTGTGTTAACCAAAAACGCTCAGGTATCTGGCGGAGTTGTTGTTATTGATAAAGGTTCAAGCCCAGAACATGTTGCTAAAACAGATAGTGCAAATGTTTGGCAGGTAGATTCTGGCTCTGCGTGGTTTAAGTTCTATCAATCGAGTCGCTTTATCTTGGGCGCATTCAATCGCTCGACTGCCAACATCTTGCAATATCTACCAGGCCCAAATACCGCAAGAGAGCATACATCTATTTACAAAGTGGATGGATATTGGGCATTTACATGTGATAAAATGCCAACATCCGGCCCAATATCTATTTACCCAAGGGCTGTTAATGACGGGTTTTCCTGGTCATATGTTCGGAGAAGTAAAGATATTTACGTATGTGTAAGGTACGAAATCGGTGGTACAACATACGATTACACTGTTAAGCTTCCTGCTGCGCAAGGTTGGAGAAATTTGTGGTGGAAAAGAAATTCTGGTAGTTACAAGTTTATTGATATTAATGTTGCGCCCGACGTTGATGTTATGACTAATACATTAAACTACACAAGCTATGACTTTAGCACCACTCAGAGTACGTACTTCAACGGTCGCTTTGAAAGCAGTGTACAGGCTTTAGAGACCGGAGCACATCGTATTAAAGCAACATTTAATGACGGCGTTCGAGTTTATTTTGAAGGAGAATTATTAATTGATTCATGGCCTACTGCTGACCCTAATAGTCAGCAAATATTAACAGCCATGACACCATCATTAACATCTGGACTTTACTATTCTGTTGTAGTAGAACACTATTATGGTGCTCCATACGATGGTTCTGATAATGAAAAATTACATCTAGAATGGTCTCCACCATCCAATTTAGCCGCTTATGTTAGTCTCGGTGCCACAGATATTGCGCCTATCCCTGTACAAATAACACCAAATAACGCAGACCGAATTGTTTTTCTTTCTGTTGGTAAAACATCTGATGCGTTTTCAACATCGACTCATGGTGCGCCCCCTGGCGACATCTTAGTGTTGAGGAGCACATAATGTCACCAAATAAATACACAGCGAATGTTTTAGATTCGATGCTGCGAGGAAGAGATTTAATCTATTCTTCGCAAGACACATCATTGTCTTTAGAGGAATTCGCGATGGGTGTGAATCTTACGGTCAGGGATTTAGATTTATGTTGGGGATACGCCTCTGTTGAACCACAATTGACGACTAATTATGCCAAGGAAGCGGTAATAAGTATTGGCGTCACCAGACAAGAGGGAGACTTATTGAATATTCCCTCTGTTGAATCTGGATTATCTCTGTCATCATTGTTGGATATTGGTGGCGCAGAACCGTTACAAAATGTTTATGCTTTTGGTAGTATATTTTTGCAAAGTAATACAGCTCCAACAGCACCAACTATTGTCCCACTATTGTTAAGAGGCGGCACTAACGGCACTGGAACGAGAATATTAATGAATAAAGATTTTGATATCGACACAGCAATATCAGCTTTACAAAATGGAGATATTACACCTGTCGCGCCACCGAGTAGTGGCTTTATTTTGGAAATCTATCGCTTTATCATGGATATCACTTATTATGATTCTAATGAAAGCTATAAAAATCGCATAGAAACACACTTAATTGATGTTAGAAAACCAAGAGGCTGGGGCGGTTATGCAGAAGAAAACATGGGTGTTACTCTTATTCCAGCAGCTATTACGAATTATAACAATGTGATAGCTGGTGTAAATATTTCAGAGAATGCTGTACAAAATATTGTAAACACTTGGGTTCAACTACCGACGTGGGAGCCAGATTTTCTACATTATTGGCAAAAAAGTGGTAGCAATATTATGCCAGCAAGATTAGAGCAATATTTAAGTGAAGTTTTAGGGATTACATTGATAACATAATGGCAACAACTGCAAGAATCGAAGAATATATTGTCGAATATGCTCGCGCCGTGGGTGATGCATATATTGGTGTCAGAGATGGCATAGGTAGTGAAGACACACCAGGTACGGCTTTATTTGAAATGGCTCAGTTATCTGACCTGTCTTCTACAAATCAATTGCCGAGATTTGGTGTTTTGGAAAGCTCCCCCCGGGGCTTTAGTGTTACTTACGACCACGCCAATGAACCAACTTTTGTATCAGTAAGCGGTGGTACTGTCGCATATAAGACTCAAAGAATATCAGTTGAGGCACAAAGAGTTCCAATTGCACGAGCAACAGCAAAGCAATATGATAATACATATCAATATGGAGTGAAACTTGGCTTCCCATTATCTGAAGCTAAAAAAGCATCTCAGCTATATTCAACAGTTGTTTCACAATCCGCTTCAAGCTCAGACCAAGTTTTGTATGTAGCAGACACGGCAACGCCTGTAAATCTTGGATTTCCATTAAAAGCCCACGTTGGAACATCATTTGTTGTTTTTAGTGGTTTTAATTCAAATGGAACTGCATTACAAGTTGACCCAAGCTTTACACCCGATGGAGTTAATTATGGTATTTTAGGTGATATATTTCCGCAAAATACGCGAGTATATTTCATATATGAGCCAAGGGTGCAATCAATAGTTGGTATACCAGTTGTTTCATCGGGGACAGACCCGGATGTATTTTCATATTATCCCCCAATGCCTTCTGATTGGCTGCCAATCGCAAATGTTTTGGTTACAGCCCCAACTATTGCAACAAATATCGTCGCTCCAACTGCGGCGTATATATCAAGTACAGTTTCGGAATGGCCTTCTGATGCTACTGTTTTTGAATCCAGTGACGCTAAGACTATTTTGAAAATCGTCACAGCATCAAGAGCTAATCTTAAACAAGTTAAACAAACTATATCATTTGGTGATGCAATTGCAGCATTAACAGATTATACGAACTCTATTGCCACGAACAATAACCCGAGCTTTAGACAATATTGGGGCAGTCAGCCATTTAGAGCGAATTCATATTTTGCCCGTGGTGTTAGTTTTTATGACCTTGAAAGGATGGAATTCCCGGAATCATTCAAAAAAGCATATTACGACTTCAATAACGATGATTTGCAACACACTTTTGGAATTTTTAGAGGCGATTTATATGATTTAACGAATCCATTAATCAATAATTCACAAGTTTCTGGGTTAGCTACACACAATTTTACATCTACATCTGTGCCATCAACTCTAAGAAGAGGAACTTATGTATACGGAGTTTCCGCAGTGTTACCGTCTGGGTCAACTTATGGAGAAACTCCAGCGAGCTATATTGTAACTACGACGGATACAAATTCTTCGAATTATTTTGTCAATGAACTCACATGGTCTTCTGTGCCTGGTGCTCTCTTTTATCATATTTATCGAAGAGCAACTGTAGCTGGAGACCAAACAGAGGCAAGATTAACTACCGTTGGAACTGTAACTGGTAGTGGTTCTTTTGCCATTCCAACTGATACAATGAGTGTAGAAGAAAGACTTGGTAATACATATGATGCGTTTAAATTTACCGTTGGTGGCACCACTCCTATCACGGAAATAGAATTAGAAATTAAATCTTCTCTCGCATTAACTGGAACTGGAACAGATTATCTCACACTAAACCTAGTGGCAGATTCCGCTGGAGAACCCGGTGCGTTTATGAAACAGGGAGAAAACATTTTGTTCAGCGAAATCGGAACTGGTTATACAGTATTCAATAAAGCCTTGGCTTATACATTAGTTGCCGGGACATATTGGATTGTCATTGGTCGCTCTGCTACACCAAGTTCAAATATATATTTACATAGAGGCGCTTATTCGAGTGGTATTGTGCCCGGTGAAGTGAGTGGAACAAAAGTGCGTGTTACCCCAACATTGAATGCAGATGAATTATTGCATGCTCAAGCGGAGACAATTAAAATATCATCGTTTAGCGGGACTCAGCTCGGCGGATTACGTTTAAAACTTAGAAAAACTAGTTCTGTTAGAAATGACAATGATTTTCTGACAATTCATTTGCACGCAAATAATGCTGGCAGCCCAGGCGCAGTTGTCGCTGCTGGAACACCAATCTATTTTAAAGACTTAACCACCTCTCCTGCCTTCTACACAAGTCAGTTTGATTACGTATTATCAGGCGGTTCTACTTATTGGATTGTCATTGGGCGAAGCAGCCCGCCTGTTGGTGCTAGAATCAGTACATATATCAGCACTTCAGTTGTCACTGGTCAATATGGTTATGCACCAGATGGTGAACAAAATAACACTGGCACTTGGACACTTCAAAATAATAAAACAGCATATTTGCGCTTACTCGGCTGGTTGGATTACGGAAGAACTGGATTATACTTAACCAGGCGTGGTATTCGCCTAACCAACAACAAGGCTCAGACAGGGCGCAGATTATCTGTTTATGTACCAGCCGTTGAAATTACTTCCGACCGTGGAAGACTCCCAAGCGTATCTCAATCTGGGGAAAATGTGGAATCAAGTGAAGACACTAGTACGAAAAATGAACTTTTGGTAACAGTGAAAGCCCGCCTCGGTGCTACAGGAAAAGTGGTGCAACTTCCCACCGTCACCATTCCTCGTGGAACATCTCGCGATACTAGATTTTTATTGGGCGGAGCTTCTGATTTATATGATAGAGTTGATGATATTCAAGTGGTTCCAGGTGCCAATTTGCGCCTGATGACAGATGGTTCTATTGACTGGAGTGTATATGATTTAATTACGGTGGAGACAGCGCCATAATGAGTGATTATTCAGAAATGCAAAGTCTTTATTCGAGCCTTGGTTTTGACCAAGGCTTTACTGATTTGTTGGCAATATTGAAAAATAATCCTAATGAAAATAATTTCACGTTTAATGTGAATGATATCAAACCCAATAATGTCATTCCAGCAAAATCTTTTGACTTTAATCTATCGCAAAGCTCCGCCTATCAAAGTCGATTAGCGGGTGAAGGGGCTGAATCAGCAACCATTCAGATTGGTGTTCGCAAATCTCGCACAAATGTGCTTGTACCAATCATAATTCCAACAGAAGGTTGGGTTGACCCAGTTATAGCGCTTCTGTGGGATTTATGTAAACAAGCGTGGTGGGGTAGCGCGACAGCTTCAGTCGGGAGACTAATATCACCCATAGGAGATACGATTATCACGTCTGGTCAATCTGAAATTTACACAGATAATATTGCTGATTTTTTAACATTTGTTACTCCCTTTCCGATTACAATTATCCCATTAGACGGTAGCGGCGAGGAATATGAAACAGTAACGGTAGATTCAATTTCAAAAGCAGATAGAAAGATTGTACTAATCAATCCGACACAATACAATCATACCACTCAGCAAACATTACTATCGTTTGCACCAATGCTCGCAGGGCCAGAAAGAGAGCCTGATTTTTCATTAATGTCTTTAAGAGAAGGCATGTTGACTCCATGTTTGGTTAACAAATTGACTATTGAGGCTTCAGATTTAAAATCATCCATTGACCTTAATGTTGAGTTGGCTCATATTAATACATTTCGAAAAGCACAAGTTGACCTAAAGGCTGTTCAGCAAGCTTTGCTAACAAGTATGGGAGCAAAGGGTTTAGGACGATTGATTTTTGGTTCAGAACTAACTCTATCATCTCCAACTCCCACTTCTGGCGCTTTTGGGTTGGGTGTGGCACTTGGTAATGAATTATTTGGCGGATATCAAGGGCTAAACATTCATCCGGTTACTGTAACTGGAATTAGTATTGTTGTAGATAATCATTTGAGTGACGTTTACACGTCACATTCATTAGCAACCAATACTGCCAAGCGACATGATGAAAATAATCACCCTACATCATTGTATTCCGAGGGGAGAACTATCACTGGAACTATTTCATATAAATCACCCTTAGATGCATGGTCTGTGCTTGAAAGATTGGCTGGCCCATCGGGTATTAACAAGGGTGGTATCAATATTAATTTTGGTGGTTTTCAAATTACTATCAATGAAGTTGCGTGGACTCCATCTAAGGGCTCGGGTAAAGCAGAAAGTGATGTAGACCGTAAATTAGAATGGAGCATGTTAGCTGAAAATTATGACGATATGCCAAGACTTGATTACTCGACACAACCATAAACACGTATAAGGATAATATGTCTGTATTTGTTTCCGATGACCCATTTGAATTAACAGTGTATTTTAAATCCATTGTTGACAAATCAGGTAAATTAATTGCAGTTGTCATGCTACCAGATGATACTGATGTTAATGCTAAAACCTTAAATTGTTCAGTGATTGGAAGAGATTTTGATAATATGTCAAGAATATTAGAAAATGCTTCTATCATTAATCACATTAACGGCGACACCTTAGTGAGACGAGCTGTGTTTTATCGTTCTATTGTTTTGAGATTTTTTAAAGAATGGAATTTGTATGATTCAAATAATCAAATGATTCCAATAGAAAATCATATTGTTGGCAAAATGCACGACACTTTAGTGCGAGCCTTAGCTAAAAAATGGCTTAAAATGACAAGCGGAAAAGAATAATGCCAACAACTACTCACATACCAGCATCTAAAAATCTTGTCTTCGTTATGTCACTGACAGAAAAAGATTCCAGCATATGGAGCGACCCGAATCAAGTCACGGCGGGATTATATCGAAATAATCCAGATGCTGTTAGAGAAGTATACACATGGGATTTAAGGGGACTTGGCAATCGTGGTGTTTTTTCAAAAATCAAGAAAGGCGACCCATTTTGGAACAAAATGTGGCTGAAATCCTATAATGATGATGAGGGCGAGGGACTATACAAAACGCTACCAACCATTTTTACCGTGTCGCCATTCAATTATCTCGATGCAACTGCACATGTTTATACTGGTTCATTTGAATTTAGCCCGCTTGTACCAAATTTTGATATTAATGGTAATCAAAATGCAGAAACATATGACGCAGAATATGCTATTTGGCAAAGTGTATTGTTCCCAGCCATGCCAATGATGTTGAGCACTACATTGTTGAGTAGAAATATGTTCGGGCCGGTATTTTTCAAGCGCGTTTCTTTTTCTGTCAGCGGAGAGGGTGGTTTATCACCCGTAAATATTGATGTTGAATTTGCTGGTGGTAAAGCTATTAAATCACCAATAATGGATATCGTGACGCCCATCACTATTGATTACAGCGGTACCACTGATTATCAAGCATACAGGACTGCAAGTATGATTGATTGCATGTCTGCCCAAGATATTTTTACTGATTTACAATCTTTGAAAGACTACTTAGTCCCATTTTATGAATTAGAAAAAGAATCACCATCAATGCGAATTATAGAAATGAAACTATCCATGACGCAAGATGTTGATTTTGTTTTCACTGGTAACAAAGGCGCTCATAGTGATTCCGACGGGCCGCGATTTGCTGAAATTAAAAATCGTAAAGTAAGCGGCAGTATTTCCTATTTTTCCAGGAATCACACCATTATGGTGGGGACTTCAAGTACCAATGCAGACACTGGCGCTTTAACTATGTATTTTGGTGGGCCGTTTTTATTCCCAATGTCTAATATTGAATGGCAAAAACCTATTGTTAAACAAATTCCAGGTCAGGGTTGGTATCACTTGTATAACTTTATTGCTCGCGCAGCCGACAATGCAATACAAATGGGATTCAAAACAAGCGATTTACCAGTTTCTGAATTTGATTTAGGAACTGTCATTTTAGATACTAGCGAAGATGGCAATACGGAAGAAAGCTAATGGATGAACAAGAAGTAATCAAAAATATGCAAAATATGCTTGGTAGGTCAAAGATGGCACAAACCAACAAGCCTATTGATTTGCAGCGAGAATCTACCGCACCCCCTGAAGCAATAGAACCAGTCGTCATGCAGCTAGATTTCAAAGCATGGCTGAAAACATTACCAGATGTTATAGATAATCAATTTTTGCTTGATATTCCAATCGACAAATGTATTGTTGTTTTTTGTGTTTCAGAATTAGATTGGCAAACAGCTATGAATATTGATTTGAAAGCATTTCGCACAACAGATAATGATGTTGATTATTATTCGGAAGAATATGAACGAAGGCACACACTTTCGCGAGCCATTGTTTGGATAGCTGATGAAAAATCACAGAATGTTGTTTTCAACAAAGATGGTTATGTGCTAGAGCGCCTTCAATATGACGTAATAGATGCTCTGTGGCACAAATATAAAGCAATTACGAGTGTAACCACGCAAGAGGCCCAAAAACTCTATGAAGCAACCATAAAATATCTGAATAATCAAGCTCAGGAAGGTGTTCCTATTCCCTCTATTATTCCTGAAACTATTGCTATTTGCGATGGTTGGAGTTCATTGAGTTTAAAAGAGCTTAAAGATATCACGGCTGGCGATTGGGAAAGAATGCAAATTGTAAGAATGGCGCGAGCTGACGTAATGGGTATTTACACTGAAAGACAAGTTTCGTCCAATTCCACCACTGTAATAGATATACCAGAAATTAAAGATAGTAGCGGATTTGATTTTGATACATGGAAAAATCGTTTTCCAATAGGACACCCAAATAGACCACCGGATTAATATGGAACCCAAAGAAGCAATTAATAAAATGAGACAAGAAGCCAATGAATTAATGCAGATGATTCGCGGCATGAGAGCAAGAAAATCTTCTGATTTTTCGCAAAAAGATTTAATAAATTGGCTGTGTATTTCATTACAGTCTCATGCTGATTTTAAACTCGCTACCGCCGACATGATGACAAGTTTAAAAGAAAAATATTCAGATTTGCGATTTGACACCACAACAAATGAACAAGTTTTTAGTCAATCAGAGTCTGAAAAACAAAGTGTTGAATCTCCACCTTTCGATGAAGATTTTTGGCTTGGTCTTGGTGATATCAACACTTAGTTAATTACTTTAGCGCCCGCGTTTTGCAATTCATTGACAAAACCGGATTCATCGTGTTTGTGCGGAGAAGATACATTTGAAGAATCAAATCCGTCGCCCATTCGATAATCCAACAGAGATTCTAATTCGTGAATTTCTTCCATTGTTGGAGCTGGTTTATGTTGAAGTTCCTTAATGCGTGCATCAAGAGTCATCAATGCATCTTCATTGTTCATTTCATTCATTAATTTTTGCTCTTGTTCATATTGATGCTCGCCCATAAATCCATGCTCTGCGGCATCGTTATCTGGATTCGATTCTACATCGTGCATCCCTAATTCGCCCCAAGCTTGTGCAAAACGGGTTAGCGAATCTGCATCATCAAACATTCCCATGCTATCTAAATCATCAGAAATATGAATCAACGTAGCAATAACTTCTTTTCTTTTCATGACATCACCACACAATATTTCATGTTTTAGCCCTTTATAACCTTTGTATACAAGTCAAAGTGCATTTTTGCAACATTATCCCAATTGGTTTGTTTCAAAAATTCCACGCGAGCATTGTTCGCAGCGCCTTGCGCTTGCGGGTTGCTAAATACATCATCAATAGCATTATACAGTTCATGGTCATTCCCTACTTGAGTGGCTATGCCAGCAACATCATCAAAAAGATGTACTTTGGTTGTGATTAGCGGTATTTCAGTCCCGACTACTACTCTGGCAATACCAGATGTAGAGCAAACATCGTGCTCGGGATGGCTAATATATGGCAAAACACATACTTTGGTGGTGCGAACAAACGACATCAATACATCTTCGCTCACAAAGCCTCGATTGATGGTAACGTTTTCCTCTATATTCAATCGTTTACATTCTGAAACTAATCGTTGAAATACCCTGTCGTGTTCCTTCATGTTATTTGGGTTTTCAGAACCTTGAATAATGTAATGAATATCTGGGTATTTTTCTTTCAACTCAGCTATCACACCAAGCATCCTAATATGACCCTTGTAGTCAAACAGAAAACCGGGTTGAAAAATTGTATGTTCGTTCTGCCATGTGTTCCAGAGTGCTGGTAGTAACTTCGGATTACCAGCATCACCATCTAAAACATTGGAGCCATGTGGAATGACGGTGATAATAGACGGGTCTATTCCTTTATCTGTTAGACATTTTTTACCAGACTCTGTATGTGTGATAATAATTTGACCACTCGCCTCTTGAACAGTTTTATCTCTGTGCTCATAAATAGAATGCATTGTTGCTATAACAATATATTTGTGTGCTTTGAACCAAGAAACAAGAGACGTGAACAAATAGGCTTTGGCAAAAAAACCATATTCATGACCAAAATGAATCAAATCTGGTTTCCAGTTATCCACTGCAAACATTAATTTTGTTTTAGGGTGCTCAGTCCGACTCCAACAACGAGTTACAAAATCGGGGTCGCCTTCTATGCTGATATTTTTTTCATCATCGGCATATTCAGCGAACACATGAACATCAGCATGCTTTCTCAATTGTTTTATCAATTGTTCGTTGTATGTTGATATACCGCATGGAGTGTTATAAACACTAATAAAAGCAACTTTTGGCTTTACTTTAATTTCTTCATCTTTTTTTTTATTTGATTTACTTCCAAGTTTCATAACAAACATCATCACTGGCAGCCAAAACCAAAACAAAAATAAAGCAAAAGCACAACCAATGTTTATGCCGCCACCGTCAGGGGGACAACCGCAGTGAGGGGGTTCGCCACAATGAGGGGGTTCGCCGCAGTGAGGAGGGCAACCACAATGGGGGGAATCGTGTTTGTGAAATATAAATTCCCACATTTCCCTTAGCAGTTTTGTTGAGAAATTTTCTTTGTTGTGGTGGTCGTTGTTGTTCATTGTAATCCTTCTAGATTGTTTAAGTATGTGCTCCATTCTCGGTCAAATAACTCCCAACGAGTAGCAGCTTCAGAGCGATAAGCTTTTACTCTATTATCATGAGATGTTGGGTTTTCTGCACATTGCGCTGCTTTTACAAGAGCCTCGTGTGTAAGTGAAGAATATTCAGCCGAAATACATAGTGCGCCAATTTCATCAAGCAAAGATTTATTCTTTGCATGATGAGTAATGTCTACACACGGAACTCCTGCTGCCAACGCCGTTGTTGTTGAGTGAAAACGCATAGATAGCACCAAATCACTGTGTGCTATTTCTCTTATCAAGTCATCCCATGCCAATGGTTCTGCAACCCATTTAGCTGCATCTTTATTTTGCATCGTTCCAAAGACAAAGGCAGATGGAATTCGGTCATCAACATACTTAGCTGTGTGAGCCGAAAAGAACGTTATATTCCAACCAAAAGTTGCCATCCAATCACAAAATTGAGCTATAATTCGACAGTTATGCAATGCTTGAACAAATTGATTTACATTGTCGTTATGAAGCAAGTCGTTAAATACATAACTGTTTAAGAATACTGATAATTGTTTCTTTCCAGCCATTTTATTATATGGCGTTACGACACCTGGCCTAAAACTGATATCTGGCACAAGTGATGCTGTGATGCCGATTTCTGTTAAAATATCCACAGATTGTCTATTTCTAACCCACCATTTGGCTTTTAGAGATTTTAAATCCTCAATCAGTTGTGAATCTTTCAAAATCTCGCTCGTAATATTTACATTGACAAATGCGATGGGCTTTTGTGCATTTTTGAGTTTTATCAATCCATCATTTTTGAATGCCCAAAAATCATTGTTGACGATTCCGCCGCCACCGATAACAATAACATCACAATCTAAATGACCATTGGACGCCATACCATTTTCTACATTATCAAGACTTTTATCTGAAAAAATTCTAACAGTATGTGTGTCGTCAACAGATAGCACCCTGGAAAGATGATGAGCCATCAAGTCATCTCCAAAATTGTATTTAGCATAAAATCCGCATAGAGCTATTGTCATGTTAGTAAAAGTGGTGTTCGTAGCACCACCTATGGAATATTTATGTAGAATTTCAAAAATTCCTATACTATTTAAGAGCAATTTGCGACATTAAAAATACCTTAATACAAAAAGAGAGACAGTAGAATTTGCTGTCTCTCTTTTATTGACGATGAAGATTATTCTTCGTCCCGCCAACTACCAAACTTGGGTCGAACTGCTGCAAGAACTTTTTCCACTGTTGGTTCTTTCTCCCAATTCATCAACATTTGCTTGATAATTTCAATAGGAACTCCGTGTCGATTTCTCTGTGCAAGTTCTTCTGCATCAAATTTCCAAGGCGCATCTGATTCATGGAAGGATATATCGTAGTTAAAAGCGTTAGCAAATTCAACATAAGGTTGCATCTCCCACATTTGCATATTTGTCGCATCTACAACAATTGGACTTACGCCAGCAACAATCGCCTCGTGAACGCGCTGTTGATTCCATTCATGTGCTTCTCCAATACGTGCTCGGTCAAAAGCATAATCGTCACCCCAATAATCATCAGTAGCGTAGATTTTACCATCACCAACCAATAGTTGCGCTTTGGTGCTTTTACCAGAACCTGGCAAGCCTCGCATAATGATAAGTTTGTTCATTATGTGAAATATTACCACATTTTTCACATATGAGGAAAAGGATTACTTTGTCCAATGAGTGTAATCTCCATTAGGAGTATATTATGGCTAAATTAACAATGTCAAGTAGCGAACCTGTAAAAATCATTAAATTGATTGAGCAGATGTTCCCCGGTGTTAAACTCGATGCAATGGAACAAATCATTGAAGGGGTCGCAATAGAAGGTGACATTAAATTAACAAAATCACTTGCGAAAGATACGTCTGTCATTCTTGAAGTAATTATTACACCTGGCTAATGATTATTCGATGTAACAAGTCTGAAATAGTGGATTTGCTATCAGCGTTACTCACTGATGCGAAATATATACCAACGCTTGACATTTTGAAACAGAATGTCTCTTTAAACGGAGATGTCACTTTTAAGAAAAATCTAAAACTTGGTGCTGTAACCATGCGCCTTCAGATTTATCCATTAGAAAATGGTAATATCGAAATCAATATTAAAGAAGCCACGATTGCTGGTTTCGGTGCATTCGGCGTAGTGAGAAAAAAAGCTGGCGAACTTATTGTTACTTCACTAAGTAAATACCTATCCCAGTGTAAAATATGGAAAAACGATAAGGGTAATGTCGAATTTCAAGTGCCAAATATTACCTTTGAACAATTCGCTATTGTTGGCGAAGATATGCTGATTGAATTACTTATATAATTTTGGATGTCCGTCACCAAGATTTTGATTGTATTGCTCTGACGCCAATTGAGCATCTTCGGCAGCTAATTCATTTCTTCGTTGTTGAATCTGCATTTGTCTAGCGTTTTGAATCGTATTATTTGCGCCAGATTGACCCTGACCTTGCATTTTGCTTTGCATAGATTTGATATAGTTGTTTACATATTCTTGCATTGTCTGCTGTCTTTGTTGCGGAAGAGGTTTACCATCTGGCCCAAACCTAACTGCCGTAAATGGACTAGCTGGCATATTTAACAGTTGTTGCTGTGTCTGTTGTGGATTTACGTTATTCTGCGGAGGCAGCGGTATTTGAGGTTGGTTATACCATCCACTCTGTTGTTGTGCATAACCGTTGTATGGAGCGTTGTAGGGAGCTTGAGGAGCGTTGTAGGGTGTTGGTGCGGCGGCGGGAGCAGTCCAAGGTTGCTGTTGATATGGCTGTTGATATGGCTGTGTTGGTGCTTGGGTCTGAGACATATCAGGCATAGTTTGTGCTTCTCTCACTATATTTGTTAAGGAATTTGCTTCTTCATACAAACTGAGCGCGTCGAGTTCGTTAGCTATTTTCAGAAGTTTTTTTGCCAGGGATAAACGCATAATGCCACCGATTAAAGATTTTTTCTCCAATCGGCAGCATTATTCCTTTTGTTATGTCCAAAGTTTATATCTTCGGAACAAGTTACGATTTGCTTTGCTAATCGGCTGAGTACAAAGCGCTGTATACCCCATGTCATCATCGGGCTCGAAAAACTTATGTGTTTCTACACCAGAATTATTGAGCCTCATTTCAACTTCAAGTAAATCTTCTTGCGAAGCAACCTGACAGAGCACTAAATACGTATCATCTTGTGCTTTGAATTTTAGCCCAGCCTCATAACAAACGTGTCCAACTTGAACCATTTGGTCAGCGACAGGAATATCTGTTCGAACGAAAACATAAATATACATGTTTTCGTTCTACAAATCCAGACTCATTATGCCACCGCCTTGCTTAGAAGCATATCTTCAATAGCGGCTGGATTATACGCGCCCGCTCTTCGACCTTGTATAGCTGCTCTGACAAGCTCAGCGCATGTTTTCGGGTCAATCAGTGGTGCGAAGTCATTAAACACGTCAAGACGGGCATTAAGACTGTATTGTGCCTCTGTTAAAGCAAGTTCTGCTCTTGCACCATTCGCGAGCTTTACCTCGTTACTAACTGGTGTGAAAGCCTTGCGCCAATCCTTTCCACGCAAAATAGCGTAAAGAATGTGGTGAGCAAGTGTGAGCGGATGCTCTTCACTGTTAGCCTGAAGTTTAAGCCAATGCTTTTTGACTTCGTTGTAGCAGTTGTGTCGAGTGTCTTCATTAAAGAAGAGTGGCGTAATTTGTTTTGATAGTGTGTTCATTTTAAATCTCCTAAGGTCGTGTAGTAGTGTCGAAGCAGGTTAGGAGACACACGGGTGGCGCACGTTCAGCGGATGATGAAATCATCGCCTCGGTAAGCGCGTGAGATTTGATTTGTTTATTCTACAACATGGTATTCACTTTGTTAGTATTATTCTACAACATGATTTTGAGGAATTCTTGTTAATCTTCAAATTTCATGCCCTTAACACCAAGTTTTTCAGCAAGTTTCAACAAAAATCCTTTAATTTCTTCTTTTCCTTTTGCAATTGTTTCGGCGGCATCTTGCTCAGAGCCCATCAAGCCGCCCTGCTGCAATCCACCAGTAATACCAAAAGCAGATGTTAATGCTTCGTGAACTCGGTCTTCTGCATATCCAGCATAATGCTCAGCGCCAAAGAAAATTTCACCAGGCCTATTAAATGGATTAAGTTGACTTCGAAGTTCGGCTTGTTCTTCTTCGGAGAAAATGGTGTTTATTTTCCATTTCAACTCATTAAAGATAAAGTTTATATGCCGACATCGTTGTTTGATTTCTTCCTCGTCATCAATAGCCTCTTGGGTAGTCGGTGGAAATTGACGATTGGCTGGTTGCATTATTTCATGCAAAAACCAGATTTGTTCAGGATTGGGGTAATTGTTAAACATATAAATTTGAGCGCTCCAGACGGGACTCGAACCCGCATATACCTTGTGAGGGCCTTCTGCTTTAGAAACCGTGGCTACTGACCATTGAGCTACTGGAGCATTTGTTGTGTTTGGGGCGATTTTATACGCCCCAAACGATTGATTATTGGTTAAGACGCTGGGTAAGGTCGCTTAATGCGCCGCCAGGAGTCCCACCCGTGCCAACAGAAACGGTCTGTGGAGCCGCAGTTGTCTGCACAGTTGTTGGAGCAAAGCCAAGTTGCTTTTCCAAGTCAGAGAGTGCATTTTGAGCCTCAAAGTCGTGTGAAGCATCTTCGAGTTCAGCAACTTTTCCAGCAAGAGACGAATTCTGCATTTCTGTTCGAGCAGCAGCTTCGCTTTGCATATTCTGAATCTTTTCACCAGCAGCACCAAAGCCCTCATTGATGTTCTCGAAATTGAATTCCGACAATGCTTTTTGAATAGCATTTTGAACTTGTGCGCTCTTGTAGTTTGCCTTCATAGCAGCAGCTTCGCCAAGTTTCTTTCGGAAGTCTGCTTCTTGTCGGTCACATGCCTTTTTAACATTTACACATGCAGCATCGGCTTGTTCATATGAAGCTTGAAGATTGGCAAGCTGTGCTTGATTGTTTTGCATTTCTCCAGCGAATTGCAAAGCTAATTTTTGCGCATTATCATACTGGGGTGTGCCTTGTGCATAGCTTTCGCGTTGCTTAAGAGCCATTCCAGCTTGTGCCTTGTTTTTTTCCACCTGAGATTCAGCGGCTTTAACCATAGCAGCTAGGTTATTCTTTTGTGTCAAGGCTTGTACGGCGAGTTCACGATTATGGACTAGGCTTTCTTGCATGTCGCGTTTAGCCTGGTCAATCATAATCATTGGGTCTTCAACCTTGTCCATGAACACATTGAAGAGACCCGATAACCATTTAAGGAATCGTTTCATATTTTTTTTACTCTTGGTGACCCCAGCGAGAATCGGACTCGCGACACGCCATTTTAGAGATAGCTGTTCCACCACTGAACTATGGGGTCGTTCCCATATGATACCACAGAAAATATGATTTTGAGGAAATATAGCGAGTACGCCTGCGAGGGGCAGAATTACTTCCACCCCTCGTAATAGACTTACAATCACAATATAAAATTACGATTGTTCAAACATTAACGGATATGCATGCCAAAATGCATCTGTTTCTGATTGTTCTACTTCGGCAGGTTGTCGTTCCTCTGAAGAGGATAGGCTAAGTTCTTGGTTTTCTTTGCTCATAGGGACATCTCGCGAACTATTATTTTACCGCAAAATCAACTGAAATCCTTTTTAATTCTATACGTATTACGCTTCTTCTATTTGTTTTTGTTTGACTCTTTCATCCACCCATCTCCACAAATCTGAATCCCATTCTGAAGTCTCTTCATCATCTATGCTAATTTCTGGATTTTCAACTTCTTCTTCGATTTCCATAGGGTGCAATTTAGCAACCAAATGGCAAACTCTAATAAATTCTTCTTGTGGCATATCCCATTTTGCAAGATTAACCATTTTATGAACCCATTGAACATTACCGTCTTCATATGTCATAAGTGAGTTAATACGGTCTAATGAAGCAGTTTGCTTTCCCTCACGCCAAGCGCAGTGAGTATCAGCCATATTCAGACGCAATCCAGTTAAAGCGCACCTTCGACCCTGTTTCTCATATAAATCAGCCACATAATCTTTGGTAACTGCAAAATCTAAACCTCTTTTTTTTGCACTGCTTTGCAGAGAACCCCAGTAATAAGATGTAATCACGTGCTTTTCCGCTTGTGTCTGCGCGATATCGCATGTGAGACACCCTTTACTAGCGCCAGATGTCAAAGTGTATGTAGACAGTGTTTTGATTTGTCCGCAAACGCATTGACATTTCCATTGACAAGAGTGATGTTCTGTCTTTCCTGGTATCTCGCAGAGCACCGTCCATTTGCCGAATGTTTGTCCTAATAATTCTGTTTTTTGCGGCTTTCCATTATCACGAACCACAATACCGTATTCTCGTAATCTTCGATTAATTGTGTTGTAACCGCAATTCAATTCTTTCGAAATATCAGTTGTGCTTCTTCTTTTGTTTACATACTCTTCAATAAGCCAATCTTTGTCTATTGAGAGATGTTTTCTGGCATATTGATTAGTTCGCACTTGAATACCATATGTACATAAAATTTTATATACTATTTGAGCGCTGATACCTAAATCAAAAGCAATTTCTTGCATACTGCGCTGCTTTACGACATACTCTTGCTCAAGCCAAAATTTTGGTATATTTACATCTATCACATTATCCATATACATGGATAATGTCAAATTTACTTAACTTTTTTGGTTTAAAGAATAATGAGTTTGCTTTCCAGCCCAGGCTAGTGTCAATTTGTCAAAATCTATAGCTAAATCTGGAACATTAACATTTGGTAAATCATCATTGGCATCAATATAAGCCAATGTAATATGGGGTGTGAATCCATGTGTCTTATCAAGCTCGATTCCCAAAGATTCCATCGTTTCAACAAGTTTTTGTCGAATTTCTGAAAGCTCCGCAGAATCATAAGATGCATAAAATGGTTTTGTTTCATCATTGCCAGAAAAACATCCAACGCCTTGAACTTTACCCTTAATTGCCGGGTATTGATTTGACATAGCTTCTAGAGCGGATTCAATAAGCTCACGTTTATCTTTAAGCGCATCTGCTTTTCCGATATAAAGCATTGTTAAATGTAGACTGTCAGCAGCTTCGGGTTTGTCTACGTCTGTTTTTTTCAAAGCCAGTTTTTTTGCTTTGTCATCGGGCAGCCAAAGAGCCACAATTACACTTGTGTGTTGCTCCGCTGTCACAATGTTTCGATACCACATACAGTGATATTCTACCAGATGTTACAAAGAGCCTACAAATTCGCGCAATGTAAACAAACCATTTCGGGGTTCGACGTATAAATGACGCTTAGTGTAAATGCTATGCAGCAATGCTTCCTCCAGCATTGAAATATCCTCTGTTTCTGGGGGAACAGCATCTTTCAGCTTATGTAACATATTTTTGTAAGTGGAAGTATCCGTGAGACGAAGTTCGATTCTAGGGTCGAACGGTGTCCACCATTCAACTGCTAAATTTGGTTTGATGTATTGTTCATATGTGAACTGACGGATTCGATATTCTGTCCCGTCGATGAAATCTCTTCCACCCAGCACAATAGCGGCTGCACGATGATGTCCGTCGTGTAAAAAATATTGTCCATCTTCAAATTGTGTGATTTCGATTAATGGAGATGTCTTTCCACGACTTTGGTGCTTGCTTAAACAATTTTTGGTGAAAAATCCATCGTTCTTTACAAATGCAGTCATTCGCGCAAGTTGCTCTGGATTCCTAATATTCCGTTGCGTGACTTGCAATTCGTCAATTGTTATCATGATTGTGTACCTTCTTCGTCTTCATTCTTGAGGATATCTTCAAACTCGGCGCTTAACGGTATTCCAATTTTTTTCGCAAACCAATTAAGTGATTTTGGAATGGATTTGTCAATGAATAATATTCCATCTAAATGGTCGATTTCATGCTGAGGCACAACAGCTTCCATGTCTGTGAGCTTGAGCACCACTTCCTTTCCATGTGGAGAGGTGCCACGGAGAGTGATTGATTGATGACGAACAACATGTCCCCATAGATTCGGGATGCTCATACAGCCTTCGTCTGCTGTAAAAACACCAGAGGCTTCTTCAATAACTGGGTTAATTAAAGCATATCTCTTATCGCGTCTCACCATGATAATACGTTTGCTGACACCTATTTGTGGCGCTGCTAATCCTATACCAGTTGTTTTACCAAGAATATTTGACATTTGTGCGATAATAGCACTGACATCTTCATTTTCGCCAACGGGTTCGGCAATTTTCCTAAGAACATCGTTCGGATACTTTACTACACCATTTTTGTTGTCAAAAAGAGGAGCGTAAAGGTCTGGTATTTTTACATCCATTCCGTGAGTATACCTATTTATCGTATGCCTTGATTATTAACTCTCTTTGATGAGCGAATGCTATGCGAATATTGTTCAGTGTCAAGAGCACAGCTCGTTGTTCTGCACCAGTTAAATGACTAATGTCTGCGTGTATCATGCTGTCAATGAAATTCATGCATTCATCCATGCCTTGAAATTTTGATTCGAAACAAGCTGATATGATATTTCGATATAGATTGGCTCCGTGCTCCAAACACGCCAATGTGCAATTTTCTGCAATATCATCTAACGATGATTGCTTCACTAATGGGTTTTCGTCACTCATTAGTGATATTTTACAATTAAATCCTAACTGCTAATGGAAAGACATAATTATCTGTTTTCAATTTCTCTCTTACAATTTTTTCCAACAAACATTGTCGATAAACCGGAGAACCATCAAAAGACCCTTCTTCTAGATTCGGCGGCTGCGTACCAAGGATTATATGTCTGGCATAACTACCGCAAAACGCTGCTTCGGCAGCAGTTAATTGTTGACCGTAAAAACGCAATAATTCATCATTTTTACTATTTCTATCAGCATGGTTGAGCCATTTGGCAAAATTTGGAGCAAAAGCACTGAGTGGTGTAAAATCCTCAAGTTCTAACAATCTTTCGTTCATATTATTATATTCGTACATTTAAGGTACAATCTGCACAATGTCTACGAAAGAAGAAGAACTGAAAGAGGCTTCGCGCTTGTTTTATATGCGCGATTCTGATGCAAAGCCAAAATATCTTGAGCTTATTGAACCCGCAACCATTATTTATAACTGTGTTCTCCTTGTCATCGAACACATACCTTTACTTGAGCTTGTTCCCGGATTTTACCCTGAATCATTCTGTAATGGAGAATATGAGGGTGGTTTATATGAATTTAAAGAAGAATGTGCCCAGTGGTGTTCGAACATTGAAGAAGAGGAAATTATTCCAGATTTATCTCTTAATAAGGGCGACATGCGATTGACAACAAGTGTCCGTGTGACGCCAGAATGGATAGATTCTCCATTAGATAGCCGATGGAGTTATTTTCGCATTCCTCGCTCCAGTGTTGTTGTTCTTACGCCAGAAGATTCAATTAAGCCCTACGAAGGTGCTATAATGAAATACGAATCACAGATTGTGTGGAGTAGACGAAATTGAAAAGAGCAGAGTGGAAAGAAACATTTATGACTATGGCTTGTCTTATGGCAATGCGTAGCTCTGACAAGGGAACTAAGGTTGGCGCGGTTGTAGTCAATCCAACAAACGTTGTGCTTGCTATGGGCTATAATGGCTGGTGCAGAGGCACATCTCCATGGGGGGACGATGACCCGCGACACGAGAGACCGCTCAAATATCTTTACACAGAACACGCAGAGCGAAATGCAATTTATAACAGCGCTCGTCAAGGTACAAGTTTAGAGAATTGTACGATTTATGTTACGATTATGCCTTGTATGGATTGCGCCAGAGCAATTGTTCAGGTTGGTATCTCTAAGGTTATCGTACACAAAGATGGGCAAGAAGCTTATGACGCAGCCTATGGACTTGCCGACCACCGATGGACAGAAGACCATAAACACGCAATTGAACTCTTGGCAGAAGCTGGTGTCGAACTTGAGTGGTGGAGCGGTAAATTACTTCAACCCAAAGCGTTTTTCAATAAGCAAGAAGTGGAATTGTAATCAAAAATATGGAGCCACGCTTGGAATACCCTGTGTCCAATCAGGGTCAAAAATTATATACAAATCGCCTTCTTCCATAATGCCACGCGCAATCAATGATTGAATTTGTACATCAATGATGTAATCTTCAATTTTGCCATTGAATTTAGGAAACAATGCCTTTAATGCTTGTGCGCGAAGAGTATTCCTGTGCATTAAAATCCTTTATTCATTCTCGCGGCGCTAACTATAGTTCTATTTGGAAATAATTCTTCTTTTGTCAGAAGCGTGACATCGAGTGCTAATCCTTTTGCGTGTGCGCTTTCAATTGCAGTGTTTATGACATTCATCGCATAAGCAGCACGAAGATGTTTTTCTTCTTCTGCGTTTTTATTTGCCGTCGTGCTTGTTTTGCGCCAATGTTGCATTTGCTCTTCAGAGTAAACTTCATATTCTTCAGTCTTGCGAAAACCTAAAGCATTGGCAAATATGTATATCAAATTTAAATTATCCAACACATCAATATTCTTAACGTTGTGTTTCTTTAAGAATTCTATAGCATAGCCTTTAATGGTGGTAGCAGCAGGAAAATCAAACGCATCAATTGTTTCATATCCAATATTATTTTTATTGGCAATGTGCTTTGCAAGATTTATTTTGACTTTATCAAATTCATTACTAATAACAAATGAATCTAAATGAGGCAATATGTTTTGAACGTCTTCGTGAACTATTAGTACCATAAGTAAATTATACCACTATTTTAGATATTGTGATATCTTACAATCATCCCTTTATGAACTCTCTTCAGACTGACGCGAAGACGGTTGGTTAGACAGCCAATTGGAGTGGCACGCCATTTTTTACGCCATAATCGGTGTTTTTCTCGATAACCAACTTTATTTCTAGTTCCTAAAACGATACCGTTTGGAGCTAAGCCTTGTTCTTTCATTTGCTGATTGCGATTTTGAGTTCTTATTCTTTGTGCGCAAGACAAGCATCTCTTACCTTTTTTAATATCCTTTTCTCTTCCGAACGATATTTTTGGACAATCTAGGCACTTCCAGGCGACTTCTTTGCTTGATGCATGAGATATTTCTTCTGGATAATAACCAAATTTATTAAATGTCTCTTGATGTAAAACGTGAATATTTATTAACGATTTATCTCGCGGAGTTTTTAACTTCCATCTTTCTAACATAACCTAATTATACCATAAAAAAAGGCTAGAAAGTTTCCTTTCTAGCCTAAAAATAGTAAACTATTTTTTTAATTGTTGTTAGTTATTAGCTAACGATGATTCGACTAATCGCGTAGTCGTTTATAACACCGAAGCCAACTTCTTCGAAAACAACCCAACCAAGTCGAAGCTTCTTAGGGTCGTCAGCAGGAAGAACAGTGATGTCCTGTCGAACAGGCATCGCGCCTACGAACTGCGCAGGTGCAAGCACGTACACAGCGTTCTTTGGAACCATTGTCGAAACATGGATGTCCGCAGAGTAGATGTGACCGTAAAGACCAGTCATCAAGATGTCTCGTTGAGTTGCCTCGTCGAAGAAATCCTTACCCCAGTCTCGAACGTCCTTGTAGCGCTGTGGGTGCATAATGACCTTTGCGCCAATCAATTCGTGCTCTTCAATCAACGTCAACGCGAGGTTGATGTTTTCTGGCTGCAATGTACCAGCAACAGCAATGCTGTGGTCGGTAGGAACTGCGGCGTTGATGACCTTGAACACTTCAACGTCTTCTTGTCGTTGGATACTATCCTTTGCACGAACTTGCGCTCGGTCAACGATGTAGTATCGTCGTTGGTTGATTTCGTTAATCTTGATTGTAGGGTTGGTAGCCAACTCAACAACTGGGATTAACAACTCTTCAGCTTCAACTACGTGAGTTGGAACCATACCACGCTTTGGAATGACATATGACTTCACAGCCACATCTCGTTCGTATCGTGGGAGAGCGCCTTGAGGCAATTCGTCTACCATCAAAAGCTTACGTCCGATTGCTTGATACATCAAGCTTGTTTTGATGGGTTCCACCATCGCTTGCGCGAGAGCAACACGTCCATCGGCGGTGTCAAGAGCCATTGCAATAATAGCTTCTCTTTGCTCATTGGTGTTTCGATTGTTTCGTACCATGCTCATTTTCTTTTAATTCTCCTTTTCCTCGTTAGGCACTAACCTTAGTTAATAGCTCCGATTTGTGTGAAGTACAGCAATCCTGCGGTAGCGTCGTACTTGTCAACTTTAGCAACGGGTTCACCGAAGGTTGGGTTGGCTCGGTCGATAGCAACAAGCTTTCCAGCATTTGCGGTCGCACCGAATGTCAAGTAGTCACCTGGCAAGAATGTGTATGGGTTGGTGTCGTCGGTGCTTGCAGCAGTTGTAATAACAGCAACGAATCGGTCTGTAACGAATTGACCTGAAGGAGAGGTGTAAACACCAATACCTCGGCGTGGGCCCTGATAACCAGTGGAACCACTAGTTGGGTCAGAAACGTTAGTTACGAGTTCGTCAACGAAATCGCCCAAAGCTCGCTTTGCAACAGCATAGAAACCGTTGTTAGAAGCAGTGAACGTGCTACCATCTGAGCTAACAACAGTTGAACCAACTGGGTCAGGCAGAATCATCGTTGCACCAGTTCGAGCGTGGTCATCAGCAGCAAAGCCTACAAATGTATGCGCTGTGTGGCTGAAGGCACCTGTGCCCGAGTTGTATGCAGTTGCAACCAAAGAACGGTCTGCAACAATGCAGAGTCCAGTATATGGGCTGCGGACTAAGGCGTCACCTGCCAAGCAGGTAACTGATTTGCTCATTTCGAAGTTTCCTTGAATGAGTTCGAATAGTGGTCGAATAGCCATTGTTTTTTATTTCCTCCTAGAGATTTCCGAAACCGATTAAGAATCCTCGTATTTCGGCATGAGAATGCTGCGAAGAGCCTCTCTTAAGTCATTTGGAGCATTGTTTTGCGTAGACGCAGTAACAAATGCACCAGGGTTCAAAGAGACGTTCGCTGTTCGAACGTTGCGATTATCAGAGAAGCTAGAAGCAACTCTTTCTGCCGCTGACGATGCGGACTTAAGCATTAACTTGCCTTGTGAAACCATAGTCGCTGGGCTCAAGCCATCAGCCAACCACATATCCACATTGCTGTCCACTTCCTCGGCTTCAATAACACCAGCCAAAGCAAGTTTGTAGCTTACAGAGTAAGCTGTCTTCATACGAGCTTGGGATAGAGCCATCGCTTTACGAGATGATTCGTCGTCTTCATGTGGCTTGCGAACGAAACCATCACCATTGTTCTGCTTGACGCTAGGGTTGGTACCCTTTGCTTCTTCAGTATCTTTCTTGGCATCAATTTCGATTGTTACACCACTGTCTTCTGCCTCAACGGTCTTAGCAACTGTGACTCCTGCACAAACTGGGCAATAGCCTTCGTTCTCGCAATCTTCACAGATAGCAATGACTGTTTTGCAGTCCTGACACTCAGCTTGATTAATAGACTTTGTATGAGGGTTATTACATCCGCTGCATTCTACAATGCGCTCAGCAATAGTCGTCTTACGTGGGCCAACTACTTCTTGCATTTGTGTTGGGACGGTATATCCGTCAATTCTGTCTGGGTCTGACGAAGGAATTTTATTCAACTGGTCGAAATCGACTGTGTAATCTAATGTTCCGTCAGGGCTGCCTTCTCTCTTAACAGCGTCATAGCCGCTCTTAAGCTGTAGGTTATCAGCGTTGTTGGTTGGGACTGGCTGCTTCTTGAAAGTAGGATTCTGTTCTCGAAGGCTATTGCCTTCAGAATTCTGCTTAGTAGCAGTTGGTCGGTCGTCTTCGCCCTTATATTGAGCATCTCCCGCATACTGGAACGATTTTCCACCATCAGAAGTATCCTTGCCAAGTCCAATGTCCTTTGGCTTTGTGTCATCTTCGGCAGTAACCGTGCGGGTGTTTGTGCCTGCAAGAATTGCAGCACGTTCATTTCTGCGAGCTAATAGCTGTTTTGCATCCATTTGTGGTTCCACCTGTTCGTGTTCGTGTGTATTTAGCGGGTTTGCCGGGGCTGATTCCGCAAATTCTGCACCACCATCCATTGGAAGAGATTCTTCCTTGATTGGCAGGGCATCATCATCGTGAGCGTTTAATCCGCCTCCGAAATGTTCGTCCAACAATCGTTGAACTGCATCAATCTCGCTTGCGGGTACTTCAATTTGTATTAAAGCTGTTTCGCCTTTATCTTCGTTTACTTCGCTTAAATCTGTGTTTAAATCTTCGTTAGGCATCATAGCGCCTTTATCTTCGATAGCTTCCTCAACTTCCGGTGAGTGCATTTCAGGGGTTTCCCCTTCCATACCTTCTTCCTCTGCTGATGGAGTGTGACCATGCTCTTCGATTTCCTCATCAATAGATTCATCGCTAGGCAAGATGCCATCCTTGTCGTCTTTAAATTCGTCGTCGTGTGGTTTAGCTTTTGCGAAGTCAGTAGTCTTCATGCCACCATGAAGTCCTATTGCACCTCTTGCTTCTTCTTCTCCTAATCCCATTTCATGGGCAATTCGAGGAAGAGCTTCGTTGCGATAGGCAGCAGCAACTACTCGCGCCTCCGTTATGCTCAATCCTGCATTCTTGACTAAATCATTTACACAGGTTTCCATATCGGTTGCGTCAGTAGCACTTAAGATGTCACGGAACTCAGCCAATTTCATTGACTTTCGAACCGCATCACGGTGGGCGCTTGTATTTTGAGTTTTCATTTACTGACTTGCTCCCTTTCTGTCTCGTGCGAGAACTATTTCTCGCAACACTTAATGTCTTCTAAATCTTTTTTGTTTTCACCTGCAAAACATGGCATATTCTGTGAAAAAAGCTTATAATGAACCAAAAAGGCTCCCAAGGCGATGCCTTAGGAGCCGGATAACTAAGTTTTCTTAGTTAATAACCCATGAAATGGTGGAGTAAAGTTCTCCGTTTCTTTCTTGAATTTCAGATGCGGCAATGGTTCCGCATTCGTAGCAATAGGAGCGTCCGATTGATGCAATTTTGTTTGCATTCTTGTCTCCACACTTAGGACATACGAATCCCACAGGAAGAACCTTTTCAGCATTTCTATCGAAATTGTCACCAAGTTGTGCAACACGAATCAATACTTCTGGGCTAGTCTTGTAAGAGGCGGACATCATCATTGGTGCAGTTCCACCAGGGCCAGGTGCGGCTCCACCGGGAGCGCCACCAGCAGGTGCAGGAGCAGTTGCTCCGCCAAGTCCCATATCTCCACCAAGCTCAGGTGCTGCGGCTTCGTCAGCGGCAGGTGCTGGCTCAGCTCCTTTATCTTTGTCACTACTTGGCTTAACTTTGGCGCTGAACTCATACTCAATTTGAGCATTACATGAGTTACAGTTGCCTTCACCGTTTGCAACATCAACATCTTCACTACCACACTGTGGACAAATTGTCCCCCATGGCTTTTTAGTTCCTGGTTCAGACATATCGTCAACATTTGTTGGGTCTTCATCTGGATTTTCAGCAGTTGGAGCAGTGAACGAGGAAATGCCAAGTCCGTCAGCCGCACCAGCTAAATCACCAGCAGGAGGAGCACCAGCTCCACCAGGGGCACCAGCGCCCATACCACCACCACCACCAGGCATTTGAGCATATCGACTCAAGATTTCTTGTCGCTGTGCGATTCGAATGTTCTTGATTGATTCACTCATAACTACTGTTGGCTCTTCGGTAGGAGCTGCTTCAGCTATTTCTTCTGAACCAGGTGCTGAAACATTGGCTGAAATATCGCCACCATCAGTTGCACCAGACACCATACCAGTGCTAGGAGCATCGGCATTAAATGTTTTTCGAACTGTAGAGGTTACAGATGCGCTAACTGTTTCGCCGTTGATATTTAAATCAGTGAATGTGAAAGTAGATGGGTCAACTGTGTATCCGTTGGAAGCCATGATTTCAATTGCCTTGTCTCGAAAAGCAGATTCAAAACCCTCATCTTTCGGGTCAAGACCAATATCGGTCACAGTGCATTCCAATCGCTTGGTGCTTGTTCGCTCGTCAGTTACCTGAATAGCGGCTGTTTTAGTTGTGGTTGTAATAACCTTGCTGATTAATTTCTCAGCAGCAACTGGCTGTGCAACCAATTTCTTAGCAGCAGTAACAATGCTTCCGCTGGAGTAGTTACCAGCTTCCGCATAGTCAGCCAACCAACCAACAACATTTTCATAAACGCCTTCTTTAGAAGCAAAGCGTCCCGCACCCCAGAAATCGCGACGTGCTCTAACTGTTAATCGAGAAGCGCGAACTGCGGCAGAACGAGCAAGCTCCATGTCTGCGAGCAAATCAGATTCTTCAACACTTGATAAAGCAGCAACAATTTCATGTGGATGAGCAGCCAATTCGTCAGCGGCATTTGCAAAAGCAAACAAAGCTGTTTTGATATGGTCTTTCATCGGTTGTTCGGTTTCAGTTTCGGCAATGGTAGCCAAAGCTGCGCGATATTTGTCAGCTTTAGAAACTGTCTTGCGCAACATAGAAGGTTCGACACCAGAGTTGTCTCCTATATGAGCTTTAACCATTCGAGTAACTGACTGAATAGCCTTGCTTACTTCTGATGTTACAACATGAAGACATTCTGCAATGTCAGCAGCAGTAATTTCATTAGTTACAGCAGTTCCAAGAGCGTCAAGTACAGCAGCTTCAGCAGCAATTTCGGTGCTACCAAGTTTCCAGAAATCATTTCGCTTTGCTTCAACGCGGCGAGTTTTATCACCAAGGTGAGCAAGTTGAAGCAATTCAACGAAATCAGCTCTTTCAGCAAGCACTTGAGTTGCTTCAACAACTTCTTCTGGAGTTACTCGTGCAGCAATAACAGCTTTGCACAAAGCATCAACACTCGCAGTTGTAACCAAACCAGTGTCACCAGGCCCGTAATTCTTTCGAACTTGGTCAAGTTGGAGTTCAATAACATCGACAGGGTGCCCACGTCGAGCGTCATTGATTAAATTCTCTCGAACATCAATTTCATTGTTCTGTCGAGAATACAATCCAGCTTTGTCACCAAGAAGATTTTCTTTTACCTCATCGTCGGTGCCAGGTCGCAAATCTTTCTTACCAAGCTCTCTTTCTTTGATATCTTGCTCTTCGTTGGTTCGATTATATCGACCAGCTTTATCACCAAGAAGATTTTCTTTCACATCATCGTCAGTTCCAGTTCGAACTGCTTCTAATTGTTCTTCTCGTGTTTCATTGTATTCATGAGATGGTTTCCACTCAGCAGTTCGAGTAAATCTCTGAAAATCTGATAAAAGGGCGGCGGCTACGCGAGGGCCGTCTTCAGCTTCAATAGCTGCTTTGTGCTCTTCTGTAAGAATTGGGTCAAAATCAGGAACAAGTTGTCCTTGATAATATGCCTTGATGCTACCGTCAGCGGAGAGCCGAAGTTGATGTCCTGATTTATCAGAAACCTTGACTTCCTGCTCCATCACCGCGGCCTCTCGCTTATTGCGAGACTGTTTGAACTGCTTGAAAAAGTCAATGCTCATTGTTTTATTTCCTCCGGTCTGGGTGCTTGGTTTGTTTGGCAGTGGTTTTGATGCCACTACTGGATTTGGGGTTGCTTGATGAGTTGATACACCAAGCGTGTCAGCTAGACTCATAATAGATTCTGCCAACTTTGTCACGGACTTACTGTTGTAAGTCGCAGGGCTCATTTCAAATGATTCATTTGTTTCTCGCATAGTAGCTGCCGTGACAGTTCTGCTAGAAACCTCTTCCTCATCATCATGTGCCCAAACTACGCGGTTGAAATTGCTGTTGGCAAAAATACCACCACCAAATCCCATCGGCATTCCCTGGAATGCCTGATTCTGTGTTTGAGGTGCGCCACCTTGAGGTGCGCCCTGTGGAGCTTGAGGCCCCATTGAGCGCCCTACTGCGCCCTGTGAATAATCGTCTTGTGGAGTTTGACCACCTGGTTGTGCTTCTTGTGGTGGCTGCATTGAACCTTGATTCATAGGTTGCTGACCATTTCCGCCTGTTTCGACTCCATCATCAATCATATCTTGCATGGTTGATTGTAAATCAGCCATAGATTTAGTGATTTTGCCAACGTGTGCCAAATCTACATTATCTTTTCTAGCGAAAAGATTCATAACGGCAACTTCCAAAAAGTTGAGCGCTAAGTTCAACATATCAAGAATATTCAATCCTGCGGTACCTTCAATACCAAGGAACTTCAAGATGTTGGAAACTGTAGTGTTATTTCCCGCTCCCTCTCCAGCAAGCAATTGACCGCCAACTAACGTGCCAGCACTTTGTGCTACACGAATAGTCTGCTTAGTTGTATCATATGCAGTACGAAGACAATCTTCATATGCTCTTCGTACCATGAAGTCTTTTGGAGTGGATGTACTTGCGACAATGATTGAACTTCTGATTGACTCTGCTCTTTTGTCAAGATTAGCAGCTTTGTTTAGAATATCATCTACATCGTAGATTTCTTCAATCATACAACTATCGAAAGCGCCGTCACCAACAACAGAAAGTTCAATAAATTTGATACCATGATTTTTTTCGTAAACCTTTTTACCAGTTTTGGGATGCTTTTTGCCTTTATACTTTTTAAGACAATCACAATATTCTTTTTCTGTTGATGCTTTATTTTCGCACTCAGAACATGTACCGGATTCAACTTGACATCCCATTGAGACATCATGCATATATCCAACTCGAATACCACGTGCAATTTCAGGATATGCTTCTTCGTCTACGATAAATGTACAATAAACACATTTTTCTTTTTCATCCCATTCGGCATAAACAACCATACCCTTGGCTTGTTCAATATCATCATTTTTGTGGTTTGTGTAAATCGGAACGCCTTCAAACGTTTTGTAGGCTGGCATTTTGTTACCCTTTTGGTCAACAACCTCACCAAGCAATTCCTTTTCACTGAAATAATCACCGTTTGCGTTAGCAACATCTGCGTCAATAGCTCGCGCTCTCACCCACAGTAATTTTCCTTTGTGTTCGCGCATAGAAGCGGCGATATCGAAATCTTTATATTTATCTAATACATCATCTGCATCAGCATATAAACTTAAAAGACCCTCTTTTGCTGCCATTCGCATAGCAGAACCTGAAGCCATAGCAAGACGCTGCGGAACAGCTTTCTTTCTATCCTCACTCATAATCAGACTACTTATCGTAATGAATCCGCCTGATTTGCCTTGTCTTTCCATCATAATGTTGGCTTTCTCCTGTTTTTCGCTTCAAGTTTTTTGAAAATCAGTCTAATAGAGCATTTCTGCAAGAATTGGGCTGATACCTTTAGTTTTTCAAAAAATTAAGATGTTTTTGAAGCTATTGTATTCATTTATTTGGTGAAGTATTCTCTAACACCTGCTAAAGAATACTTTTACAAAATAACGGTAGAACCGACATGTTCGCCAGCGCCCATCAGCCTTCTAATCATTTGCATAATAACTTTTAACACTTCTTCTGGATGTTCATTTAATTCGCTTTCAGTGAAACGAAGTATTGTCCAACCTTGTGTTGCTAGTAATGAGTCTCGTTTTCTATCTTTAGCAATTTTTTCAGGATTACTATGATAGATTTCACCGTCCGCTTCCAATCCCAATTTAATAGCTGGGATAGCGGCATCTAGTTGATATTCGAAGTGCTGTGTCATCGGCCCAGCAAGATACTGTGCATACCAGGCAAAAGGTAATCCAGCTTGCATTAAGAGTCGATATAGCTTTTGTTCCAATGATGTAAAGCGATATGTTTGCTTGGTTTCACCTTTCTTAGCGCCAGTTCTTACCATGCCTCGATTAGTCATTTCTTTATCAAATTGAATAATCTCATACATAGCTGCTCTATTCATAGCAGTACAGAACGGCCCACCATCATTCGGCCCAAAAGCAAGTTGTGAAAATACATCATTTGGCTCTATATCTAGAGCGCCCAAAGCGCCTCTTCCCGTTACTGGTGCGATGCTTTCAATGTATTCCTTATGTGCTTGACTGAGAATTTTTCTACTAGCTGTTCGAATAATGCGCTCATTTTGACATGTTGCCAATTGAACATCATACATATCCCCGCTGACCGTGGAAGCAAATCTATAATTAGCTTTCCAGTCATTACTCGCTGCTGGTGCCAAACCAGGCATGCCGCCCATATCTGGTGCTCCCATCGGGGCACTTGGAGATGCGCCACCTGGAGCACCACCCGGAGCCCCTGGAATTGGGCCACGGAAGCCGTTGCCCATGCCGCCCGCGCCTTGACCAAATCCATTATTCATGTCAGTGTTCATTAAGTCTGGTGAAGATATAAATGAAGAACCTTGTTCAAATCTAAGTCTTTCAACTTCTTGGTCATATGGTAATCCCAAAGCTTCAACAACAGATTGATTTGAAACAATACCAGCCTGATTTGCAGCTAATAGTGTTTGTAACTTTCCGGTGTCATCTCGTAATTGCAAATCATCAAATTTTACTGTCGGGTAAACATATTCGATTTGACCACGCTTACCTTCTGTGGTAAATCCGTTCCACATAGCAACTGGTTTATAAAGATGCTCTTCCATCCAGAATGCCACTTCTTCTCGGAATCTTTCAAGTCTTTTAGCCATTGTAAGCAATCCAACTTGAGCATTACTATATGACGGCCCTTCGCCATTAATAATAGCTTTATTTAACATCAAGCCATCAATAATATCTTGGTTTAGATTTTCATATTCATTTGTTAGTTGCAGCACCTTACCGCTTGCGCCAACATAATCAAAATCAAATGCGTGGTGAGTTACAATAGTAAGAAGAGGGTCATTTGCGAGGGCTGTAAGCTCGTCTTGTGCATCAATCAAATCTTCTTCTGTTGCGGGTCGGTCTTTATCACCAATCTTAACGATTTTAATAGGAATGATGTGTCGTTCTGCAACCAACCATTGAGCTTGACGCAATTTATCCTTATAAGCAAGAGTCTGGAACAATCGACGCAAAAGAGAGGTACCAAATGGCTGCCAGGGTTGACCGCCGCGCTTAAAGTGATAAATACATTCTGGAGAGAAATGAATTGGCTGACCGCTTAAAATCAGCTTTCGCATTTCTGGTCTCATTGAATTATAAAGTTTTTCAGGTCTTCTTTCCTGAACTACTTTTTTCATCATATCATCTGGTAAGAAGAAATATTCTGGCTCTTGGTCGAGCATAGCTGGATGAACTTCAATGTGGTCTGGATTTAAAATTGACAATCCCTTCCACGAAGCGCCTTCGTGTTTACACGGTTCACCCGTATCGGGGTCTTCATTCATTCCACCACATTTTTCGCACTCTAGCGAGGCTAAAACAAAACAATCTCCCCTAAGATGATATTCTTGAGAAATTTGCGGATTTTTCTTACTGATTTTCAGCTTTTTGTTCAACTTCTCAAAGTAATCTTTAACATAAGCATTTGGGCATTCAAGTGTAAAGCCACTTAATGGAAAATCTGTGTAAAATTCAATACCAGCGGCAACTTTAGGTTCGTTATCAACCCACCATTGTGCCCATAAATAGATTTCCTTTCTATTATTGGGTATTTGCCAAGAAGATGCGGTTAACCATGGTGCGTAAAATGATGGTGGCCCTAAGCTGGTATTACTACCACCGCCCGAGAACTGCCCCATTCGCCTGGTAACCGTTCCATCCATGCGCCCCGTTCGGACACCCGGAAGTGGAACATGTTCTGAAGAATTCGCACCAGGTGGGGTTGTGCTTGCTGCGGTACGGGTGGACTTTTTACCAAGAGCTTCTCTTGCTGCTGACGCAATTGCAACGTCTAGTCCCTCCGCTTTGTTATTATTATTAGCCATGATTTACACCAAGAAATGTTGTATTATAGTTATACAGTTAAGCCCAGCTTTTATCTGAGGGCAAATCTTCATAACCATTCCAACCTTTTCCAGATGCATGTGGGAATTCACCCCGAACCAATTCGTTACCTCTACTGTTTTCAGTTGAAGACATAGATTGTGTTGGGTCAGTGTTGACATTTTGTTGACGAACAGACTCTAACTGCTCTTCCATTGTGGTTTCTTCTGGATTCTGATGAAAAGGTGATAATCTTCGGGCATCGCCTGCTTCAACAGCCCCGCCATCGCCACTTATTTTTCCACCATCAACACTCACACCATCTGCCTGCGCACCATCGGTTCGATTTACTAATGTATCCCAAATCCTTTGCTCATAAGCATCTGGGTTTTCATTCATGGGTGATTGCTCTTGATTATCGGTTGATTCAACCTGGCCATCTTGTGCGGGAATAATTGAGGCATCTGGCGTCACGGATGATGCAGAATTGGGAGATAAAGCCCGTTGAATAGCAACTTCAACGGGACTTAAAACTCCCCCACCAAAACCCTGAGCCTGTCGATACCACATAATTCTTAATCTTCCCGAGATTTTTCAAGCCATTCTTCAAGCAACATATCTAATTCTTCGTCAGTTAAACCAACTCTTTCGTCATCTAACATTTCTTCAAGAGTCATATCTTTTTTAATATCTTTGTGACTATTAGCAATTTGTCCACCAAGAGTGTCGTCTGATTTAGGGTCAATTTTATCGTACTTTTGCGCTGTTTTAGATAAAGTTCTTGCGATACTTTCGTCTTCTTTGGGTTCACCGTGATGTCCAAGTTTTGCCTCAGGGGTGTCATCAAGCATTTGCTCTCTGCTTTTTTCCCATGATTTCTCGTCATATCTTCCCTTAACATCTTCATCAAGTCTTTGTTCGAAGTTTCGCTCGTTTTTAGTTAATGGCTTAGCTCTTTCATTTTTGGCTAAAGTTAAAAGCGACTCATCGTTAACTGGATTTCTATGAATTTCAAAACGATTTCTGGCAGCTTCCATGTTGTCTCGTCGTTGCTCAAATCCCACATAGCCGTTTTTAACTTCGCCTGTATTTGGGTCAATTTTAGCATCTACACTATGGTCTCTAAATTTTGAAAGTTCAAGGGTTGTGGGATATCCAAGTTGATGTTTTCCTTGCGGCATCATAATAAGTTCCCCAGATTGTGTTTCCAAATTAGTGTAAGCTGTTCTTACCATCTTTTCTGGCGCATATTGTGAGAAAACACCTCGAATTCTAAAACCAGCAGCATCAAGATGCTGAGCTGTGCCTTCTAAAATGGCATCTTTTGCTTTCAGCAAAGCAAAACGCTCTTCTTTTGAAGAATCTTTTGCTAATTTTTCAAGCTTCTGAACTGCAATAAGCTGATGTCTCGCACCTTTACCAGCAGCAAGATTATTTACGTGTTGAAATACTTCTTGTAGCTCGGTTGCCCTATTAGCTATTCGAATCTGATTCAACTTGTCATACATAACGGCAAGTTTTTCTAAAGAATTCGGCCCGCTAATTTTCAGAATCTTAATCATTCCACCAACGCCGCCCATTTCATTCTTGAAGTTATTAACCACTGGGTCTGCATTATCGAAATCATTATCATTTAAAATCTCAATGGAAAAGGGTTTATTCTTCATTTCATTGATTGGCGATTCTTCAGTGACAATATTGTCGCCAGGAACCATATTCTTTAAATCATCTTCAGCCAACATGCCACATGCGTCAGATTTTTCACCAGCAAACGGAAGAGCTTTGATATTTGTATCCTCTGGCGCATCATCAACAAATTCTACTTTATCTTCATTTTCGCCGTGGGCTTTTGCCCCGCTACTAGCTTCTTGAAGAATATCAGTGATACGACCAATAGTGTCATGAATAAGTTCTAACAATCCGCCGCCGCCAATTAATGCTGGAGCTTCTGGCATCTTTTTCTCCTTTGGAGCCTCTGATGTTTCTTTCTCCTTTGGAGCTTCTGGTATTTCCTTTTCTTTTGGCTCTTTGTCTTTTGTTTCCATTTCTTTCGTTTCTGACAAAATAGTTTTTACTTTCATCTTATCCATATTAAACTCTCCTTTTCAGGTTTGTGAACAATTCTTCGCCATCAAACCCGCGTTCCGTTAAAGCTTTTTTGATATCTTTCAATTGAGCTGTTACACCCTTTTTGCTGGCTGCTTTTCTACTATCACCTTGTCGCGTATTTTCGTCGTAATCTTGTAAAGATAACAACCAAGCTGCACGCATAATTAACTCAGCAGTAGAGCGTTTAGACCATTCTGGCTGAATACCATAGATTCCGTCTAACTCTAAAGAAGTTTGCGCATATCGCTTAAGATTAAAACTGTTTTTTGCCACAGTATTGTCTTTCTGCATGGATGCAGTAGTTTCTTGCTTATCTGTATCATCTTTTTTACTTTCACTGCCTCCACGTTTCTTTTTGTTATAATCTCGAACTAAATTAACTGCTTTTTCAACAGTGTCTTCATTCCAGTGACCTTCTTTGAGCAAAAATCTGACAATATCTTTTTTAGAAATACCATGGTCTAAAAGCTTACCGACCTTACCCATCAAAACTTTAAATGGATTACCGCGTGAATCTCTTTTCTTCTTTTTGCCCTTAGCGGCAGCAGATTCACGAAGGTTAAAATATTTGCTGTTTGCAGCTTTTGCACTTTCTTCGGCTCTATCTCTTTTTTCCATTTCGTTAATCTCCATAACTAATTGTTGCGCCATTTCTGATGCAGTCGGGTCTTTAATCCCAGTTTGTGGGTCTGTTGTTTGTGAGCGTGGGTCGTTATTTTTCTCAAGCGCCTGCATTAGCTTTCCAACTTTCTCTTGAATAATTGGGTCTGTAACGCGATTGTATAAATCTTCAACAACACCTTTAAACTCTGGTGCTTTCAGCCCAGCGGCAGCAACTTGATTTAACAACCTTTTGGCTTCGGCTGCTGGCACTCCACCCTCAGCGCCAGGAGCGCCACTATTAGCGCCTCCAGCGTCCACTCCACCTTGCATTTGAATGTTATTGATGCCACTTGCGGGATTAGAGGCATCAATAGGTTCTTGCGCAGCGGGTACCATTTGTGCTTTGACAAAATTGTACGCCATTATTACACCTTAACGTCGTCTCAATTCTTGTGATAAATCAACCTGATTGTTGTCGTCGTCGTCATATTTCTGAACATAGCGGTCAACCCAATCAAGCTTTACATCTTGGAATCTTGAAGCATGTACGGCTCGCGTTGCATGCTCTTCCCATGTGCTTTGTCGCTCTTCTGGGCTATATCCTCGTCGCTTCAATTCAAGCCGTGATTCTCGCGATTCTTGTTGTTGCTGCATTCGAGTTTTTTCCTGTTCTAAAACAGAATCATAATTTGGCATACCAAAACCAGTTGCTGTATCATATTCATTTCGGAACGAGTTTCTAACAACTGCGCCTGCGCGGTCAAGAACATTGGTTCTGCCAAGCATTTCGCGTCGTGAAGCTTTCTTTTCCCATTTTTGATGACTCGCCTGCCGCGCACTTCGTCGCTTCTCTTGGTCTTGAAATACATCATCATTTTCAGACATAGATGCATTGCATACTCTTGAAATATCATCAAAGTCTGAGTTCCACATAGAGGCTCCTCTTCGAATCAAATCAATAGCGTCGGTTTCAGTTACAAATAATTGATTTCCAGCAGAACGTGTATTTAATCCAGCGTCATATCCAGTGTCTAAACGTCGAACTGAATTTGGATTTACGTCAGCCGCGCTAAATCTTGTTAACTGTTCGTCAAATTCTCTCATCATTGACGGTTGAACATACTCGCTTTGAGACTCACGATGTTCCCATTCATTAACCTTTGGAGATTCCACTCTACGGCTTCCCATTTCTTGAGAAGCAATCTTCATTTGTCTATCCTGACGACCTTCACGAAGTTTTTTGTATGGGTCGTCATTACTTGTGCCAGCAAATCGTTCATCAATATATTGTGGAACGGCTTGTGTTTCTTCTACTCTTCTAAATTTGCTCATGGTGTTTAGCTCCCGCTATTGTCTTTTTTCCATAGTTGTGAATCAATAATGCTGTTGGTCGAAAAATTTGGTAAATGTTTCGTGTTATTTCCAGCGACATTGTTTCCGGTTGTATTGCCGATTTTATGTTGACGGTCAGATGACTGGGCCAACAATTTTTCGAGTCTTTTAATATAAGGCTCCAAATTTCGGGTTTCTTCTCTTCCAATTCCTTCTTTCATTTTGTCCTTATGTGCCCTGGAATTACCAGGGCACAGAGAATACAACCTTTTGGATTATTTTTTGTCATACTTGGTGGTGAACAAGTCATCAATCCAAGCTTCGTCGCCATAACCGAGGTCGTCTTTCCAGTATTTCTTCAATCGAGCAATATTCTCACTGTCGAGCATAGCAGTCTTTACCAAACCGCCAACTGCTGCCTTCTTGGTATCAACAGCCAATGTGGATGCCATGATGTCTCGAATACTTGCTTCAATCGAAGTATCTGCACTAGAATTATCTTCTACAGCAAACATGTTATCTACATACTCTTCTGGGAGACCTTTAGCCAAAGCTGTGCGTCGGAAATAGTTTCTTTCATCATCAGTCATAGACTTTACTGACTTGAAATCAGAGTTATTTTCTTTCGAATCTGTGCTAGCAATAGCTCGTCGTGTGTCTTCAACATTCTTAACAACTGACATTCGGTAGGCACTTCTCTTGGTGACGCTTGATGCTTCTCGCTTCAAGGCTTCTTCGCTAAGGGAAATCAAGCGCTGTGCTTCTCGAACTCGAACATCACTTCGCGCAGCCAAAATTGCATTAAACAATTCTTCGTCGCCTTGCTCTTTAGCAGCGGCTGCTGCTTCTGGTGAAAGCTGAGAAGCTGCTGTAAATCGAATTCGTCGTCGTCGCGCTTCGGCTTTTTTGCCTTCAACAACATCGCTTTCTCCTTCATCGCCCTCTTTTTCATCGCCCTCTTCATCTTTCGCGTCTTTAGACTTGAACATATGAGCTTTAAATGCTTCAGGAATAGCTTTCTTTGCTTCTCGTGTATCTTTTTTGCAATTCTTGCATAAATCGCCGCCTTCTACGGCGTCTGCAATACCGCATGACTGACATACGTCATCATCATCCTTATCGCTAGTAACAATGTTTAATTTCATTGCCGCAATCTGTTCGCGAAGCTCAGGAGACAAGCCGTCTTTTTTGGTGTCATCTTGTGTTTCAGCCAATTTGGTCATCAATGTATCAATGTCGATACCGTTAAAAACCAATTTGCTACCAAGCTGTTCTTGGGGCTGAGTTGGAAAAATTCTTTCTGCCATTGTTGTATTCTCCCACGTATACGCAAATGCGCATGTGTTAGAATATTTTTTGAAAAAAGTGTTAGTGGTTCCTGCCTTTTTCAAAAAATTAAGCTTTTTTTATTGTTTTTAGTTTATTTTGACTTGCGTCAAACACCAAAAAGTCGCCAGTTTTAATTCCTAGTCTGTCAAATGCACCACTTTGTGCCTCAACAACATATTTTGCATCATGGTCTGGAGATACCAATGCGTGAGATTGTGCCTCTAAATCTTTAATATCTACAATCTTTTGGTTTTCATCTAGAAAAGCCAAACTTAACCGAAATGATACATTTTTATTCCAAAATCCATATCTATCGCTGTATGGAAAAACAAATAAAGCCACTTCATCATCATCCAACGGAGATGCGAACATTAACCCCTTCGTTCTGTCAGCAATGTTATTGGCGACAAATCGAACCCTAAACTCAGCTTGCTTATCCATGAATTAAACGCTTAATATCATTATTTGTCATTTCGGCTTCTCGATAAAAACCGTGATTATCAAATTCATTTGCAATTCTAAGAAGAAATTCAATAACACCAGATTGAGCCAGTGTGTCTCCTTTTTGTGGCTTGTTTGCATTCTTAAAATCCTCAGGATTGTCAGAAATTTCATACCAACTATCCGTGCCCCAAGCTGGGTTTCGATATTGATGATGTTGTTCATCAGGATATCTGGGCGCATTTATCGGATTTCCCCTTGCTTTCTCTCGCCCAATTCTCCACAGCTCTCTATTCATAATTTCTTGATATCTACTTCCATCGGTATCCGGTTTCTGTGGATATCTTGGTTCAAATTTCTTTGTTTCTATACTTTTATCTCGTAATCTTCCTGTAGACATTCCTCGATGCCCAGCACCATATTGGTCTTCATAAACTTTTTTAGAAATTCGTGCTCGTTCTTCGTCTGTCAAATCATCAAATCCTCTTTTCTTAAATTCTTCGATTCGTATAGCTTTTTCTTCGTCTGTTAATTTTTCCCAATTTTCGTCTTTAAGCGCTTCATCTTTATAAGCTCCATATGCAGACGCACGAGCCGCATGGTCGAAATATTCATACAATGTTCTAAATTTGTTTTCCTTTCCTGCTTGAGTTTTTATTGTTCCGTCTTTTTTTATTTCGTCATCGTCAACTAATTTTTTCAAACTATGTAATACATAACCCACAGGTGATAGATTGTTCAAACTTGAAGCAACTTGAATTTGTTCTTGAGCTGGTAAAGATTTATATTCAGCTTCTTTTGCTTGTAAATTTGGATTATTGTTTACCTCGTTGATTACAAAATCACTAAACTTACTTAAAGCCCTTCGCATTTCTTCAGAGTCGGAAATAATTTCAGGGGAATAAGCTTTATCCATTGCTGCCTGGTCTCTAACATATAACATGCCGCGCACAAAAATGTCAGAATATATTGCTTGCACAGATGCTTTGGAAAAGTCGCCTTGAATCAAGTGGTCTAAATCATCTTGTGTTGTAATATTATCTGAAACCTCTTTTAGATTAAATAAATTATTAGAACGTTGTTTTAAATCTCTTTTCTTGTCAGGAAAAGACACCGACCGATAGATTTCTGGTCTCAATTTATCGCGAGAAGCCCGCATTCTATCTTCCATTATTTTTTGGTCAGCAGGGCTTAAAATAACACGATTACCAATCGCCTTGGTTCGCATCATGGGTTCATCTACAATCGGAGATTGTTCTGGTGCCATTTCTCCTGGCTCAGCCTCTACCCCAGGCGCAACTTCTTGTTGCATTGGCGCTGGTGCAGGCATCTCTGGTTCAATTCGAGTTGCGCCAGTTTCTGCATCATATTGTGCCATGTCATTTAATTCAGAATAAATTGCATTAAAAGCTTCAACTTTCTTTTCCATCGCTGTGTTTAGCTTGATAATTTTCTGTTTGAATTTCTCAATATATGTTTTAGCCATATTAAGTGTATTAGCGTCTGGGTTTTTTCCACTTAGAGTGGAAAATAATTTTTGTTTTTCGCTTTTTGTATCAGCTAATTCATCATTAATTATATCAATATCAGTTGCTGTGTTTTTCAATGTTGCGATTTTTTGAGAAACATCATTTGCGGGATTGCTGATATGCTGCAAAAGATTCTGAAGCTTAAATTTTTCTGCTGGATTGTCAGAGTGCTCGATTTGCTCTTTCAGTGTTCTTCTGTAACGCGCAAATGTTGAAATGAGCCTATCTGTTTTTTCAGTATAATCAACAATATCAAATGGGTCTTCGGCACTCTTGTCTGGAAGCATTTCTCCCATTTCGGTATCATCATTATCACCAATTTTTTGATTTGTGCTAGTTTCGCTATTCTGTAATTTAAGATGATTCCTAACCATTCGCTGAGTTGTCCATCGTATACCACCCTCAAGCCATGTCATCAAAGAGCCTTTGGATGAATCAAATTGAGCTAACGCTGAAACCACGGAGGCGCTATCTTTTTGCTCCATGAACTCACCAATTGCTTTCATGGCAATATCGTTGGCAGCCTCTTCATCAACAGGAGGTGTGCCGCCGAATCCTCTCACTAAAGCTTTAGTTAAGCGCGGTAAATAATTTTCATAAAGCGACTCCCACAGAAAAGTCCAATGTCCACGTGGGCCAAAAAGCCAACTGGAAATAGCTTGTTTTTGTCCTTCGGGGTCTGGGTTTTTCGCCTTAATATGTGCTAATTCTTCTGCCATGTTTGACAAAAGCGTCGTCGTGCTCGATTGACTTTCTATTGTTTTTGCAATTTTTAAGCTAAAGAGGTTCATTGAAGCCGTAATAACACGCCCGTTCGCCTTTGCAGCTCGGATTTCATTGCGTATTTCATGCAATATGTCATAAACGCTTAGCGCTTCGATAACCTCTGCTGTTCGCACCGGGTGATATTCATTCAATCTTAAAAACTTCATTAACTTGTCTCCATTAGGTTCTACTTTCCAGCGTTGCTAATTCGGCATTCATATTATTTATTCTCTGCGTAATGCCATCTGCCTGCTCATATTCACCATCAATGTCGTGTTTTTCAGCAAGCGTGAGTAAAACTGATATCTTTTCTTCTATTTCTTTTCGCATATGTCTTACAGGTTGTCCAGATAATCCGTATTGTTGCCATTCTTGATTTGTTAGCTTAGCACCATACTTGGTAGATGATTTTTTATTTCGACGTTGTTCATATTCTTGTTCGATTAATTTCATCTTAATGGTTTCATCTGCATATCTTAATGGCTTGTATTCATTTTTATTAGTCGGAGAACATGTGATAAATGAACGTCTGTGGTTGTGTAAATACAGTCTTCGAAAAACTCGCTCGGGTGTAGTAAACTTATCCCAATCTGCAAAAAGCGGCTTTTGCTCTTCTTGCTCCATAATAGCTGCACGAATGCCGAAGCTAACTTGTTGAACCCAATTGTGGATTTTTCGCAAATCCTTATTAGATAGCACTGGCTTACCGCTGTATGCATTGTAGATATCTGGTAGGTCGGCTAATTTTGGATAATTGCCGTTAATATCGCCATCTTCATAGTCTCCAATCGTTTTGATTATGGCAATCAAATTTTGTAATCCGTCGCCGTGACTATCATTATTCAACAAAAACACAGGCGGCAGCTTGATTAAGTTGCGGTGATATTTTCTTGAATTTGGGTGTGCTTTACTCCATTGCGCTAATTCATGCATTGTTTTAGCAATAGATTCAGCATGCGCTTGAAGAGGCACACCATTAATCATTTTAGTCATGTTACTCCTCTGATACAATAATTTTTCTTTTTCTTTCAGATGTTCGTGTAAATTTATCAGAAGTTTCCGCAGTTTTCATAGGATGGTCGAAACCATCTTTAACGCGATTTTTCTTCAAAGTGTTTTCAGCAATCAGCCATCTTTCGCGAAGCGCCACCTTAGCTCGGTCTGTAAATGCAACAACCCTGCCGCTTCCAACAACCAATCCCTGAGTCTTTAAGCCAATTAATTCCGAGTCAGATATTGTTTTTGGAACACGATAATATGTTTGTCCAGTTCGCCCAACGGAAATCATTGAGTTAGCCACCGTTAATAATTCTTCTTCTTCTTGGGAGATAGCCTCAAGGTGATTAACCATGTTGTCACTATATCGCGCCGCCGTTTTTTCGCTTGCTGCGCCGCCCATTAATTGCTGCTGCATAGCGCTTAACGAACCTAGTAAATGGTCGTAATTTTCTGATTCAGATTCTCTAACGAATAAAGAATCAAGATTGTTCATTTGATGAATAGGAATGATTGGTTGTGGCATGATTTCCTCTATTGCTTATTTAATGAAAAATGTGTGTTTTACCTTTTTGAAAAACTAACCTCTTGGCATTAGCTTGGTGTATGGCGGTTGAGAATTTTCTCCACGATAGTTGTCCCACTCATATGCTTTGGTGTTTCCGTCCATACTTGGCGACGGGAATTCGTCCACTTGTGCAAAACCGTCGATATTATCTGTTCCATCCATATTGAAAATGTTGTTACCTTTCTCAGATGCTGGATTATCGCCGCCAGGGAGGGATGAATATTCAGGAACACGATATCTGCCCATGTTTTTCATACGCAATTGTTCGCTTTCTTCGGCTTCTGGAAAAACTTCATCACCAGGAATCATCCGGTCATCAATGGGAACGACACCAGGATTTACATAATATTGTGCTGTTCTGAGCACGCTATCTAAGTCATCAGCTTCTTTAAAAAAACCTTGCTTATCTAACGTATCCGCTATGTTAGCTATTTTTATCCAAATATTATGATTCATCATTAAGTTGTTCTACTATGCTCCTTCGAACTCCTTTCGAGCTGTGTGTAATGCTGCTGCCAGCACAATATCCATATCTTGATAACGATACTCGCCCAACCTTCCGCCTACTATTAAATTGGGTATCAAACTAGCCTGATGTTGGTATGTTTTTTGTAAAGCATTGTTTTTTTCATCGTTAAGAGGATAATATGGCAAATTTGTGCCATCATATGGCTCTGGAAACTCTTTACTAATATAAGTGTGCGGCAGACTTGCTTTAAACTCAAAATGCTTATGCTCAATAATTCTAATCCATGGAATATCTTCATGGGTGTAATTAATCTGCGCATGCCCTTGATAATCACCATCGTGACGTTCAAGTTGATATCGCAATGAGCGGAATTCCAAAGCACCGTGTTCATAGTTGAAATACTGGTCTAGTGCTCCTGTGTAAACTACCTTGTCTGCAAGGGATTCGTAATATTGTTTGTTGCTTAAAAAATCTGTGTTAAGCAACACCTCAACTCCATTTAACATTTTTTCAAAGATTTGAGTGTACCCGCCAACGGGAATACCTTCATAAATATCTGTATCCGGGTAGTGTCTACCGCAGTGATGGAGTTTGTACGGAAGGCGTTTAATAATGGATGATGGCAATAATTTGGGCTCCTTACTCCATACTTTCTTAGTGTATCCATAAATAAACATTTGATATAATTCACTTCCGATTTGCGACAAAGCAAAATCCTCAAAATTCTTTGGATTGTCGCACGGAACAAGTGTGTTGGCAATTTTATCTTTTCCAGCCGCTGGCGTTGTCACACCCCAAACTTCATGCATCGTGCTCAGATTGATTGGAAATGAATAAAGTCTGTTGTTGTAGTTTGCCTTAACTCTTAATTGAAAATTATTAAAACTCGCGAACTGATTGATATAATTCCATAAATACTTCTGCGAGCAATGAAATATATGTGGCCCGTGTAAATGAACATGAATGCCCTCCATTTCCTCGGTGTGGCAATCTCCCCCGATATACGGTCTCTTTTCTATTACGAGTACCTTTTTGCCGTGCTTGTGAGCTTCATGCGCAAAGGTGCATCCGAAAAGCCCAGCTCCAACAATTAGATAGTCGTATTTCATTACATATAGCTTATACAGTCATGTATAAGCTGTGTATGGCAAACAATTTGTTAAAAATGCTCGATGACTTTGAGCCGACAAAAACATATATTACATCCAATAATTTCGACAAAGTATTTGACGAATGGATGAAATTTGCGCCAGAGGGACATGATACGCAAACTTATGTACAAGCTTTTTTTGAAGATATAAGTGAGCGCGGAACATATGACGTGTATCACCATACTGTTCAAACAGCGAGCGGAGATGTTCAATTAAATCATTGGGCGTATCTTGAATTCTGGGGTAAATATGCAAGGCCTGGTAACTTAAACGAAATCACATCACAAAAAGATAGATTGGTGGATTTGTGGTCTAGAAGAACAGATGGCGAATTTTTCACACCCACTTTTTATGCTGACTTGGGACATGCATATTTATCAAAGCACCTTGGTGAAAAAATGTACACCACGCCATGGTGGGATATGTGTTGTGGCACTGGAAATCTTACGAAAAAATGTCCAAATGAAATGCATTCTCAGCTATATATGTCAACGTTGAACGCGGAAGATGTTGACATATTAAACAGTTCTAAATTCAAAAACGGGCATGTGTTTTCACAAGATTTTCTTAACTCTGATATGAATTATGATTTTCTTGAAACATCCACAGAGTGGGTGTTTATCTTGAACCCGCCATATTCTGCCAGCCCAACCATAAGAGATGACCATAAAAAGGGAGTCGCAGATACTCGAATAGGTGCCTTGATGAAAGAAGCCGCGATGAATAAAGCCTCATCCAATCTTACAACACAGTTTTTATGGAAAATCAAACAACTGGTCGATAAGTATAACTTGAATGTTACTGTGGGAATGTTCACTCAAATATCATTTGCGATGAATCCAACATATTCATCGTTTTACCAAGAGTGGTTAAGCTCATTTAAGTTTATTGATGGTTTTTGTTTTCATTGCAGCGAGTTCGAAGGAACGACTGGAGAATGGCCCGTTGTATTTAGTATTTGGTCATCATCTGGCAGCCAAAAATCAGTTGATGTAGATGTTTATGAAAATCGTAAATTAGTTGGTAAGAAGGCGTTTTTTACCCCTTCAGCACCATTGAGCAAGTGGGTGAAGCGTCCGAAAAACACTATTGATTCTGTACCATTTACTAGCGCTATCACAGTGGCGTCACCCGACAAAACTATTAATCTAACCAAATTACCCGAAGACGCTATGGGATTTGCCGTATTTGCCGCAAATGACGTGATGCACTCCAAACAAGCATATTTATTGTCAGCGCCTTATGCTAACGGCAGTGGATGGGGAATCACTAAAGAGAATTTCGAGGAATCCTTGGTCGCGCTTGGATTGAGAGCTATTATTAAAGGAACATGGCTAAATGATAAAGACCAATTTAATGCGCCTGACATTTCTCATGATGATTACATAAATTTGAAAAATAATCTCATTGTATGGTTGCTGTTTAGTAATTTCAATCACTCTGCTAGCTTAATCGCGAACTATAATGGCGAGCAAGTTGATATTAAGAATCATTTTTTTTGGTTGGGCGGTTATGTGAATGAGTGGCTATCAAACAATGAAATAAATTCACATTCATCTGAATTGTTGAAACACTGTAACTTGTTATACGAAATGCTTCTCCCATACAAGCACTTGGCAGAAGCAAAATATCAACTAAACAGAGATGATTCTGGTTGGTATCAATGGAGAAAAGCATTGTGTGGACAAAATGCACCAAGCCAATTGATTAACAGTATGTACACAGAATACAAGCAAAAGCACAAATCATTAACTAATGTGCTCGTGCCAATGGTTTATGATTTAAACATTTTGCCAAAAGAAGTCTATTTTTCAAAGATGAAAAATAGCAAACAAGTCAGGTTACACACCAAGCGTTAGCGAGGAATAGGGCTTGGATTGAATGAACCGCCACTATATTTATCAGCAAAGCCAAGTGGCTCCCCAGGTGTTCCGACACCTTTCGCAGTTTCGTATTCGCTCCAGTAGCTAAATGGGTCATTTGGATTGCGCAAGGGCGATTCTTGCCTTTTGGTACTTTCAAGCTGTTGTTCAAGTGGCATAAATGCATCTAAGTCGCTATCTATTTCGCCATGAACAGCAGACGGAATTTTGTCTCCAAATCCCCACGAATGATTTCCGATATTATCTGCGTTAGGAATGTCCATCAACGTAGGCTCATTTGGCCCTTCTAATCCACCCCAGTCTGCCTTATATGCTTTGTCTAAATATTCATCAAGTTCTGAACCTTTATCAAAAGTAGGGGCGTTGCCAACACCCAGTGGTGTTTTCATTCTGATATTGTCAAAATTGGGATACGCTGCTTCTTCTTCGTCATCTGTAGTAGAGTCAAACGGACTTGTTCGTCCGTGTGTTGTTGTTTGAGCCATGTGAATTCGTTCGGGCTTAGCAACAGGCGGCAGTTCGTCTTCATATTTTGATTTATCCCCAGGCTTGTACTTGTGTCTATTGATTAACTGGGACTCCAATGTAGACATGTGCTCTGGCTTTGGCTGAAAATTTCTTTGAATATATGAAACCGCATTTGTGTCTGTCATGTGTTTGGATTTTTCCAACCATTCATTTCGTCTACGCACTTCTTTTTTAATTCTTAGTTTTTCGCGTTCTTCTGGGGTTAACCAGTATGGAATCATATCTTCTTCTTTATGTTGATGATATACTTCAAGTCTACGCTCGATGTTGCGGTGCTCATCAATTTGTGGTGGATTATGACTTCCAGAAATTATAGAATCAATGGTTTTGTCTGCTCCAAAATCATTGATTCCATAATTTTTACTTCCACCACCCTGGCCGGCAGGTGATGTGCCCGGAGAGTATGCATTTGGTCTTCCGCCAGTAGCACCACCAAATTGAGCAATGCGGATATTATCTTCATTTGCTGCGAAACATCTTGGGCAAACATGCTTTTGATGCATGTCATTAAATAGCATTGCTATTACCACTCCCTTTTGTTCACAAGTAAGACACTTCATATTATCCACATAGCTCTGTATACCATTTACGTATCTGAACCCATACAACCTTGAACCTTTTATCGGATTCCCCTTAACATCGCTGTTCGTAGCCTCGGAAGAGTTGAATATACTTTGTCTTTAAGAGCTTCGTAGGAAGCAGCAGCAACGGCATCGCAAAAATCATCCTGAAATCCGGGAAGTGCTTCAATCTTATATGATTTACCACTGAATTTTCTCTGCAAGTTCACAAATTGTCTCTTACATTCAGTAACTTCCATTAATTCTTCAAATTTACCGTCAGTTTCATTTTCATACAATGAATCAACATTGTAAAAAATGATTCTATCGTCATTAAATAATTCATACAACTCACCATAAATGCTTGATTTATACTTCATATCAAATGTTTTTTGCACTGCGTTTAATCCGTGATTAACCAATTTAGTGATTGAACTTTGACTGTTCCATTGGTCATAGCTGATTTGAGCAAACTTAAACCTGGTGGCAAGCTTAAGAATATATCTGTCCACTTCTTCGGAATTAATAGGTTGGTTTTTTCCCTTTGGTTTCCACATATGCATATGGTCAATGATAATTCGCTGCATTGGCTTTCCGTCCGGCCCAATTGCATTTTCCATAGGCTCTGAGTGACAGACAACAAGCGTATAGTAATCCGATGACTTCGATGGGTCAAGGTGCGCGAAATAGCGTGTCATCGGTCTACCATCAATTGCTCTTCTGGTGTGTCCCATGTGTTCAAAAGCTCGCTTAACATAAGCGTCACTTATCCAAGCATCAGAACCAGAAGAGCCAAATTTAGCGCCATAAAAGACGTGGTAATTCGTGGGGTCTTTTTTCTTTTGTTGGTTAAGAAAAGCTTGCTCAATATAAGGATTTGATAACCAAGTGGGCAACTGAGCCATTAAAACCAGGTTATCGTCAAAGCTATCTAAGTACAGTTTATAAAATTTACCATATGGGCCAAGAGGGTTGGAAATACATATCATTTTCCCATCTCGTCCAAAAGTAGAAATAGCAGGCTTCAACTTATCGTACAATTCATCGTCGGTGCCGCCCTCGGCAGACGCTGGTGCCATTTCAGCCATTTCATCAATGATGATAACAGCCATGGTTCCTCCAACCATTCCCGAGGCATTTGAGTGCCCAGATTTGAGCTGGATGGTTCCAACCATTGCCTCTTGACCTCTTGATAACCTTCTTACATTTTCTTCTTTGTCGTGGTCTGTTAAGAAGAACATTTCATTCTGCAATGACTTTCCGATGTATTGCACAAAATACGGGCTGGATTCAGCAAGCTGTCTAATTTTATCAAAAATAGCCATTTTTGCCTGACCCTCAGAAACAGCAACATTCAAAATGGTTATAATATCAAATTCCATGATAGGATATCTTCCCTGTGGATGCCCCATCATCAAGAAGCGATATACTTCATAAAGCGTAATAACAGCCGTTAAAAATGATTTTCCAGAACGACGACCAAGTACCAAAATAAGTTCTTGGAATTTTCTACCGAATTTATCAAGTATTTGCTGCCTAACTTTATGCTCAATCTGAGGGTCATTTAGCAAATCCATTTCAGTTTGAAACATGTCAACTAACTCACGAGCTTCTAACAATGTTATTTCATCAAATTGGTCTTGTCGAATAGCCTCTTCTCGCAACTTCTCGTAACGTTTGGCTCTGATTTCAGACTTGAATCTATTGCACATTAAACATGGGGAGTTTTCCGGTGGCATCAAGCTTCCCTTCCCGCCTTCCTCGTCTTTTAATAGCGATTTGTAATAAAGATTTTCAAACTTTCTGTTGTAATTCCAGACACACCCGGAACAATCTGTTGTTTTGTTATCCTCGATAGTAAGATTTGTGTTACCTGGGCTACCAGAGTAAAAAACCTTAAGAATTAACTTTTGCCACGGTGTTAATCGAAGATTGAGAAAATAAGCGTGCTCGCAAAAAACAACAACATCGACCATTCCGTCAATGTTAAATTTGTTTTTTTCAGGCTCGGGCGGTGGCGGGCAATTGTCTCTCTTCCCTTTGGACACCGGAATATCGAAATCGTCTTCATCCAGCAATTCACCCGGAATTGCCTCGTGCTCGTCTGGTTCTAACAGACGTTGGTCTTCTAAAGCTGCCTGTGAAAAGGCAGCCAAGCCTCGTTTAAAACTTTCAGCAATTTCCGAGGATGCTTTTACTTCACTGTTATTTTTTGTTTTTCTCATGAATTTCAATACTATGCATATTGTTCACGAAGTTCTTGCACTGTGTTTAATAGAATTTTCTTCGATTCATTATCTGGTAGCTTTTTATAGACTTCCATTAGAACAGAGAAAATATCTACTCTCATATTTGCGCTTGCTTCATCACGCAAGCGCTTGTATTCGACCAGTCTGGCATATAGCTGATTCAACAATCCAGCTCGTCTTATCATTAAGTCGGGCTTGGTTTTACAACTAATACCACGAAGTTCATTAATTTCAGCCAATGTACCTAAAACAGCTAAGTCCAGCTCCCGGTATCTCCACCGAGCCATGTCTGCTTCTTGGGCTTCCAAATCCACTAATCCATTTTTCCCCAGTGATTCTAAAGTGCAGTGATTTGACATATGTGTGTCCACGCACTCCCAGGATATTACAGCATTGAAATATTTGCGGAAGAAATTTACAACCGAGTTGGGTTTTCGTCCATTTTCTAAATACCAATGCTCAGCGCGAACGCGCCACGGGGAACGGCACAAAACACATCGAGATTCGATTCTCGATGTATAAATTGTATCCATCATTAAATCTGTTGGAATTGGAACCAAAGGTTTATCTGTTTCAAGTAAATCAGATATTTTTCTTGGCTTAGCCAATTTAGCATCTGAAATACCCAAATCATGTAAATCACTTTTAGTATTAACTATTTGAATATTTTGAATAACAGAAGCTTCTTCAAGCTCTGCATCCATTACATCCAAATCCTGGAAATTATCGTTTGTATCCATAGTCTCCTTTTACAGATAAAATCACAAAATTTGTGACTTATACTCTGAATTTAAGAGTTTGTGATAAGTACACCTTGTATTTATGCTATTTTAATTACTGAAGCAAGCCAAGATTCTTTAAATCTGTAATCAATGTTCCCAATACATCGGCTATTTCATCAATGGAAGTTGCGTCCGCATCATAAGACCTATCGGTTGTGACATTAGATGCTGTGTATGCAGATGGACGCACTGCTGGAGTTTGACCAAAGAAACCGAGTGTCGATGCTGATGAGCCAATAGTGATTGCTTTACTATTGGTGACTTTGATGAAAGTTACTCCAGCTACCTGAATATCAATAATATTTCCAGTGAATCCAGAGGCGGTGTTCAAACCGATGAATGTACCGTTAGCGCTTCCGGTAAAATCACCACCACCACCAGCAAAACCACCATTTCCAATTTGCGCCAATGCACCAGCGGCAGTAGCTTTGGGTGTACCGTTTAATTGAAGGGCGTAGTTGGTGCCATAAGTGCCAAATCCACCGCCAGCGGGATTATATGTTATTGAAGATGGTGCAACCCAGGTAATTGCAATAGCACCCAGGTCACTCCATTGTGGGGCAGTGGAGCCAGCAGTTAAAACATAGCCAAAGCTACCAAGCGCCAAAGTGGACATTTGACCAAAGGTGGTACTTGAAGCATGAAACATGGTTCCCGCTGCACCTGGGAAAGCTGCTCCGCCGATAGATAGTAGCCACGAATTTGTAGCATGTGTAGCTATGTTATAGGTGGTGGCTGTAGAACTAGATGGTTTAAGGGTGATGTCACTTGTGCTAGCTGTAATGGTAAGTGTTTGACTATTCAAACTCAAATATGAATCAGAATTAAGGGTAATAGAAAAGCCTTGTCCGTTTAATCCGATTGATGATTGAACCGTAAGTGTTCTTTGCGGAGATATACCACCAACAATAGAGAAAGACGTTCCCATGCTATTAATGGACACCACGTGTGCAGTGGAAGCAGATGCTGTAACTCGAAATGTTAGATTCCCGCCACCGCCATCAATTCCACTACCACCAATGAAATTCATTTGATTAGCAGTGGCATTACTAAGTGTAATATTTGTATCAGCAATAATACTCTGCCATTGATTGATATTATCTTCGTAGACTCTAATTTGCTTAGCAGTGGTATTAAAGTACATCTGTCCGGGGCTTCCGCCAACAGGATTCGATGCTAAATTACCAACTGTTATTAATTGAGTTCCCATTGATACTGGGCCGGTAAAAGGCCCATTTACTCCATCAACGCGCATATATGTGGAGTCAAGAGTAGTTAAATCAACTGCTCCACTGGAAACTTTACGCGGTGGGAGAATAAATGTTTGTGCCATTGTTCAACTCAATAGATACTGAATTGATTCATGATTTGTAGTCAATATCACTACTTTTAAAACAAAAAGAGCCGATGCTTAATGCATCGGCTCTTTTTGTAGATGTTTATTTGCCTTTTAATGCACGAGTTAATCGCTCGAACGGGGAAATGGTATCAGCCGCTCGAACCATATGTTCACAAGCAAGACCAAAGGAAGCAAAACAACCACTGTTAAATCTATCACAGCTACAAGTTCCTTCGTTCAAGTCTACTTCAGCACTACCAGTGGCAGAGGAAACAGTATATTTTTTATTGCTTTCATCCACGATTGCAACCCTACCTTGCTCTTTTTCTGCGATTAACACAGAGTTAAGCATTGTTTCTTCAATCCATGGTCGCAAATCTTCGTGTAAAATTTGTTTTGCAACTGGGTCGTTGATTGATTGATGAGCAAGTCGTCTCCAACCGTCTCTATCTCGCTTAGAAGAAACAATCAGCTTATTAAACAATGAATCTACAAATTGTGACGGTGACAACTTTGTTAACGCTTCGTCAATCAAAGGTACAACATCTTTGTAAGAGACTGGAACAACCATGGCAAATCGAGTTGGATTGCTAGGCTGTGTTGCGCCCTGGCTCGCTTCACCGTAAACTTGAGCCAATACTTCTTTAGCAATGTCTACGTCGAAATTGTCTCCAACCATTAAATCTAATGCTTCGCTTGCATTAAATCCATTGGCGCGATGTCCGGTTGCAGTTTGCGCAGCAACATATCGCGCACCTTCGTTTGTTTTGCGAATGGTGTTATTCCAATTTAAAATCATTTCATTTTGAGGCACAGGCATATCTCCTTATTTTGATTGTTTACTGTTCAATCACAGGTGGGTTTAGTAGGAATATCGAACCTACTGTTATGTTATACATGCACATTATAAGTATTGCATGTTTTTAGTGCGTCATAATCCATTCGCTTGCACTTGGCAAAATTTGAGTTATAAAGACGGCTAACTTAAGATAATAGGATATTTTCTAAAAATATTCCCTTACTCGCAAAAATCATCGGGTAAAATCTCTCTAAGTTGCAATAATGCTCGGTTTAAACGCTTGGAAAACGACGCCTGCGTGATATTCAAAGCTAAAGCAGCCTCTTGCTGATTTAGCCCTTGATAGAAATACAAGTCAATCGCTTCTTGTTGCGCATCGCTTAATTGGTCAATCGCATTGGTTAATGCCTCTTGAAGACCAACTCTATTAAATGGGTCAACAATATGTATTGGCTCCCATTGCTCTGGCATATTTGAGAATCGCGTTTCATCAATGCCCTGCCCACTTGTATTTTTACCGATGAAACGCCTAGCTCTTGACAAAATTCTGTAATCTAATCTGGTAAGCAAATAATATGAAAATAGTGATATTGTCTCATCGTATTGCTGAACTAATTCATTTAATATCAAATAAGCTTCTTGTTCAATATCTTCGCGATATTCAATTAATTTTGGTTCTCTTATTAAGCATCGTTTAATAGATGCTAAAATAAGAGGGCGATAATATTGAACTAGTTCACTTAATGCATCGGTGTCACCAGCTTTTGTTTTGACAACAAGTTCATTGATATATTGATATTGAGCATCTAACACTTTAATTTTATACAGTGTCAGCTTGTTATAGGCTCGCGATATTCAATTTTTCCAGATAAAGCCATCATTAAATATGGTAATAAGATGTCACCGGGAACCCCGAAGCGTAAATCTTTATAAGCATACGCTGCCGCAGTATATTGTCTGCAAAGTTGCTCAAGACTCCATTTTGGTGTTGATTCGCAAGCTTTCTTAACTCTCCACGGATTAATTGCAGGTGCGATAGATGGTGTTTCTAATGGTACCCAATCCTCTGTGAGATAGTAATTTAAATATGGAGACAATGATATTTTAGCTGCAATTTCGTAATCGCTAGATGACGATAGATATTTGTCACCGAGAGATTTTAGCCCGATAAGAAATTTCAATTGAGACATTAGCAAAGCTATCGCAGATTTAATATCTTGTGATTCAAGCATGCGCCCAATTTCTCGATACGCCTCATCGACTCTGCCGTCAATCGAAGCGGCGATAAATGCCCAAACATCATGCCCTTGCTCGAATGTACATAATTCTTGTAAATCATCAATGGTGATTTTTTGTCCTGTATCTACTCGCATTATATACGGTTTGTCCAATTCACTTTCCATTAGTTCTAAATCAAAAACTTCAGCTTCTTTTTTTCCAGCTTGAGTTTTGACTTTTCCAGTGGTCGTCGGCGCGTTGGCTATGAGCCACTTACGAGCTTCATCGGTCATATTTACCCCAGTCCCCGACTCCCAATCTTTTATATACGCGGTTAAAGCCACGCGACTCACGGTTTCTAAACAATCATAATGATAAGTGCGTTTGTTTTTATTCGCGGCAGTCACAAATGACAATCTTCCATCCATATAATCACCGGGATTGAAGATTATTAGCGCAGATACATTAAAAGGCCCATTTTCCACGGCTGATTGACACACCTTAAGCATTTCGGCTTTTGGGTTATTAACAACGATTGCATCTGGCGAAGCATTAAACGAAAAGCTATTGAATGATGATGCTAATTTTTTGGCATCATCATCTTTGTAGTATCGTTTAATACCTGGGTTGGATATTTTATCAAACACTTCAGCGAGAGCCATCTTACAAAGCTGTGGCTCACCGCTGATGATGTAAACTTTATCCCAATTATTATTCTTCGTCTTCGGTTTGGTCGGCATCTAAATCCTTTGGCTGCACTGGAAACATTAAGTGGCGATAAGACTCATCTTTGATAATAAGTGCCACAATACCATCACTTATTTCAGCAAATTCAATATCTACCCAAGCTCCGGTGGCGCTTTCCACGGCTTTGGTAAAAAGCTTACAAGACATGTGTGTGTCGCCTTCGCCTACAAATGATTGTGCTGGAATAACATCTTGCGATGCACCAGCTCTTTCATTTGTAGATATCAGCAAGCCATCCTGTGTAATACTTGCCTGTAAACTAGAATCACGCGCAACAAGCGCAGCCATTTTCAATGCGCTGAGCAAATCACCCCGAGATACTTTGACAGAACCACATTTATCTCCGTCCAAATATTGACTGATATTTGGGAATGGTTTAGGACTAGCAACCAGGCTAGATGTAAATACAGTGCCTTCCCAGTTCATGCGCAAATGATGTTGACCAGGTTGGATTTCGACAGTATCAACGTGGTCGAACATTGAGCTAAGACTTTCGGCTGTTTCTCTTGGAAGTAAGAATTCACTATCTGCTCCAACATCTTCGATTTCCACTTTGAAAACAGAAATGCGAGCTTCGTCCGTGGCTTCTGTTTTGAGCATGTCATTTTCAACACGAAGTTTTACAGCCACATATGGCATTTTTGCATAATCAGTGGATGTCGCAAAAGCAGTACACTTAAACGCTTTCGCAAGTAACTCTGCGTCAACTGAAAAAGGTTTACCAACAGGAATAAAATTAATTGGCACAAAGTCGCCTGGGTCACCTGTTACCAATGCTATCCGCTTTTTACGAAGAGTCGAACTCATCATTAGTGCATTCTTATCCTTTTGATAATTGCATGCTAGGTCTTCATCTGGAAATTGGCGCAAAAATTCTACAATTGCTTGACCTGGGGCTGCAAAAGAATCTCCGTCTTCTGCTTCAATTTGATGCGCTGGCAGTTTAATAGTTTGCTCCGCAGTGTCATTAACTGACTTTACGTACATATTGCCGCCTTCATAGTAAATGAGAAATTCTGAATCAGCCTCACCTTTTGCTTTGGTGTTGCATGTCTTCAAGGCTTGAGTTAAAACAGACTGTGCTGTTGTTTTTGAAAGAGTGAACTTCATAATATTCCTGGATACGATATTGCTATTATTCATTATCGTATCCAGAAGGTCATTTCAGCACACTTGACTATTGATTTTCTTTTGTAGATTTCTCATATTGAACCCACACGTCATTTGCTTTCTTGCGAATTCGCATTAAAGCATTGTCAACAGCCTTCGGTTTAATGTCCAGGGCGTCTGCGATGTCTTTGTAAGACTCTTCGCAGGAGTATTCCATGAAAATGGCCTTCTCCAATGGAGTCAGGCGCTTTGTTACTTTATTTGAATTTTCTTCGTACTCTTCATTCTGCACAAGTCGGTCGATGAGTGGCATCTCCGTGTCAGCGATAAAATCAGCCAATGATTGCTCTGAGTCTTCTTCACCTGTCCACACAGCGGTGTCAAGTGATGCAGCGTTATTATGTAAATCAAACTTTTTTCGATTAGCCGCCGCCACAGCGGTAATCACATGTCTTTTCACGCAGAGATTGAGAGCGAAATTCTTAAATGACATATCCTTACTGTCATCAAAGTCCATTACGGCTTTCCACACGCCAATTCTGCCTTCCTGTAGTACATCTTGTGGGTCAGACCCCGAGATGAAATATCGTTTTGCTATTTTCTTTAGTTCCGGTTCAAGTTCTGACAATATTTTGTCAAAAGCTCTATCGTCGCCGCCTTTTGCGGATTTTACAAGCCGAAGAAACTGTTCTGTGTCTTTCGACATAGTGTTTCTCCTTGCGGCTATTTAACTTTGTAATTTATCTTTGGACGATAGAAACTAATTAGCTTACGCTTTTCTGGCTTCTTCTGCTTTTTTCAAGGCAGCAAATCTATCTATAACTTTCAAAACCCCGACCTGGCATGCCAAATCTGCGGGAACGTTTTGCCGTATTAATTTGTTAATCTCTATTAGGCTAGTTGTTACTTCCACCAGTTGAGTTCCTGACCACAAAGGGGTTAGTTCTTCTAATAATGGGTCTTGTGATGCGCTAGGGGTGCGTTGGAGCTTGTATCGTGCCATTTGCATAAGTGCGCGTTCTGCCTCTTCTATAAGCGCAAGCAAATCGCGACCTTCCATTAAAGCTGCGTCCAAAATTCTTTGACATTCACCTCTATTGGTCGAATAAATCGACTTTAAGAAATCAATGGCTTGACTTTTTGGCCCTCGCCCTAATACTTCTCGAACATTTTCTTCAGTAACTCCTACTAAAGCAACTTGCTCCAAAAGCACTAATGCATCGCGTCCGCTTCCACCCGCTGCTTGAACAATTAAATCCAAAGCATCTGATTCAGTAGACAACTGCTCTTGTTTTACAACAAAATCTAAAATTTCCCTAGATGATTTGTCAGATAATCTTTTTAATTTGTGAATTTGCGCTCTACTTCTAATAGCCGGGATGATTTTGTGACCCTCAGATGAGCAAAGAAAGAATACGACATAATCTGGAGGCTCTTCCATAATTTTTAAAAGAGCATTTTGAGCAGCAGTTGTCAGCATGTGTGCTTCATCCAAAATAAAGAAGCGCTTATTGCCTTGTGACGGCATAATATACATTTTTTCGGATATCATACTTCTAATATCATCCACACCACCATTAGTAGCGCAGTTAACTTCATTCAGCTCTCTAAATCGGTCTTCAAAAATCGCCTGACAGAAGGAACACTCTCCACATGGCTCATAAGAGTCAGATAACTCTTTGCACGCCATAGCAGCGCATACAACGCGAGCAATCGTTGTTTTACCAGTTCCCGCTGGGCCTTCAAGCAAGTAAGTAGAAGGATGTTGTTTTTTTTCTATTTGTTTTCTTAAGACTTTAACAACGTGAGTTTGCGAAATCTGCCCCAATGTTTTTGGGCGATATTTGTTGTAAAGTACATCTTTGTTGATGGGCATGATATTATGATAGTTCAATTGACAAAAAAAAGACACACCAAGAAATGATGTGTCTTTTTTTAGGGAAATTACAGGGTGGCTCCCAATTCTTCAATATCCTCTTCTGGTTCAGGGGGAGGTGGAATGCCAAGTGGGTCGCCACTCATCATATCTGGCAAATCTTTTCGAGCTTGCCAATATGGGCCGAGAAATTCGATGATTGGGCCATGACCCTGAACATCTGGTTTGCGTAGCTTGCCGTCATTTTCGAGAGAAATGCTATAGAGACTATTAAAAATAGCCCATTGCTGTTGTGCAGGGGAGAGCTGTCCCCATTCTTGTGACCAAACCGCCAAACAATAAAGTTTGTTGTTTTTTCCAGCCTTAGAAAGCAACTGCTTAAGCCAAGCCGATGTAATTCCACTCACTTCGGCAATCTTAGCTTTTTTGCCCTTTTCTCCGATTTTTTCAGCGAAGTAAATTAGTTCAAGGTCTACGTGACCAAGTTCATAGCGATATCTGTCTTGCAATTTGAATGCAAGCTCGTATAAATCTAGCGATTCATTAAACGTGGGTTCTGCCATTTCGTCTCCATTATACCGGAAGTTTTGTCAATATTTCCAATTCTCCGTCGTTTCTGATGAGAATAGTGTGCTCAAAGTGCGCTGAAATCGAATTATCTGATGTCACAACTGCCCATGTGTCTTCTGAAAGGTGTGTTAAGTCTGAACCAAGTGTCAACATTGGTTCAATGCAAATACTCATGCCAGCTTCTAAAACATCTCCCTTCCCTGGTATTCCCAGATTGGGCACCGAGGGATTACAGTGAATCTCCCTGCCTATACCATGTCCAGATAGATATTTAGCGATACCAAGTCCGTGTTTTCGAGCGTGAGTTTGAACAGCGTAGCCAATATCTCCTGTAGTTCCGCCAATCTTGGCATTTTCAATACCTTGATACAGCGCTTTTTCAGTTTGTTCAAGTAATCTCACGGCTGAATCAGATATCTCACCGACAGAGACAGTTATAGCAGCATCAGCGTGCCACCCTTCAAATAACCCAACAACATCTAAGCCAACAATATCTCCATTGACCAAAATTTTATCTTCTCGTGGAACTCCGTGAACAATTTCGTGATTAATAGAAATACACGTTCCGTGATTATAAGACGATGGATGAAAAGGTGGTCGATAGCCTTTGCACGCTGGAAACACACCTTTTTCCAGCATATATGCTTCTGCTAAATTATTAATGGCGAGAGTGTTTCTCTCGCCATTAATAATTGCCTCCTTCATGTATTGAAGTGTTTCAGCAACAATTAAACCAGCGTACCTTTGTGCTTCTCGCTCCATTATGTGCCCGTGCTGCCAAGCCCTCCGACTCGGCTACTGGCATTTCGCTCATTATTATCTTCAAAATCTTCAACTAAAACAACATCTGGCAATTTATTAACTACCATCTGTGCGATTCTATCTCCGTGATTGACTACAAATGGAGAAAAGCCCTCATTTCTAAGCATAACAACAACTTCGAATTTCTCCCCATCTCCATCGTAGTCTGCATCAATCGTACCCGGTGTGTTTTGAACAGTGATTTGGTGTTTGAAAGCCAATCCTGAGCGCGGTCTGATTTGAACTTCATAACCTGCTGGAATGCGCATATTCAACCCGGTTTTAATTGGTGCCATTTCACCAACTCCAACGATGGTTTCACCTGAATCATCAGAAATCCAGGCACACAGGTCAAAACCTGCTGCTAAATCACTACCGCGAGAAGGTATAACAGCGCCTTCTCTAAAACGTCGAATTCTTACTTTAATTGGATTATTCATTGTTGTTTCCTTGTCTTTTTGGCGACGATTTCTTCTTCCTCGTCTTCAATATTATCTAAATCTAAAAATGCAGATTTACGGCTGGCTTCTTCTTTTTCACGACTCCATTGCGCAAATTTATCTCGCAATTGCTCGTCTTGTTCAGCCATGAATTGCTCGTATTCTGACTGTGGAACTGCTTTTTGCTCTTCAATGAGTTCATTTTGACGCGCCTTAGCAGCTTCATATTTTTTCATTGCTTCTTCGGTTTGAAGTAATCCTTTTGCTTGAAGTTTCTCAATCATATCTGGCGTTACTAAATCAGAATCAGTAGCCACAAGCAGAGTGACTGGTTTATCTCTTTGTCTCAAAGCAGCGGCAAACTTTATCATTTGCCTCGGAGTTGGCTCTTCTGCCAGCTTTGCTAATTCTGCCACGCTACTCGCTGACAGCGGGCAGTGATATTGATTATATGTTTCAATATCTTGCAGCAGCAACACAACAGTGTTGCCATATTCAGAGAAGGGTGTGTCATCTATATCTGAATCTAAATCTTCTTCAACATAAGGCGAATATGTTGCGTCAACAATTAGACAAGTTCTCATGTCTAATACTGGTGATGTTTTACTCATTTTTGGGACTCCATATTAATATATAGTTCATTTA